CGTAGTTGTACTTGACGTAGTTGTACTTGACGTAGTTGTACTTGACGTAGTTGTACTTGACGTAGTTGTACTTGACGTAGTTGTACTTGACGTAGTTGTCGTGACACTGGGTTTAGGGCCGTACAGAAACTGGATACCTGCTATGTCATCAGGACCTATACCATTAAGGAAATCCAGGTACATGGGATACATGATATCTACCATCGTCATGTTGGGATTATGACCGAGACCGAGCATATGCCCGAACTCGTGGACCAACACCCTGAATAGGACATTCTCCTCGTCCCAGTTTGTCTCTGCCATGTCAAGATGGACGCGGCCATCGGGTGGGTAGAAGGCGTGAGCAAGAGTACCTCCACTGCCATCAAATGGGTACAAGTCTGAGTGGTCACCCTTATGGAATGAGACCTTGATGTCTGCGTCGCTGATGACCGACACCTCTGTGAACGTGAGCGGGGTGTACTGCCCCCACTCATACAGGGCGCGGTGGATCGTGTTGCGCATCAAAGTCTGGTTAACTAGACCTGTCTGATTGGTTTGGTAGTGTGTTGTATTGAGGTAAATCCATTTGAGGTTGTTTTGTGGCCATCTGGCTGCTTTTATCGAGTAAGCGTCGGGGCCTCTTTTTTTTTTAATGCACCTGTTGTGATATTCCCTTGAGGACTATCAGCAGGTGCTGTGGTGTTGGGTGTGCCGTCATCATAGTCGTTGAAACTACCGAATCTATCCTCAAAGGGCTCGTCCACGTAATCAGGGGTGCCGCACGTTACTGGGAACACGATCCTGATGACGGGCGTGTCGATGATGCCGGTCTGGGGTAGTCCGTTGACGCGCTGGAATTTGCGGAGAGCGTTGGCCTGCTTGCGCTTGAGCCGCATCATCCTGATAGCCTGGGTCGGGTTCAGGACGGCCAGTTGGTTCAGTTGATTCCATTTGATCAGGTATCGGGGTCTCAGGAAATTGGTGTTGATGAGGTATTCGATGACGCCTCGCTCGATAAAGATGTCACCTTCAGTGATGGGTTGAGAGCTGATAGTAATGTTCTGGTTATGTGTAACCTCATCATGAGTTGGGTAACGGTACGGGACCGTGAATGGAGCGGCGTATGTGCTACTCAAAAAGCCGCCTACAATGAAACTACCAAAGTAGAATAAAGATAAGAAGGAAAGATATCGCATCGTATGTTTTTTATCTATGGCCAATCAATACATAGATCTTAATAAACCTTTAAGGCTAACTAGACTAAAAATAAGCTTGTTACTTTAAAAATGACATATGTAGGACCATTCACCCAAACGACGTTGATGTATGAGCCGGACGAGCCCTCTCCGAAGGGGGAGGTTGCTACGCCCGGAACCATGCTAGACTACGTGGCCAAGAACCTACCTCACTTCTTGCCTATCATCAAGAAGGCCGGTCAGCTCCCGTTCTACAACGCGACCGAGCGCCGCTACACACTCTTCGTGCCCAAGAGCCTCCCTCCCGACTTCCCGCGCCTGGACCCCAACACGGCCATCAGGATCCTGAAGATGTCAACCGTGCCTGGCGTCATCACAACCGGTATGCTCTCAAACAACCAGATAGTGTTCCCGTTAGACCATCCCAAAAATAACCTGGGTATCACCAAGGACAGGGATGGCGAGATAAGGGTGAGGGACCACACACTCATTGAAGGAGACGTCATGTGCAAGAACGGGATCATCCACCTCCTCGATGGTGTACTTTGGCCAATTTATTGATTTCTGGTGATGATGTGCAAAGATGGTATTAAAAAAATGAAGACTTTATTTCAAATCTCATTGTCTGTCGTCAGGCAGAGCCGTGGGAGTATGTCGCTACACATGTAATCACAGATAATGCGTGTGCGCAGTGCTTACGGACCTCATCATAACCAATACTTCATGCTTTCTATTCTATTACCCCTCGGGGTAACAGAACCACTATGAATTACTGCGTTTAGCGCACGAGGAAGATGAATAGGATGATGAAGCAGGCGATAAGAAGGAACATGACTCCTTGGTTTTGAAGAAGGTTTTGCATATTGAGGCTGAGTTGCTCCTGCGAGGTTGCAGCCATTTCAATGGCGTTCTCGGCCTTGTGATGTGCATCGTCTACGGCGTGCTCGATCCGCTCTACATGTGCCTGCGACATGAGCTGCTGCTGCCTGTTTTGCATCATCGCAACCTGTGCGGCTGAGGCGGCCGGGGTCATGGGCACGACGTACGTCACACGGGGCATCCTAGATCCTACATAGCTTTGTGGCATAATTGACCAACGTCTCATTCTTCTGTAGACCATTTTTCTGTTCATAGATAATTTTTCTGAACATATGACTACTGTTCTTTAGTTGGTATGCTCCTCATTCTGTTTGGTCCAAAATATATAGATTCGTTTCCATTTTGGTTGTCCTTTGTGTAAACCGGTCTTTCTGTTACCCCTTGGGTAATAGAATTTTGAAAGTGTAGGACTGCTCCCAACCTTTCTTTTTCGTTTCTTTACTTTTACCTATACTGAAGCTTATTCAACAGCTCTGGATCGTAATCACCAACCTCCTGCTTTATCCACTTCCAGGCCACGCTCTTATTCACTCTCAATCCTATGTTGTCAAATATATCTCTCCTGTGTATTGTTGTCACCGGATACAGAAGACCTGACAAATAAGTCCTCACTTGACTCCTAAACTCGTCCTCATCAGGATTCGTTATCACTTTATTGTGAGGCACGCCGTCCACAACATTTACATACGAAGCGTGATTCACGGGCCTCGGTACAACGGGTCTCAGCCTCTGCACATTGAGACTTGCTACCAATCTGGATAGACCCTCATTTATCTTCTCCACTTCCTCCGTATAGCGTTCACATATGTACTTGACGATCTCTCTGAGCTCAGTGTAGTGGAGCTGATAGAATTCCTTTCCTTTTTTGTCGACGAAGCGCCCTATGAGATCTTTTATTCTGGATTCGGCATGATGGTAGTCGGCGACCATAAATATATCCGAATAGAAGAACATATCTCCATTCGCAGACCTGGTATTATATGTGGATAGCCGCTGCTGCAGCTTTTCTGAGGATTGGACGCCTCCGATCTTGAACCTATTACGTCTGGCATATGAATCGCAAGTGGCTATATAGATGATCTCTATGCAATTGCGTTGGTTGTCTGAGACTGAGATGTCTTTTAGAATTGATATATAGTCCTGTTGTTCATCTAGTTGTTGCTGGTATTGGTTTTCTCGTTGCTGGTACTGTTCTTCTTTCAATCTTAATTGCTCTTCAAAATACAACCTCATACTTTCTACATCTGTGTCTATAACGGAAGCAGCTACATCCAATCTCTCCTCAGTTGTCCCTAGATGAGCGCTGTATATTATTTCGGTTGCCCAATCTTGGAACCGATATGCTGTACCGGATCGTGAGGCGAAGATGATCTTGAGGAGGCCGTTATATGTCAGATATGTGGAGGTCGGTTTACCTCCTGTATTCTGTTCGGACAATCCCACCAATTGGGTGGGATTGTCCGAACAGAATATATCATATTCGGAGCTATCCAACATTCTTTGTATATGATGATCTATCGAATCCATTTCAAACACGCGAGCTATATCTTTACATTTGAACCTTATACCGTCTTTACTTTTGTCACCTCTTACCTCTACCTCATGGATGTTTCCTGTTTCGTCTCTAAATTTTTCATCTTCACTCAGTTCAAGCAAAGGCGGAAGAGGTTTGTATTTGTAATGATGCTGGTCTCCTGTCAATCTGGGAAGGTTATTATGGGCCCATTCCTTAGATATGAGGACCTTGGCTTTACGGTTTTCGGGGATTGCTGAAGACCACATATTGGTTCGTTTGTTGTACGTTGCGAACCAGTATTGGTCATCGGGGATATTTTTATTTTGAATTGCACTTCTTTGAGATTTGATGCATCCTACAAAGAACGCTCTGTCAAATGTGATCAGATCGTTCAACCTGTATACGTTAACGCCTTGAAACAAGATTGTCTTAGGTCGCGTATCTGGTTGTCCTTCATGTAAACCGGCCATTTACTTTTGAGGATGATGTAAATTTTGGGTTAAACTCAAATAATAGTTTCTGTTACCCCGAGAGGTCACAGAGATTGAATGATGAACTCTGTATCGGGTCGTGAGTGAGGTGAAGATAATTTTGAGGAGCCCATTATAAGAAAGATATGTGGAGGTAGGTTTGCTTCCTATATCTACTCGGACAATCCCACCAATTGGGTGGGATTGTCGAAAATCATTTTGATGTGGCTTTTTTGGGGTAAAATAATCGTTCTGTTACCCCGAAGGGTGAGAGATGAGATGATATGTGATGGATGAATAGTTTACTTTCTTTTGACCACAAGAATAGGTCGTTTTGCTTCTTCGCGCTCCTTCGCGATCTTGTCCCACTTGACGCTGAGCTGCTTCATCATGTCTCCGTAGCTCATGGTCTTGAAGATCTGATCGAGTGGGTTTATCATGGCCTCCACGTAGTACTTGGGATCCAGGTCCAACACACTCGTATGGCGCTTGAAGTAGTCGTAATCTTCTATCTTTTGGCCAAGTGTCACAGCCCCGGGCTTCCTGGTGACCACGTACTCGATGCGCGATCCCGCATCCACGGGCACGCCACGTCTCTTCATTCGTTCGGCTAACTGGACCTGAGCGGGCATGCAGGAGACATAGTACTCCTTCTCACTCTGACCGTTCAGAACCTTAGCACGCTCCTTGGGGTTGTGTGGTAGTTCCTTCACTTTGTAGTCGCCCATACGACCTGTCTCGTTGTCCATGCTACCGTCAGAGTCACCAACCGATTTGGTGATGATGTAGTCCTTGTAGTCCAGTTTGTTATCGTATATGTCCCTCACGTAGTTGTCCACATGAGTATAGAGATCGTCGCGAGTCTTTCTGTCGAAGATCATGGCTGTTACTTTCTCATATACTGATCTGACGACCTGCGAGTTGTCGCGCCGAGCGAGGATGACGCCCTTCTTGCCTACCTTTTTGTTGAGGTTGCCGTCTCTATCGATCTCTTGATACATGTATCGTTTCTTGGACAAGATGAGAAAGCGTTCGTAGATGGTGTTTTCGAACTCGAGTTTGATGGGATGAGGGAAGACTCGTTTGCCGTTCTCTGTCCAGTTGGTGACGCCGTCAGCCACTTTTATTGCGTAGTCCCATGTTTCTGATATAGATTTGATATGGGGAAATGTAACGTAGTTACTGTCGGTATCTCCATAGACCAGAGTTCCCTGGAATTTAGATTGTATTAATTCGGCAGTCTTTTCAAGCGCCGTACGGCCCGCGTACGTCACACACATAGCACCCGGCATAAACGGCAAGTACCCCCTCTTCACACCCATCGCTCCGTACATACTGTTGGCTGACACCTTGTATGCGAGCTGCTCCTTGTCATACACCACCTTCTGTGATTTATCCTCGCACTTCTTCATGAGCCCCTTGACTCGCTCGCGAGAATCGAGCAGACTCTGAATGATGGTAGGGATGACACCCTTCTTGACATCGGGTTTAAGGAACCTGTAGTACCGTTTCGCGCATACCACTCCGCTGATCTTGTTGCCGTCTTCGTCTTCACGATCCGAGAGCTTGGTCTTCTTGAGTTCCTGGCGCTTTTCCCTGTATGGTTTCTGAAGCGCCACTTTCTCATCGATCTTGAGTTGGATCTTGGCCTTGGCGTCTTTCACAGTCCCCTTCGGCACCGTAGACGCCTTGATCTCGTCACGTTTTGTCCTAAGCGCTGACAGCTCTTTTCCAATGTCGTCTATCTTGTCGCTGAGTGCTTTAATCTTGATCTCTTTGGGATCGTGCTCGCACCCGACGTGGTCTTCCCAATCGAAGATATTGCATTGTTCGTCGGGTGTTGTTTCGTCAGTGATTGTCGAGTAGCAAATGTTGTATGCAATGATCAAAGATGGATAAAGTGAGGAAAAATCTACCGGAACAACGCGTTCATAAAATCCGGGATTCGGTTCAATCACATGCGCTCCTCGGTATCGCTCATTACTCTTCGCTTCATATCCGTCATTGTCTACCACGATGTTCTCTTTGAGACAAAATTTATACACCTGAGAGTATAGTTTGATCTGCTGTCCTTGAGTGTACAACGTGAACATGGACACGTTACACACTTTTGCCATCTCAGATAACGCAACCCATGTGTGTAGGTGGTTCATGAGCTCGATACAGAGATCGCTGTCCTGGACACAGTACTTACCCACCACATCCATCTTCTCACGAGTGCTGCATGCAATGAAGATGTCCTTATACGTTACAGGATCCTTGGTATTGTTGTTAAGGAACGTGGCCGTCACGTTCTTCAGGGTGTACGTGTCCAGCTTGTAGTCGCGTTTGATGATGGGCAGCAGGTCCAATAAGAGGATGCCCTCCCAGTTGATGAACTTAAAGACCTGATTCTTGTACGCGCTGGACGACCACTTCACTTCCTCAATACGCGCAGGCGCGTGCTTGTTGAAGCCAATGAGCTTAAAGTCGTCGGCAAGGAAGAACCTGACCGCGCGTTTCATGGCGTACTCGATGTCGAAACCGAAGATGTTGAAGCCTGTCAGCGCATTGGGCTTCTCGACGGCGACCAGGTTCATGAAGTCAGCAAGAAGATCCTTCTCCTCATCAAACACACGCACCTTCACATCGGTCAGCAACTCAGACTCTGCCAACTCCATATCCTTGGCTTTCAAACTGAGGAGGATCTTGCGACGAGGTTGGTCCTTCTCCGTGATGACGCACGATATCTGGAAGATGCAGTCGCCTGGCCTGTCGCTAGGCATCTGGTTCATGAAGGATGAGTTGACCTCCATGTCGAATGCCATGCACTTAGGGATGACCTGGTCTACGCGCTCAGACCTGTCGAGATTCTTCCATTTGATGACGTACTCCTCGTCACACACTGTCATCTTCTCATCTTCAGGCACCGGCTCGGGGCAGTGTCGCGAGAAGTCGATCCACCCAGACGTTGGGAGGTCTCGCAGCGACACCATTTGAAGGATAGGACTCGCCGATGTCTCGTGGACCTTGAGCTTCATAGACTCGCCCAGGATGTTGATTCCGTGCTTGAGATGGAATACCATGTCTTGGATGTGTTTCTTGGACTTGAACGCAACGAACATGAATGGAGCCGTCTTATTCCTCTTATTCTCAAAGTTGTAGAGGTGATGTTTCTTGAGGACGTCAACCTTGATGGGAGGTGAGGCCATGCGTTCGAGGTGGTCGATCACAGAGCGTGCCGTGTCGTCGCTCTTGTCGGGAAGCTGGATGTATGCGTATGGCTTGAAGTTGTCGACGCGGAGACAGATGTTCCTGTTGATGCCATCGGACCCGAGAGATATCCCGTAGATCCTGATATTGGTTGTGTCTTGATTAGGGTCAAGTACCCATTCATAAGCAAACAATTCCTTGGACATGTCTCTTTATTTATCTTCATCATGATCTTAGCTTAGGAATCAAATATTCATGGTTATTATACTTCCATTATTTGATTAGAGATCTCCCTAGTAAGCCTATACCCCTGGGGGTATAGGAGTCAACTCATCAAGTTCATCACTCAATTTAACCTCATTCACAAATTAGAACCCAGCCAATCAGTTACCTTATTCCTGGTTATCCAATTTTAGTTCCTTCAAGACGATCTGTTTGTAGTTGCGGACGCGTTCCCGGAGCTCGCGCTCATAGAATTCGCACGACGCCTTGGGGAAATACTTGGGCATCTCGTTGATCAGCGTCTGCTCATGAGTCGCGAAGTCGAGTTCGTCGATTACACTCTCAATCAGCTCAGCCGTCATGAACTCGCTGTCCCTCACAGGTTCCTTCTTATTAAAGACGTCCTTGCGGACACCGTAGACGTCGTTCTCGTCAATGGCCCACAACTCGTCGTCTTCGTCAACCAAGATGTTACGGATGGTGTTGTCCGACGTTCTGAAGAACCCATTGAAGAGACGAATCTTCAGCATCTCTCTGAACTTGGCTTCATCTTTGAGTAGTTCTTTACACTTACCCAAATCAGCTTTCACGTTGATTTTGGTCATGATGGCGATGACCTGCCCTTCATTGCCATCCTCCCATTCGTAGGACCTGTGTTTGGAGATCTTGGTCTTGCCGGCGCCATGAACCTCCTTTTCTGCGCGCTTCACAACGAGCACTTTACCGGGAATTTTGCGCATCTTGATGTCCAGGTCCTTCAATCCAAACAGGTGTTTCTGTTTGTCCATGTAGTAGTAGTCCATCCCGTAATTGAGACGCTTGGTCATAGGCTTAATGACCTTGTCTCTACCGTTGATAGTTGCATGCCCACACGGTAATTTATCGGCGCACACACCCTCGGTGATCAGCTTGATCTCATTAACATCCAGTTCAATCTCTTTAATGTTATCGGTCTTGACGGTTCCTCGTCTCAGGCGCTTGGGCTTCGCTTCCTTGGCCGTTCTCTTGGCCTTCTGCTCCTCGGTGATCTTCCTGGGCTTACGGGGCTTCTTGGCCTTGGTGGGCTCTTCGGGTTGGTTGTTGTAGTAGTCCTTGAGATCCTCGAACTGAGAGAGCCACGCGTCGTCCTCATTGGCTACGATATCACCCTCAACCCTGAAGTCCTCTGTGGTGTTACCCCTCTTCTTACCTTCCTTGGTGTGCTTGTCATACACGTAGTCCTCAAACTCAACATCGTTCTTATCATAAGCTTTCGTGATCTCCTTCTTACTGAATGAAATGGCATCCGCTCCGTCTTGCTCGCCGAGGTCTTCGTCGTACATGATCCAGAGCCAAGGGACCACGACGAAGTTGAAGCGCTCGTTGCTGCCCGCCTTGCTTTTGGTGGGCTTGAGACGCTTCCATTCGGTCATAATCATAGGCAGTATGTGCTCTTTGCCCGGGAACTGGCGATCCTCCAGCATCTTCAGGGCCTCTTCGTCGTTGTGGTAGATCCACTCCACGCACTTGATGTTCTTATTGTCGATGCCCTCGAGAAAGTCCTTCTTGTCCAGGTCGCAGTCCTCGCCCTTGCCGTAGCTGGCCCTCAGGTAGCTGGGCAGCCTGAGCTTCTTGGCATGAGAGATGATGGTGACGATCTCGGCCAATGTCTTTTCGTCGGTCCTACCGTCGTCCTCCCACTCATTGATCTTTTCGGAAACGGCGGTGAAGGCGCCAACCTGAGAGAATGACACATCCTCAAATAGGATGAGTTTGAGGCGGTTGATCATATTGGTCCTGATGGCCTTGGCCGCGCGCTGGGTGGTGACGTTGTCTGAGTCTTCGTAAGCCTTGAAGGCGTCCATCTCAGACACGGCCTGGAGCATCTCTGTGTGCATGCCCCTGCGTGCGTACTTCTGGATAGCGCTCTTCACGCCATCCAGTGATGGGTGACCAGATTTGGTCACAAGCTTGAACAGGTTGCTCAACTCCATTGCTGTAGTCATAGTGTTTTCTTACTCTACATCATATTCCTTAAAACAAATTTTCAAGTTTTACATCGACCACAGATCAAGTTCTGTACTCATGAGACGTTGCGATGTCAGGATTCAATTCCTTAGACGTTCATGACACGTGTTCTGTATCCCCAAAGGGATAGAGATGTTAGATTCAAGTTGTGTATGATTCAAACAGCATTCACAACCATCTTGACTGAGGTCAAGATTTTGTCAAAGTTTTGGAGCATGAAGAAGACCTCTGTATATTCATGACCAACCAGACTTCTGTTTATCTTTTTCAGGGTGGCGGATACGCTTTCAAGATCGCTAATCAACTGGACAAGATCGGCCCTCACAAGCCCGCTCTCCTGTGGCGTTGTAGCCGTCGAACCGGTCCTTACCTTAGTTGTTGCGACATTTGCTTCTGTGTTAGCCTGTTGGGCGTCTTCAGTCTTTGGTTTCTCAGATCGGGGTTTGGCACTGAGGTTGATGGTTATGTTAGTGTTCTTCACAGCCTGCGACAGCAGTTCGTATACTAGATCAGCCATTTTCTCCTGTCAACCACACACATAGACCATTACAGATCCTTCAAAAGTGTTTAGGATTAGCATTTAGGACTCTTTTCGTTCTAACAACAGATCCCTCATCTTGATTAGTGTGTTGTTGCTCGCTAGCGCGTTGTGGTACAGAAATCCATCCAAACCAATAAAATGACCAAAGTCCTCCTCGTTGGTTACAACCCCAAACAGATACGCCTCCAGACACAGAACCCACGTCATCATCCAGTCATCATGAGATAGTTCTCTATCTTCTCTCATTACCTCCGCGCTGTGTCGCTCGACGTACTCGGTTGTCACCTCATCGTCAAGATACACAGCTCGTGGTTTGGGGAAATCCATCTCCGGCATTGCGCTCTCGACTCGCTGATCTGGTATGAACAGCTTTCTTACGATAGACCACTTCCTCTTGATCTCGCTCGATCCTGTAGTCATCTCATCTTCCACCCAAACGAGGCGGCGCTGCAGCATATTGAGGATAATCAACTGAAAGAATTTGTCATCAGTCACTGGCGGCCTAGACCGGTCGACATGCTTGATCATCTCCAGCAAAGCCGCGTTCTTGTCGCCATGTCTCATGAACCCCTCCGCGATGACGGGATTAACTCCTTTCTCCATTGGGTACGCAAACTCTGAGGCTTGAGATAGCTTGGGTGCACCATTGGTCCTGAACGTGCTCATGACAAAGTCCACAAAGTTCTTGGGTACAGCATTGGCCCCCGTCTTGGTCCTTGGTTTGAAGTCAAAGAGGGCTCCGAACTTACCCCAACGCTTTGTATCCTCGTGTGACTCAAGACCCAATCGTTTCGGGAAGTCGAGCAACTTTAATTCATTTGGACCCAGACGCCTGATGTCCTTCAGGACGTTGAGTGACCCGTACAGGATTGTGAGAGAGTCGATGATGGAGTTGTGCTGGTACAGGTTTGCGAACCCGTGATCGATAGTCCCGTACTTGGGTTCGTAGACGATCGCCCTGGACTTGCCGTAGTCGATCATCACAGGGACTACATTAGGTTGCTTGATGGTCACGACGTTCTGCTTTCGCGCCTGATCGGTCGTCTGGAAATTGAGGAAGTACGTAAACGCTTGCTTTCCTTCTTTGTCAGTGTAGTACTTGGTGTTGTTCGAACTCTGGACCATCACGTTCCAAGGATAGAGATCGTAGTGGATGAACCCGACGTAGTTCTGGGCAACTGAAAGAGCAAGGTTGAGTTGGACAAGGATTGAGAGGAAGTCCTTAAAGTTGTACTGAGACGACTTGAGCCAGTTCATGAGCGACACACCCTCAATGTACTCGACAAACACCATGTCCTGGGCGTCTTTGAGTGGCCCAAACACATACGCGAAGTTGGGCGCACGCGCCACCAGCTTGTTCACAGCCTTTAGTCCGATGTAGCTCTCGTGCACGTGCTCGAGCGTCTTTCCTCGATGGTTCGCCCTCTTCCCCACAACACCGACTCCGTTTACTGTGAACCTATCTATTGTGCCGTTGACGTTTCTGAAGATGGTCTCGTTCCAAGTGAGGTCATTGATGCTCTTTGACCTCATGACCTTCAACACAGCATCCAGCGCGCCCACACACCGCGGACTATTGGGCAACTGGTAGCCGTACGAGGTGTCTGTGAATTTGAGGACGGTTGAGGACGGACCGCCTTTTTCCAGTTCATCAAAGAGCTGCCTCTCTTCGTCCTCCACGGCCCAGATCGTGAGGTCGGGAAGATATTTGTAAGGCTTGGTCTTCGCTGACAACTCCCACAGTTCCTTCTGAAGGAAGTCCAGGATTCCCTTTGTACCGAGGTACTTGCTGTAGAACGCGCGCGCGTTCTTGGCAATTTGCTCACACTTTGCATCGTTAGCCTTACACCATTCGATCTGAGAGAGAAGGTCGCTCAGGTCCTCCTTGATGGGCACATAGTGTTTGTATTCCTTCAGGAAGGGATAGTACCACATCTGCCACTGCGACCCCGCCAGCAGGACAACAGACCCCGACGACAACTCGTAAGACAGCCGGTACGCGGCCACGTGGCCTTCCAATGTGAGGATATACTTGTATTGACTCTGTTCCTGGAGGTTGAGTCTGTTAGCTTTACGGTAGTTACCTCTCTCAATAGTCTGGAGGTAGGCAGCCCCCTCAAGTTTACGGGGTCTCAGGTTCCACTTGGTGATACCCACGTCCAACAATCCTGTGTGTTTGCCCCCCATTTCAAGAGCTTTGAGGCGCTGGTTCGTGTCCGCTGTGACGCCCGAGCCGGTGGTGGCTCCCCTGAACACAGCCTTTTCGATCTTTTTGGCCCAGGGCGTGGGCTTGATGTCCGGGTACTCGCGGCACGCGTTAGGGAATACGAGCCCTGTCTTCTGATATGTCGCTCGGGCCCAGTCCTCGTACGTGGGGAATGGAATGTCGGCGTGCATCTTGGTAGACGATCCTGAGAGGATTGGGGTATACTTGTCGTATTGATGGGAAACGAGTGGTTGATGTTTAGTCCCCCAGATATGATTGTATGATTCTGTATTGTCCACCTTCATTTGGGGGTGGTCTCGTCTATTGAGAAAGAACTCAATATCTGGCACGTCTCGCTCCTCACATAGTGTTTTAAACATATCGAGCAGTGTAACCTTATTGTTGCCAGACGCAGCAGCCACGGACGTGTCCTGCTCCACCTCATATCTGACTAGGGAGTTGTTGGCAACCCACTCATCAAATGGTTTGATGTTCTGTCTGCTTGATCTGTAACCTAACAGTTTGGAGATATGGTCCAAGAAGTCCTGGACAGAGCCGTACTTGGGATCTACTTTGAGAATGTGTCCGAATTCGTTTTTGTAGTGTGCGTTTTCGAAGGGGAGGAATGTCTGGAGCTTGTTGTCTGCGATGCGTATGAAGATGCCTTTCTTGAACTTGTGGAAGATGTACTTGAACGTGTTGGCTACTGCTCGCGAGTCTAAGTTCCTGTTCTTGTGCCAGATCTTGTTGGGAGGGATGACTCGCTTGTTCTCAAAAAGGTTTGAGGCAAAAGATGGTTCGGGTTTGGACTTCAGGTCTTCGCGAACTCTTGAGGCATTGAACTGGTCAATGTCTCCCGCTGTATCCTGTTCGATGCGTTGATACCTAGAGTTTGGGATGATCTTCTGGTTGATGTAGTTCTTGCATTCCTCAACGGTCATTGGTCCATCTGCTTGGCGTTGCTGGTTCCGCTGGCGTTGCGTCATAGGTATTACGTTGGCGACAGGACGCCTTGGTTTGATCTGAGATTGAGACATCTTTTTAAATTTGTAGGATAATCGCTAAAGATCTTTATTCAAGTATGCCTGTCATTGATGGTTTTGTAAAGTTTCTCTAACCCCGGAGGGTTAGAGATGGTATATGGTTCATTCTGAGGACGCTGCCTGTTCCGGGTCCTCCATCCTCACCTCATGAGATCATTTATAAGCCTGATAGGTCATGGGTCATTTTCCTCGGTTAACTGGGTGCTTGTGGGTGCATGGTAGATGAAGGCTTGAATGTACTCGGTCTTGAGCCTATGGTTTGGATTGACGATGCATCATGTTACTAGTCGTCGTGTTTACTTTGAGACATATCACACAGACCTATGAAATCAATTATTCCATTCCTATTATAAACCCCCACCTATACCCAACCCACGCTTCATGGCGTCAATATGAGACTGCGTGGCCTCACGTCCATCGTTAGCGGTTTTGTATACTGCTTTGTAAGCATCAATCTTGGCATCGAATCTAACCTTACAGGCCCTAAGTTCGGTGACTTTTTTTTGAACAATCCGATCTCTAAGTAAGGCTATCTCGGCTTCTATCTTCTGCACAGCCGAGTTACACTCCATCACAGCCTGCTCCGCGTCCCCTAACTGCTCGCGAGTTGCGCTAAGCATCTCCAGTTTGGCCATTTTTTCCTGTTCACATGACACAGTGTAAATAGACGCCACCAACAGGATGGTCACTAAAATAAATACAAAAAGTTTGATCATCTTTTACTACTTATTCAGAAAATATATCATGAGGCACACACCATAACGGGTTAGGATCTTATCTACCCTATAAAAAAAGATGTATGAGGTAACGACAATCGCTGGCCGTCACAAGACGCCAAACCGGATCAACATCCTACTTGACCTAGACAACACCCTCATATGTTCACTAGCCAAACATGAAGAGAAGCCTATCTTCAAACCAAGGATGAAACAATTCAGGTGGGAAAACATGGAAGGTGTCTACAAGGTATTTGAGCGCCCAGGTCTTCAGGAGTTCCTAGACTTCTTGTTTGAGAATTTCAACGTGAGTGTGTGGACTGCTGCTTCCAAATCCTACGCTCTGTTCATTATCGACGAATTCATTCTCAAGGGTCATCCCGAGCGCAGACTCGATTACGTCCTCTTTTCTTACCACTGCAAGAAATCCAGACGCCTCCAGGACACACAGAAGGCACTCAACCTCTTAAAGGATGAGTTTGAGCTCCTCAACTTTGACATGGATAGGACGTACATTATCGACGATCATCCCGAGGTGTACTCGGCCCAACCCGATAACTGCATCAACATCAAGGCCTTCGAGTTTACGGAACGCAGGTCGTGGGAAGATAAGGAACTGGAGAGCGATATACGCCCCAGACTGGAGGCACTGCTTCAGAACTAGAAAATGACAACAGCTTTTCAAGCACTTACTAGGGAGAATCAGACCATTACTAGGGAGAATCAGACCTAGCAGAACCTATTGAATGTCTCAGATGACTAGGTCTTATATGGTTCTGGGACTGGCCTAGCGACATCGCACAGATCTTGTAATGAGATAAACAACAGTTCAGGGTTATGAAAAGATGTCAATAAATATCTTATCCCTCAACTCCGCTGTCCTGAAGCGTATGGAGAAGGAAGAAATCGTCAACGAGGAGAAGATACAGCTCCTAGACACTCTGCTGTTAGACACCTCGCACCACTTGGACCCTAGCGTCTACGAGGAATTACAGGTCATGAGGAAGGCCATTATCCATGAAAATAAGACGTCACATGCGCTCTTCTTTGCGCGCACCCACGCGCTCATTGACGAATACACAGCAATCCTCAAAAAACCCATCTCCCACATCAAAGAAGACAACCTACCAATCCTGAGGAGGAAGAACGATCTCATCATCGGCTTCCTACAAATAGTCAGGCAAATGGCCAAGTCGAAGGAATGGACCGACCTCGACATACCTGCCAACCCTGAGAAGGTAGACAACATAGACTTAGTTTCGTATTGTCCATCATGCGAAAACACTGACGACGATAGATTTGAGATCGACGACTTCAACAGGAAGACCTGCCTCAATTGCTCTACCCAACAGTACGCAATCGAGACTGGCATCACACACAGGGACTACACCCGTGTCAACATAGTAGGTAAGTTTATCTACAACAGAGTCCTCCACTTCCAGGACTGTATTAAACAGTACCAAGGTAAACAGAACTGCAAAATCCCAGACAAATTATATCAAGACCTAGATGCCAAATTCATAGCCTACAGACTTCTCATACCAGGGACCAATGATGATGGCTCCCCTGTACCCAATCACATTAGGTACTCCAAAATCACACGCAACCACATCATGATGTTCCTAAAGGAACTGAGGTATACCAAACATTATGAGAACGTCAATCTTATCTACTTTACACTGACCAACAAACGCGTAGACGACATCAGCCACATCGAAGATCGCCTCATTGACGACTTCAAGGAGCTGGTATCTCTTTATGACGACATACACGGCAAAGACAAATCTGAGGAGCTGGATAGGAAGAACTTCATGAACGTTCAATACCTCCTATTCCAACTTCTCAGGAGGCACGGCCATCCATGCAAGATCGAAAACTTCACCATTCTCAAGACAGTGGACAGGAAGCTCTTCCACGACACCATCTGTAAGAATCTTTTCGATAAACTTGGTTGGAAGTTCACCCCAACCTTCTAGATTCATTACCGTATCGGTAATGAGACCGTAAAGAGCTATCAGTAGCCTCTCCTCTTTTTTAGTTCGAGTTGGTTCTCAACGTAGTCGAATGGGTACTCCTTGCCATTCTTGAGTTTGAGAACAATAGTGTCGCGTTCCATTTCGCGGACTAACTCTGTGCCGGGTTTGTGAATGGATACTACCCTCAAGAGGTCTTGATCGATCTTCCCGGGAGTGTTGGTCTGGACAGCTATGTCGTGAAGCCGGATGCTCTGGTCCAGGATAGACTTGAGAGTTTTGTTGCACACGGCGCCGTTGTTCACGCCGTCATCACAGTCGATGACCGCCACGATTCGCCTGGCCTCACTCTTGGGCTTCATGCTGTACATGTTGATCAGGTCATCCATGGATGACATCTCTAGACGTATGGTTCTATCCCAGTCAAAGTAGACCATCACGATACCAATGAATGTAAACACAATGGTAAGAATGATTAACCACTTTTTCATTTTATTACATCTCAATATAATCTATCGGAGTTATCATACACTATGAGTGACATGTGGTTTCATTCACCTAGGCCGTTTAGGGATAGAGATTGTATTGGTAATCTAAAAGCATGGCAAGCTATCTTGACATCTACTCAACATACCGTAACCGTAACATATGGCCCAATCCAGCTGAATTTGAGGTACTTGTATCTATATCTGGTCGCAAATCAGCCATGAACGCTGACGACCCCGTGGCCCTGGCAAGCCCTTCAGTAGCGTGGACCTCATCTTTCTTTGATGCAACGGCTTTAAATGCCGACAAAGTCCAAGGAGCCATTACCAACGTGGGCTTCGGCAACGCAACCTCAAATCAGATCATCACATTCACATCGGGGGGCGGTGCACTCCAACAAGCAACCAATTACTATAGAGGAGCGACGTGGCGCAGCGTCACAGACCCCACCCAATACGCGAAAGTCATGTCATATAAATACCTTGGTAGTGACCGAGGACAAGTGACATTGGACAACGCCGTAGTGGTCCTAGTAGGCGACACATTTAACATCTTAGACCCAACCGACCTCACCGACACCTCAAACCCTCTTTTCTTCGTGCCCATGAGCGCCAATGATGCCAGTGCCTATGTAGGCTTTCTCCTCTACAATGAGACGCTGAATCAGTTTAGAACCATCGACTCTTTTGACAACAGCACAGGTATTTTGACAGTAGCCACAGCACCCGTTGTCGGTTGGTTGCCCACTCATAATTACTCTATAAGAAAGCAACCCCCAGTCCTTGTTTCGCTCGCCGCAGCGGGATCCACCTCTACTCAAGTCGTCTTCGGCGCAGGTGCTAGCATGGTTGATAATCTCTACAATGGTTGGTTTGTGAGGACACCCAAGACGGTCTACGACAATAACCCCGTACCGCCTCAAGGGGAACAGAGACGAATTATCGCGTATGATGGGGCGACCTTAACTGCTACGATCTCGCCGGCCTTCACGGCCAGCACACTCAATTCCACAGTTGAGCTTTTACAGTTCAGTTACGACAACATGTATCCATTCCCATTCAGGGCCACGCTGCAACAAGAGATACCGACGTACTCGATTCGTCTCAATAGGCTAATCCTACCAAATAGGGTCCTGAAAGTGCATGGAGGTGGTAAGACAGCATTCCACAACTATGTCTACGTTGAGTTGGCCAGCATCGACAACCCCAACAACAGCATCATATTTTCAAACAATCCTAACGCAGTGCGTGCCCTCTTTACGGCCAGCATTACCAACATCGACAACATTGACCAACCAGATTACATCATCATGGATGGTGACGATATTACCCAGACCGTCAGGTTCAGGTTGGACACCAACTTCAAGTTTAGGGTCAGCATGCCCAACGGTGAGACTTTTGAGACTATGCTCAATGACAACCTCTCACCTCTCGAGCCAAACCCTAAGGTGCAGATCAGGGCCCTCTTCCAACTCACACCTATCGCGTTTGAGGTGTAATGTAACCATCTTATAATATCATCATTTGTATCAAACTAGGCTGTACCACGGATTTGATTTCTCTCATTGTTGCTCTCATGGATGTACTCTATCACAACTCCGTAGTTTGTGTTAGTTATCTTAGACTGATTAGTCAGTTTATAACCTCTGGAGGTTATAAATCCAATCAGCATCTTTACCTATTCCTCTCCGCTGTCGTGCTCTGCGTACTTGAGCGCCTTCTCCATCTCTGCCTCAGTTGTTGCTTCCTTGTGTTGGGCGAGCATGTCGTGACCCTGCGTTATCTCCCATTCATCGGGTTCGCTCAGGGCAGGCGCGTAGGGACGACCAGATGCGGGCTCAAGGCCTTTCCAGTAGTCCTTGTTCGCTCTGGCTCGCACCCACGGCTTTGTGTGCATCTTCAAACCCGCACCCCACTTATCATGCTTGTCGCTCGCCTCAGCTACTTTGCCTCGTTCCTTTTCGAGCTCTTCAGACACGGCTCTGATGTGATATGGTTCGAATCCACAGCAACCACCGATGTAGCGGATACCCATTTTATATGCATCGCGGGCGTACTTGTGCATGTCCCAGCGCGTACAGACACGCGGCTCAAGGGCGAATGGGAACTCGGGTAGGTCAATTAAGCCCTGCCTGCCCGCATCTGGGGTGTGGAACGCGAGCGGTTGACACATCAAGTATACCTTCCTGTTCGCATGAGAAGGAGCCGCCTGTTTACCCTTACCCACTTTGGGGGACCCCTTATTAAGGAGGTTAGCGTCCTCAAGAGCGTCTTTCATAATCTGCATGGCTTCGAGTGAGGCGAACGGGTCAAAGTGGCAGTTGACTCCAACCACGTTGGCGCCCGCCTTCGCCATACGGACCGCGCAGTCGCCCGCGGACACGTCATGCAGATCGCCCTCGAGCCCGATGCACATGGATGCACAGATGGCCTTCTTGGGTAAACCTTCTTTGACCTCTTCAGTTACTATCTCCTTACAGGCTTGGATGGCCCACTCCATCTCCTCAATGTGTTCAAAATACTCACATAGCAGGAAGTCGAGATCCTTGAATTGACGTAGTTGTTTCTTAAATTCCTCCTTGACCTTCTCCTTGCCATCGCCATTGAGGTAAGACGGGCATTGGCTTATTCCGCCAGCCGTGAGGGGGGCGAGCCCACCCTCTACCTCAGAAGCGGCCTTGATGGCGAGAGCGGCGGCCTCCTTGTTGATCTTGTCGACTGAGTGGTTACTGCCCGCGAGATTGCCTCTGTTGTCGAGTTTGTCCTCGCTCGCGTAGAACGAGAAGGCCTGGACGACGTCGGCGCCTGCGCGCACGAACTCCCTGTGAAGCTGGAGGACTGCTTCCGGGTGCTCAACGACACACTCGGGCGTCCAGGGACCGGCCTTCACGTAGCCGCGCTTTTCGAGCGCAATCACGAAGCCGCCGTCTCCAACTACAACACCGTCTCGTAACCTGTCCAACAGACTCTTCTTAACTACTTCGTTTACTGCCATTTTGTATATGATAAGGCTATGTTAACTCAATTGAATACTAACGGCACAAGCTTGGTCTCAGTGTTTAGGATTGGAACTTCTGGGGTAGCAAGCACACATCCCTGGCACAAAACCAGGGCTCGTCTGTTGTCCCTATCATCTTATTGTTGTTGTTGCCATTTACACTGTTTTACCTATTCCGACTAGTTCCAGTTCCAGAAGCCAAAGTTCAACTTATCATCATCTCACATTCAAATAAGGACATAGAATGGATGACGATGATATACACGGCAACTACGAGAGCACCGGATACGACCCATTCGGAGCAACCCCTCAACTATCAGAAGGCGCGGTTGGGGGAGAATCAACGTTTGAGGGACCCTCGGACGCGAACAGCGGACAATACTCTGAGGAGGTTAGGTTTGAGAACGAATACAACGTTTACGAGCGTGTTGGTGGATACCTCCAGGCAGACGTTTTAGGAGAACTAGGAACCACTGAGGTGGATGTAGATTTACGCGACCCTGTCCAACGCTTCACCCAGTTCACAAAGACAGTGGCTCAGGAAATGATCTCTCAAGGCATCATCACTCTCAAGAAGCCCGATGTACGCTACATCCTTGATCAGATCCCAGACATCCCCGACCCCAAGTACAAGAACCCAACAGCCTTTGTCCTCGGGTTCTGGGTCACGAGGCGCAACGGCACGATCGACAAGGATCGCGTCGAGAAACTTCTACCACATCTAGCCGCACTAACGTACCCTGTGAAAGACTATGATGTGATTAGGTACGCCAACTTATGGATAGACACTAAGCTCTACGTCAGGGATTGAGGCAAACCCTATGAGTGTTCAGTCGACTCTTTCATGGCGAAGAACAAAACACTCTGATTGGCTTGACGTGTGTGAACACATAGCTCTCAATCTGAGGGTGGTGTTTCAAAACTTTAGAGATGTTTTCTATTACCCAACATGGGTAATAGAATTTGGACTCAATGACGACTCAGGTTTCGGATCATATACACCAATAGAATCACTATTAATACGACTACAAGGAACGCCACCGTTGGCGAAATCTCAATCGCGTCTCCAGATGCGCCTCCTGCACCCATGAACTGATGTCCGTTGTTAGGATCTGCAACAAATGGTGGGTGTTGTTGCATCACGTAGTAGCTCTTAGTTGGTGCTGTCGCTACCCGAAATTGATCTTGAGGATGAACTGCTTCAGCTCCTGCGAAGATCTGCTGACACACTGGACACCCCTGAACGTGGTCATAGATTTGGCGGCAGTTCGGGCCACCGTGCTGAAATGAGGAAGGGGCTCCCATCGTGGCGTAACCAGCTCCTCCTCCCGCGTTGCTCAAATATGTTGGCATGCTTACACTTTTATCTGGGTAAAATCTTTTTCCAAGTCATGGTCGCATTCGTTCGCTATCAACTCGTTCAGAATGACCGAGAAAGGCACAGCCGTCTTCACATCAACCGGTTCCCCATCAATAGTCCTAACCTCCTTAGTCGTGGCGGTTACCTTGAACGTCACCTTGATCCCTTTTTTCTTGAGGTCTGTGTACTCCTTGGTCTTCTTGAATGCCTTGATATCTTTCGGTTCACCAGACAGGCATAATTTGTTCTGAACAACCAATTTATCCTTTGGTATGTCCTCAACCTTGCTCACGTCTTCATAAATGATGCTCTTCTTTTCAAGACCTATGTCAACCCGTTCCTCGCTCATGATGTTGCCCTTGAAAGTTAGTTTGGAGATGCCTTGGTTGTCGGATCCGAAAGCGTGATTGAGGACAGAGCCTGGGTACAGGACGTTGTCGCCCACGTTCTGTCGCTCGTGTATATGGCCAGACACAAGCATGGGCCACTCCACGCCCCACGCGTCTCCGTCCATGGACCTGATGCACCCCATCTTACAATTCTTGACTTCCTGATGAGCAAACACACAGGCAGCGACTCTCCAATCAGGAAGCTTGTCCAGCGCCTCCACGAAGCGCCCAGGAGGTACATACGGGACGAGCGCAAACATCTGACCCGACGACCCCTCAAGACGCAGCGGGTAGTCAATCACGTGGACACGATCCCATTCCTTCATTCCGTTCATCCAGTGATTGTCTGTGAGGAACTGCTGGTTGTTGATATAGTCATGGTTGCCCACCAGCACATACACGGGGGCTACTGTCCTCAGGTTTTTGATGAGTTTGTAGGCCCTATTCATGAGTTGGGAGTGAATCTTTTCGTGTGTGTCGAGGATGTCCCCGGCCACAACGATGAAGGAGATATCCTTCATTTGTAGCATCTTGTTCTCAAGTTTGTCTAAGTCCTTCAAGTTGCTAAACTTGATGTGGACATCTCCGATGAATAGTACAGTTTCTGACATGTTTTACTTTGAGAGATGTCCCAAGTGTGTATAAATTCATGTTTATAACAACCTCAGTAGTTCATATTGAAGAGCATGGCCTTCGGCTTCTTTTCGCGCGTTGGGATGGGCGCGTGTTGCCGCAGGCCCCATTTGTTGAAATCGCCATACAGGATCACCCAGTTGTCCAGTTTGCTGTTGCGCTGCTCTGTGAGGAGGTTGTTCTTGATATCGTTCACAATGACCTGGATCACCTGATTGATCATCTCATCCACCATGTTAGGGTTTTCACCGGATGGGATGTTGTACCGGGTGAAGATGTCTCCGGTTGATGGCCTGTAGCCCCTGTAGATATCGTTCATAACCTCTACGACACGGTCGCATGGGACGATGATGCCAGGGGGGTAGAAGTCCCTCAGGAGTTCTGTTACCTTTGAGGAAATCAACTTGGCCGTCTCCAGCGAGAAGTAACCTTTGATGGCTTCGTTGGTGTCTCTGTATCCTACGTGCGATAGATACTGTTGATTCATTTTTAATCAACCATGAGAAATTCTAACCACGTCCTGAAATAGCATATCCTACTAGAGAAATCATGGGAATCCGTTCTTACGATAACATCAAATCCATTTTTAGTCACCCAAGTAATATATCATTTACGACCTCCACCATGTAGGCGTTGGCAACGCAATAGCGTAAGGACGTTTTGTCACTATGTGCATTGGTCTCATGATGGTCGTGTGGTCTCGTGATATATTTGAGTAAGAAAAAACAGTGGTTTGTTTGAGTCCTCCGTACACCCCTCCTGATGTGTATGGCATGACGGCTCCCCTGAGGGTGTCGCTCATGTTCACGATTAGGCGCATCTTTCGCCTATGAACCTCGTCAAATATAAACGATATGACGTCCCCGACAGACATACATCGCTGTTGAAATCTGAACCTATCCTCTGTCCAGTACCCCTTACGGTCCTCAATATCAACGACATGCGTGATGATCTCGTCGCTGAATCTCACGTGTCTTGCGGGAGAATGCACGATATGGACCGTTCGACAGATGTTGATCACAAGGGTGGGTTGGTTTAGCGCCTGTGGCTCCCGCCGAGAGCCTCTAGGTGGAGATGATAGGTCTTCAGAGTCCGACGAGTCGCTGCCAGCGTCGTCACACGAGTCAGTATCGCTACTGTCTTCTGTGGAGGCACCCTCATCTGAATCGATGTCATTCCAACAGGGGCCAGAGATTGTGGTTGGTGTAGCATCCTCAAAGACAATATAGTCATCGTCTGATGTTTCGTCACCTGAGTAAGAGGGTGTGGTGTTTGATTCAATATCTGGTTGGTGGGTGATCAGGTCACCCTTTTTCTTTTTCTTAACCATTTGTGCTTTAAATATGGTTAAGAAAACTTTAAATGGGTTAACTTATTGAGCCCCGCGTAGCCGACGGTGCACCTGTAGTCACGAACAGATGAGCGCTATCTGAGACGCGGATATGGTTGCTTTGTAACCCCTCGGGGTTACAAATATAACAATGGCTCATCAATTGGAACCAGTTGAGCCGAAGCCTCCAGCTCCTCGCTCTGTGTCGTCGAGCTCATCAACCTCCTCCAGCTCGGGGTAAATTATACGCTCACAAATGAACTGAGCGATACGATCACCCTTCTTCACTTCAAAAGGCTCAGAATTGAGATTGAAGAGGATGGCCCCAACTTCGCCTCTGTAGTCCTCGTCAATCACACCGGCCCCGATGTCGATGCCCTTTTTCAGAGCAAGACCTGAACGAGGAGCCACACGTCCATAGCATCCCTCAGGAATGGCGACAGCAATGCCAGTCTTGACGAGGCACCGCGAGTTTGCGGGGATGACGAGCACAACGCCATCAGCAAGTTTAACCGTCTCACCCACTTCACCATCAACAATGAAGGCGTACGAGTGGGCTCGCAAGTCGTAGCCGGCCGCGCGCCCAGAACCCTTGCAAGGAAGATCGGCGTCATCAAAAAGACGCTTCACCTCAAGCACGGGCTCGGGGTAGCTGAGCTCAGGGTAGTCCTCTTCGAGGATGCCAGCAACAATGCTTCTCAACAGGTTCTTCAGTAGTCCAAACATCTTATTTACCTAACCGTTATTTACCTTTAACCCTATTATTCAACTTGTTTGACTAGTAGAATGTGTTAGTGGTTAACTTTAAAGACATGATGGTATGAAAGAAATGGGTAAGAGGAATTTCCTTCCAGTGAGTACACGCGACATCGAACTTCCCCTCATGTCTGAGGGCGCGGCAGTCTCAGCAATGGGCGGCACTGGTGTCTATCGCGACACCGTCACACAGAACAGACGAGGCCTACCCAAGGCCGCCAAGACCAAATCCTGGGTCATGAAGATGTTCTCGGCTTTTACGTTTCTAGGCCTCATCTTCGGGGGTACTGTCGTTGGCTTCTCATTCAAAATTATCGCCGACAACCAGGTCGGCTACTACAACAGCGAGCCCGGGTACATGGGTTCCGGCACTTACTTTCAGTTTCCGTGGACGAAGGAGGAGATGAAGATTGTGAATGTGGGTATCGAATTCCTGAAGCTTGATCGCCTGATGGGCGTACTTGAGGCAAACGATCAGGAATTCTTGATCCAAAACGCCAACGTGATCTACAATGTGTCCGACGTGGACCAATACATCCAGACCCTCAAGGACGTCAAATCTCCCGTCTACTGCCAGACCGAGATTGAGAGCGCAGTCCTTGAAGTTATCGTCAGCACCGACCCAGAAAAGCTACCCAGCCTCAAGGAACTGAGGGACATCCCCGTCACTGATTGTGGTATGACCATCGAGAGAGCTATCCTCTCAAGACCAATCATCACCCAGAAAAACCCACTCATCGTTAACGTCGACGGTGCCCAGCAGCCCCACGTCACCTACCAGACTCGGGATGAAGATGTCACTACCCCAAAACATCCCACCACTACTAAATCCACCACAACACAACCACCAGAGGATGACGTCATCGAAGATACGGCTACCAATTAACCCTCGATGTTTTTTCCCATGATTTAAACCACTATATCCTTAATATTTTAACACGAAAATTGTGTTAAAATGCACATACTTTGTTTGCTGAGTCAGGTGTGTAGTGTAAAATGACCTATGGTTACCTTAAGTACAATCATTTTGTATTGAAAACCACAATGTCTTTTGGAATGAATTCCAGTATCATGACGAATAAGAACCACATACTTGTCGCGTGCGGTAAGTGCTGTAGCAACGAGCAGGTCATGATTCCGGCTATTGCTAGCGTAGCGGCAGCACCTCGTCCCTCTGGCAGCAAGCGCGTCGCAATCCAGTGTTTCACCCCCCGCAACGCCACAGGAACCGTGTCCCTCGTCAACACCACCTCCTCCACGAGCAGGAAGATCACAACCGATCAAAACCTGGCCACCGTCCCCGCCAACGCAATCATCGACAAGATTGAGTTCTTCGGTGTCAACGGCTTCGCTACAAAGGGCAACTTCTCAATCGGTCTCGGTCAGCTCAACGGCAGCATCATGGTCCCCCTCATCGAAAACGCCACGGTCACCATCGCAAATGAGAAAGTGGGTGGCTGTAGGGAGTTCGCCTCCAATGCGGTCGATGGCAGAAACACCAAAATCCTAGTCCTCCTCCAGAGCAATGTCAATGTGGTCCTCGAACACCCAGTCACCACAGGAAGCCTCCATGTTGTAATCGAATACCATCTCAAACCCACCCCAGCCTAAATACTCACACCGAATATTGATGGTTGAACCTAATCAGATCTTTCTGATTCGGTTACTTAGTCACTTGTAAACATTACAAACTATAAATGGTTTAAAGAAGCACCTATCTCTATAAAAATGAAGAAGCGAAATATCGAAGAAGAGATCCAGAACCTCGACGTCCTCGTCAGGGACAACGAGCAGATCCCACCCAAGGTCCGCAACAATATCCTGAAGCAGCTCGAGGTCATTCGCAAGTGCGCCAAGCCTCGTCGCTCCAATAAGGGACGTAACCAGAACCAAAACAGCGGTCTTCTGAAGCCCGTCATTATCAGTGAGGAGATGGCCAAGTTCGCCGGTTGGGAAAAGGACGAGCTTCACTCTCGCGTCGACGTTACCAAGGTTATCTGCGCCTACATAAAGGGCGACGAGAAGGCCGGTCGTCCCAACCTCCAAAAGCCCTCCAATAAGAAGACCATCCTTCCCGACCAGGTTCTAAAGGACCTGCTAAGGTGGGACGCCGATTCTGAGGAGATGGCCATCTCTGTCGCCGACGGCTCCGCCGATGGAGCTCGTGCCTTCAGCATCATCAAGATCCCCAGCTCAGGCCTCAAGAAGCCCAACTACTACAACAACTCCGAACTGCGGAAGGCTGACGGTGAGGAGGTAGCTGTCATCAAAAAGGTCGAACTCCTGGACAACGGCAACTACGGCTGTATCTTAGACAGGGAAGACGTTGCCTTTAATGCCGGCGACAAATACATCGTCCATGTCCCTCTTACCTATCCCAAGGTGCAGACCAAGATCAGTATCCATCTGACCAAGCCCAAGTCTGACGAGGAGCCCGCCAAGAAGGAGTCCAAACATAAGAAAGAAAAGAAGGAGACGACCCCTAAGAAAGAAAAGTCTGAAGCTAAGGCCGAAAAGAAACCAAAAAAGTCCAAGAAGGTGAAGGAACCCGAACCTTCATCTGACGAAGAGTAGGCTCATATCCGTCCATCATGTTGCCCTTTTTTTCGATAACCTTGGTAACCACATATGGTTACCAAATCTACAGTTTTTATTACACATATCTATACTGACCGTCGTAGGTCCATTCAGTCTTTGAGTAGTCCCTCAGGATCTTGAGTACCTCGTCGCGGCTCATTCCACTCACATCTAGTTCTCCATTGACGACGCCTTCTATCCGATCTAGGAGCTTGTCCAGCACAGTCACGTCAACAAGCTTATTAAATTGATTGAAGATGTATGCCTTGTTGTACTCGTACTGCTCAAGATTGAACTCGAATGCATCATCGAATCCCTTCACGCTGTTGACTAGGCGCACCATATGCCCCGACAGACACATATCCTCGCTCTCACTCATCTCCTCAAAAAGCCGTTTCGTGAGAGCTTCATGCTCCTTGTGTGTCGTGATGTAGAGCCACACAGACGCAAAGAGACTGGGTATGTGAATACCATTCACTTGCTCCTCGGTCTCGATGACGGTGAAGAAGGGGTGCTCGAAAGGCCTGCGGGTATACGAACACGGATACTTGCTCATGATCTCATTAGCAGCCCGGGCTGCTGGTGCCATGAACATATGCACGTTCTGGGGATTGTGGTAGACCGTCTTTGCTGGGATGTGCATCCATTTACTGAAAGTATCCTCAAATCTGTAGATGATATCGAAGTTGTTGGAGGCCGACAGTTCCTCACAATACACCCGTAAGGACTTGAGTATGTCATTCAATAGGAGTGTGCTGATCGTGTCATCGCTTGTGACGGCAGCCAGCAGGTCTTCGTACATACGTATCCTGGAATCGTGAGCGAGAGAACGCTCATTATCGTATAGGTTCATCAGATCCATGAAATGAGCACTGAAAGGTTGTTGAGAGTTCATCATCTTACTCTTCATACTATACCACTCTAAAGTTAAACCCTAGTATTCAAATTATGACCGAATTTGTGATAGTGAAAATGCTATGCAATTGGGATAGTGGTACAGATTGTAAGAAAAGTCTGAGTTCTGAGGTGGGGAATCTTAAATTCCCCACCATCTTAGGACGATCTAACTTGGAAAACATCTCTTATAATGAAGGTAAGACCGTACTAGTCCAAAAGACGGATGATGATATAAAATAAGAAGGCCAGCAACGCGATCCCCACAGCGATCATGAGGTAAGACGGTTGTTGGGCTACCGGTGCCGGGAATTCGACTTTGTCCAGTAGAGGGATAACGCCCGAGGGATCTTTGCCCTCGTAGATGATGGCCTTGCCATTTACGATCACGCCTTCGGCTTCTGAGCTTTTGATGACTAGTTTTGAGTTGACTGCGAATCTGCTTTTAGCCGACCATACATATTTGTCACCACTTTGGGTCGCCTCAACAACAGTAACAGCGGCGTCGTCTTGCGATAATAAGGCCGTGCCGTGAGAGAAGGGTTTGTCGCTCTCGAATCGGTAGACGATTGTGTTGTTGGTTGCCTCGCTGACGTCCACGATGAGAGAATCGTCCTGGGCAACGCGCACGTTCTTGAAGTTGTCAACATCGATGACGTTGGGTTTACCTGCCATTTCTTTTGTTTAACTGAAGAAAATATGTCAAGATGGGGTCGAAAAATAATCTCTTGATGTGAAAATGCAGATATTTGTGAAGACGTTGACCGGTAAGACCATCACCCTTGAGGTGGAGGCGGACGATACAATTGAAAATGTCAAAGTAAAGATCCAGGATAAGGAAGGTATTCCTCCTGACCAACAAAGACTTATTTTTGCTGGTAAACAGTTAGAAGATTCAAGGACTCTGAGTGACTACAATATTCAAAAGGAAAGCACTATTCATCTTGTTCTTCGTTTACGGGGTGGTTGGTACCTTGCATACTAATTTGGGGGTAATTACCACAAACGTAAACTTGTCACCACACGTCTCCTCCAACCCGGATTAGGACTGTCGAACGACGTCATTGTAAAAATAGGTGGATTTTAACCTCACTACATTTGTGATCTTGAGGTCAATTTAAAGAAGGGAAAAGATGATTTATAGGGTTATATAGGTAAAGAGAGTAAGTAAAATGGCTTTTGCTGACATCCCCGTATCTACTCAGACGTTCACTGTACGAAGCAATATCCAGCACATTGAGCTCCACCGGTTCTACGAAGAACTAACACCACAGGAGTCTGCCGAGCTTTGCCCGGTGCTCTGCTCGGTGGACCCTGGCTCACCCCCAGGGGGAGGAACCGGTGACGCTCGCAGAGAGGCAGCTATCATATGCATCAAATACCAACAACACAAAAAGGGTTGCGATCCTGAGAAGGATCTGAAGACCAAACGTAAGCGTACCATCTCAAAAGAGCAGGAATCCCCTAAGCGTAACTTCTTGAATTGTATCACCCTCATAATTCAGATCGAGAAGCGCATCAACATCAAGATCTTCAAGAACGGGGTCTTTCAGCTCACAGGGTGCAAGGATATCGACAACGTCCGCAGGTGCCTCAAACTCATACTGACAGAACTATCAAAAGCAAACGAACGAGTGAGGGCTACCCCAGGCTCAACATCCACCTGCTTTCAATTCGAAGAAGGGTTTAACGACTTTGTAATCTACATCAAGTCGGCCATGAGAAACATTGACTTCGACCTCGGATTCAAAGTCAACCGTACCCTGTTGGCAAAGCGGTTGACCTGCATCTATGAGGATGACGATGATGTGATCATTCCCGACGCGATAGGTAATAAAATGGATGTGAAGGTCAAGCTTCGCATCACCCGTGAAGAGCTCGAACACCTACCCGTAACCAAGATAGTGAATCCCACCAACGACGAACCAAAAGAAGAAGAAGTCCTGTACAAAAACTGTCTTCATATCATCGAACCTGATAAGAAGAAACTGGAAACCAAACTAAAGGACAAGTTCGTCAGCATCTCTGTCTTCCAAAACGGCAAGGTCCTCCTTTCCGCCATGGATGCTTCGATCCAGGAAAAGTATTACGAATGGTTCACCAACCTGATTAGTGAAATTGAAGAAGATATCAAACCACCTGTTTTCTCCAAAAAGACGTTCCTCGTTGGGAAAAGCCGCCAAAAGACCAAACTTGTTATCTAAGCATCCAAGCACAAAGGTAATGTATTACCGCATTTAGGCCTAACGGTCACTACTCATATCAGTACAAACTGGTGCTCAACTCTGTAGGATCTCGTAGACACAAGTCGTCCTCCTTAGGTTGACGGCAGGGCTCTCCAGCCCATGTACGCTCATAAGTTAAGTTTTATACTCTTGTCGTGTATTGTATGTTGTAGAAACGATGTGATATGACTGTAGCGTCGTAGTTTTATACTTGTTGTATCTTATAACCCCTAAGGGTTATGAGGAGAAATCTACTATTGGGTTATTACGGTGTATTGATCTGAAGCACATAGTTTGCGAGCGACACCCGAGCCGCCAGTGATAAATGGTCTTCGTCAAAACACAGATCTAGTCCATCCTCAAGAAGGAATCCATGTAGGTCGTCCGTTTCTTCAATCGACGACATTGTGGTCATGAAGAAGAGCCTAATACTTTTGGTTATGAACATGGTGCCTCTGACGAACTCCTCTTCAATGTCATACCCATAATTGATCCTCATATGGGCGTAGGCATAGTACAGGACACCATTGACTCCAACGAATCTAAAGGAGATGTTGTATAGGCTATCCCCCGTGATGTCCTCATCCTCAATAGTTGCGTCGTAGATTCTGTCCACCATATCAAGACATGGCGGTTCGGGATACAGGGTCTCAAACGGCGTCGCAAAAACCTTGAACTGATCATGGTAGTCGATGATATCAGAAAGGTAGTCAGACACATTGTCTAACGTAACCCAAGGTACTAAAGATTTGAAAACCATTGTGATTGTTACTTACTTTCTTGCTTGACTTATCTAGAGGAAATTCAATATTTGGATACATTGGAAGTTGAAATTACTTGTGGAATAGAAAGGAGAGGATAAGATACCATGATTAACCATACCGATATATGCTCAGTTGAGGAAGAGAAATCATTCTTGCCTAAGAAGCGCCGCTGCAATGAGGGCGACAACAGTGACAGCAGCAACGCAAGCTCCATCTTCGACAACGCAACCCCCATCAATAATAAGGATCAGGGCGTCCAGGGAATCGTCATGAAGTGTATGTGGAAGGACGAACCCGCCGTGATGAAGATGTCTAATCACGTAGACTTCGTACTTGAGCTTGAGGAAGAGGCTTGGAACCACCTCAAGAAGCTTAAGTGTCTCCATTTTTGCGAGGTGTTTGAGAAGCTGCCCATCAAGCCGGGTGAGCGACGCTACTGCCTCTTCTACAAAGAGATCACCAACAACTCCCGGAACGAGTCGCTGGGTAAGCTCATATTTGAGCAGGCCCACCACCCCAACGCCATCCTCAATTGCGTGAGGCAGACCCTTGCGGCCATGGTCATGTTCGAGGAACTAGGGATCACTCACTACGACCTGCACTCTGACAACGTTATGGTTACGGACACTCCCTACGATGTTCACGTCTATAAATTTGGAGACAAGTTAGTCCCTATCAGGACGTATGGATTGGCTCCTGTGATCATAGACTTTGGCCTTGCATACATCCCCAACACCAGGTACAACGCTTCCTGCGTGTTTGCCAAGGACGGCTTTACGACCTACATGCCGGATCCTATTGTGGACAGCCGCTTGCTCCTCATTACGGCAGTGAGGGAGCTCAAGGATAGCATGAAGACCCCGAGGTCTCGTACGCGCAAGGCCTTCAATTCTCAATACAAGGACACATGTAACATCATCGAGAGATTCATCAAGAAGACGGAATTGATCTTCACACCTCTGAGGTTGGACCGAGAGAATGGTTGGTTTAAGAAGGAAGGCCTGTTCCCTAATATAATCGACGAATTGATGGACCAGTTGCCCGATGTACTCATGAACAGCGAGAAAGGGGTCTTCAAGCCCGACAACTTTGATTGGATCATAGAACTACTGCAACATGAGATCATCGTTCCCGTCACGCAATACAAGCCCAATGCACCATCATTTGGCAAGGCTACGTGCATGTTAGCCGTGGTTTGGAAAAAGTTTGTAGAGCCCGTCATCCGCAATACCCACGAGGAGCAGCTCTTCTTCAAGGACCTCGTGTCTATACCTCACGACGCAGATATCGATACCTTCACGACACTCAGACACAGGTACCCCAAGGTCAAGAACATCAAACGTCTCAGGGGTCACATCAAAGCTATGGGCGATGCCTTCAATAACTTTCTATATGAGAAGACGATTGAGGTTCAGCTCAACAAGGACGTCATGTACTCTAAACTTCCATACAGGTCCACCCGGGATATTCTATGCGCCCTACCCAGCATGCCAAATGTGTATAGCGAAGGTATGACCCTGCTCGTGATGGATCCATCGTCTCCTGGCACCCACAAAGAAGTTGTACTTGACGAGGGTTTGGCAAGTATGCTCAATGAAAACGAACAAGAAACGCTGCAAAAATATATTGTGTAAGGAAAACAATGAAGAAACACAATGCGTTCATTATCAAGTTCCTGAAGGGTTACGAGGAGCAGTGTCCTGGCATAGTTAACGCCTGGTATTCCAACAATAACCAGGAGCAGTTCCGTAAGCTCCGCTGTGTCAACGAGAACAAGGAGAAGAGGCGTTGCACGTGCTACATCCTTTTCTGCGTCAAGAGGCGCCCTGAGTTGAAGGAGCAGTACCCATACTTCCCCAACACCAAGATCACGTCCATGCTTGCCGACGAGTGGCGCAAGCACAGGGACAACAATGACAAGGTGTACATGGAGTTCAAGAGGGCCGACGACAGACAGGTCTTCTTCAAGAAGCATAAGATGGAGATTTGCGAGAAGTACCCCCACCTCTCTACCAAGGAGGTCGACATGGCTCTTGATAAGATGTACGAGAAGTACAGCGAGCAGGTCAAACAGAATTAGGATGTATAACCAACGAAAGCACCATTGATTGCCAAACTCCAGTACTACAAGGATTAGATTCCATTACCCCTCAGGGTAACGGATCACCAGCCCTGTTTAGCTCTATGCCTCGCAGCCCTCAACCTGCTTTGTTCCCTCTGATAGATCTTCCACTCCTCTTCACTACACTCATGTCTATACTTCTTGGGAGCTCTCTGCCTTGGTTCGCCCTTCATGTTGAATAGTTTCAGGTTCGTCTTGCTCATATCCACCACCCGCTGCTCTACGTCTTCCTTTCTTTGGTTTCGCTGGCTTTGCTGTCCCTCCATCGCTTTGTTTCAGATCACGACTGGCATAAGCTATTACCTGAAGGATAGTGTCGCACACGTCGTCCTTCTTCTTCATCCCCTCAATCTCTTCCAAGATTCGTTTGTGCCGCTCACTGTCCCCCAACACACCCTCCTGTGTTACCTTGACAACGGACCACATCTTGCGCTCTTTGTCTTTGAGTTGGTTCTTGCCAATGAAGTGTTGTGTCTTCATGTGAGACGGTACAAATTTGATAACCCGGTCTGGGAAGCGGGTGTACAGCGTTGACCACACGTGCTGCGCTAGCCGTTGGGCGCGCGTGTTGCAGCGCATCTGCTGCTCGATGACGAAGCGGTCGCACGCCATGAGCTGCGCGTCTTCGCTCATGAGGGAGGATACGCGCACGCAAGACTCTAACACAGTCTGGGTCTTCTTGAGGATGACGTTGTGGTGTGCTATCTTGAGGATGTTGAGTTGAGACGAGTCTACTTTAGGGGCGTCTACTGCATCGTTCGCTCTGCAGTCGGCGATGCAATAGGCGAAGTTCTTCTCACCCATGTCAAAACTGGCTATTAACATTGTTTTCTGAGGTCATGCATGACCTCAAATCAAAATTGACTCACTTTAGTTGGTCTGGTCATGACCACTTGAAATACCGGTTATAAAGAAAACTGAGGTATAACAAAGACGATATGGATATCACACCAGAGTTTATCAAACGAGTGTTCAACAAGTCAAAGATAGACCCCAAGTACATGGGCGTTCTCACAAATCCTGAAGCGTTGGCCATCTACAGGGTCGCGTTCACGTCCAACACGGTGGATTCGGACAACAACTACGAACTATACGAATACATGGGGGACGTGGCTGCCAACGCGGCCGTGGTGATGTACTTCTATGAGGTCTTCCCTCAGCTGCGATGCCCCAGGTCCATCAACATCCTCAATCGCCTCAAAATCGTACACGTGTCCAGGGAGTCTTTCAGCAAGATAGCTGAGGATCTCGGGTTCTGGCCTCATATCAGGTACAACGCCAGCGTGGCAGCCGAGAAGCCTATCCTTAAGAAAAGTAGAGAGGCCCTTCTCGAGGACGTCTTTGAGGCCTTCGTGGGAGCTACTGAGATCATCCTCATCGACGCTTTCGGGATGGTTGGAGTGGCTAGTCAGATCATCTATAACTTCATCAAGCCCATCTTTGACGCAAAGGATATATCGTTCGCCCCTGAAGACCTGTATGACGCCAAGACGCGTCTGAAGGAGCTATTTGAGATAAGGAAGAACGTGCCCAACCCGCTCGCTGATCGCTATGGAGCACCTAGGTACATGGATGCATTACCGCCCGCAAACACAGTTACCCTACGTTTCACGAAGAACCAGAGGTTGTTGTTTCACGGTACTGGCACCAGTAAGCAGCAGTCTCACAAGATAGCTGCGCAGGCTGCCATTGACTACTTTGAGAAGGAAGGGTACAGGATCGAGAAGAGATTCAATTTATTTTGTGTTTGAATTGTGGTTATGTAAAGAATTTGAAATCTGGCCTAAAAGGAATAGTAGATGTAGTAAGAAGATACGATGAGTAGTTCCGCTATCAGTTTACTAAATGAGTACTGCCAGCAGAGGCAGCTCCCTACCCCAGAATACAATACCCTCAAGACAAATGGCCCCTCACACATGCCAATGTTCACGATGAGAGTTGTCGTGGACGAGCGTGAGTTTGTTGCAGAAGGAACCAGTAAGAAGGCTGCGAAATCCAAGTGTGCGGCTAAAGCTATTCAGGAATTGGATGTAGATGAGTACTTCAGTGAACACGTGAAAAAGTACAGGTATAGGATATGTGAAGTAAGTGCTTCTAAGGACAACACAGAGAAAAATATAGATCCAATTGAAACGCTCTGGAAAGATGAAGCCGAGGAAATCGTGCTTACTATCAGGCGTTCTAACGATCTAAATGAGCATAGCCTCAAAACCATCAAATTGAGGGTATTAAAGTAGTAAGTTAAATCAACCATTTATAACCCCTAGGGGTTATAAAAGACGGAGTTGAAAATTTGGATTCTGGGATGATGTCAAAAAATAAGCTATATAAAATGAACACAACTGTCAGAACCTATCTTCTGCAACATCTGGCCCCGGCGCTGAGCCAGAAGTTCAGCATCAACTTGTCCGACGTGGAGGATGTCATCCGTACGTTCGATACAGCGCCTCAAGCTGCGAGGCAACCTAGCCCAAAGAGGAAACCAAGAACACCGACAGGCTCACCCAATAAGAGAGGACCAACAAAGGACGATCTATTGAGGGAGGCTAGAGCTCTTGGATTGAAGGTCGCCACCAAAATGAAGAAAGATGAAATCCAGGCCGTACTGAACGCTGCCAAGACTACCCAGGTTCCTTCAATCCCAATAATACCGACTCCTCATCCATCTCAAGTAGCCATACCTCCATCACAGAGAGCATTGCCTAGATCGAGGACCCCAACACCTGAACCAAGACCGGTAAAGACCAGGCCAAATGTGAGGTCACCCAAAAATACCGGAGGTCGTAAAGTGGGTAGCCTCGAAGGCAAGAGCTTCAATTCTCTAAAAAATACAACGTGGACATTTGGTAAACTTTTGGGGACTGGAGGTTTCGGTGCTGTGTATGAGGTGGAGGGCAATCCTAACCTTGTCATCAAAACTGGAAGTGACGGTCTCAAGAAAGGACAGGATTCTGGGGTGTTCCTCGAGAAAGCTGTTTACCTCAAACTTAAAGATCCCGATGGTGAGGGAGACAGGTACGGTATACCCCAGATAGTGGACTCGGGCAAGCTCCCTAGGGATGTGAAGGTCAACGACTACTTCATCGTCATGCCACGTTTCGAGACCAGTCTCGACGATCTGATCAAAAAAGGTACGATGACAACTCGAGACAAGAAGAATGTGATCAATGATGTACTGGATGCACTCAATCATCTATCAAAGAAAAGATACCTCCATCTTGACATCAAGGCTGAGAACATTATGAGAAAGAACGGTCGGTGGTACCTGATCGACTATGGGATAGCCGAGCGATTTGACGCCAACACCGAGAAGACCATAAATCCTAAGAAGGCAGGCAACGGCACGGCTTGGTACATGGCTCGTGACGCGCACAAAGGCCTCATGAGCAGAAAGGCTGACCTGGAGTCACTGGTCTACACACTTGTTGAGATGGAGGGACACAAACTCCCATGGCACCGCGAGAAGAGGAAGGGTGAAAAGGACAAGGACTACCTTCAATATGTGTTTGAGAGCAAGCAGAATTTCTTTGACACCTACGAGAATCTGAAACTCCCGAATTATTACAACGCCTTCATACAGCTCGTAGACGAATTGCAGCCAGGCACAGAGCCCAATTACAACGATCTAAAGTTGTAAGTTGTAAGATCGGATAATACAGGTGACAGGCCATCGTCACCCCTTCCCCCACTACCATCATTCCTATCCTTGGGGGATAGGAATGTAGCGCGGCGAGCTCGACACACAAAGTTGAATAGTAGCTCTATGGAAAGAACAAAAGTAAGTAAAGTAGCAATCATGTCAGTTCAAAAAAAAACAACCTATATCAAGCAAGATCCCATCACCCATATCCTGACCCGTCCGGATATGTACGTGGGCTCGAAGGGGTTCGACAGACAGCAGGTGTACGTTTACACTAATGAGGTGATTGTCTCACGGGAGGTAAGCGTCAGCCCTGCGCTCATCCGCACATTTGTGGAGATCCTGTCCAACGCCATCGACAACATGGAACGCGACACCAAGATGACCTACATCTCAGTAGACCTCAGCGCCACCCAATGCGAGATAAAGAACGACGGCGCAGTCATCCCTATTGAACAGAATGAGGTTGAGACCAGCAAAGGCAAGAAAGAACTGATCTACAACCATTCACTCATCTTCGGGCACCTGCTATCCGGTAGCAACTACGACGACACCGAGAAACGCTACACATCAGGACGTAACGGCCTCGGGGCCAAGCTCACCAACGTCCTGTCCACCTCATTCACCGTAGAGGGGGTAGACCCAACCAACAAGGCCAAGCTCGTGCAGACGTGGTGCAACAACATGAGGGACACGACCGGACCGAAGGTGACCAAGTCCTCCCACGTCAACGGCTACACCTCGATCAAATGGTCCTGGGATTGTGAGTGGTTTGGAATGAAGAAAGGTCTCCCTCAGGACACGCTGGACCTGCTCGCCATGCACGTTCTCAACGCCTCTTTATTGACGGGTCTGAAGGTGACGCTGAACGGGGTCAAGCTCCCAAACAAGCTCGCGTCATACTTTGGCCTCCTGAGTGGGTGCGATGCATCCAATATGCTGAAGTTGGAGAACGACCACTCAAAGGTATTTGTGATCCCATCCGCGGAGTTCGAGGCTATCTCGTTCGTAAATGGAATCCAAACCAAGAATGGAGGCAAGCATGTGAACGCGTGGGTGGAGGCCGTCTGCAGGCCCGTGATTGAGAAATTGAAAGGCCGTAAAAGCTCCTCTGCGTCTGCCACGTCGCTCACGATTAAGGACGTCAAACCCTACTTCAAATTCCTGGTTGTGACCCGCATCCCGAACCCAGAGTTTGAGAGTCAGGAGAAGAACGAGCTCAAGACATCGGTCAAAGCAGACCCCATCACCTCGTATCAGGTCACAAAGATCATGAAGTGGCCGATAAGGGAGGCTCTCAAGGGTCTCATGCTCTCGAAGGAGAAGAAACAGGTTACAAAGGCCATAGCCGCATCGTCCAAGCACCCCGTGATCGACGGGTACGACAAGGCCAACAACGCGGGAGGCGCCAAGGGCAAGGACTGCACATTGATCGTATGTGAGGGTCTGTCTGCCAAGACGTTCGCGGTCGACGGCATCAGCAAGGGTCTCAATGGCAAGAAGGGACGAGACTGGTTTGGGATTTATCCTCTCAGGGGGAAGATGCTCAATACACGCAACGCAACACCCACATCCATCAAAAACAACGCAGTCATCACCAACCTCATGAAGATCATAGGCCTTGACTACGGTAACCCGGACAAACTGGAGAAGCTCAACTATGGCCGCATCTGCATCATCACAGACGCGGACGTGGACGGTATCCACATTGAGGGCCTGATCCTCAATTTCTTTCACTCTCTGTTCCCGAAACTCCTGAAGCGCAACTTCGTCATCAGTATGAAGACACCGATCCTGCGTGTTGGCAAGACGTACTACTTTGACGAGCGCAGTGCAACGGCCGCATTCCAAAACAAGGGTAGGGACAAAGTCAAGTATTACAAGGGGTTGGGAGCAATTGAGCCCAAAGAGACGGACAAGGTTTTTGGGATCAAGATGCTCCAGTTTGAGGAAGACAAGGCAAGCGATGACTCGTTCAAGACCGCGTTCGACAAGGCCGAGAGCTCTGAGCGCAAGGGGTGGCTCGCTCAATACAATCCTCATGACCAAAGCAAACGAACCCTTGACGACGAAGACTCAAATACTGAGATGATCAAGTTTGCCATCTCAAGACATCTAAACGATGAACTCATCAAGTTCTTCCATGACGACTGTAAGCGAAGCATACCGAGCGCCCTGGACGGACTCAAGGAATCGCAACGCAAAATTGTGTACGCGGCCAAGAAGTGCAACCTGAAGAGCGGCGACGTTAAGGTCGCGCAGTTCGGGGCGGAGGTAGCCAAGCACACCAACTACCATCACGGAGAAGAGAACTTGTTCAAGACCATCATCAAGATGGCGCAGAGCTTCCCCGGCAGCAACAACCTCCCACTGTTCGCAGAGCTGGGACGCTTCGGCACCAGATTGGAGGGAGGTGAGGACGCCGCATCGCCCAGGTACATCAAGACCAACGTGGTACCCGAATTCAATAACCTCTTCAATCCGCTCGATGACGCGCTCCTTGATATGCGCGAAGACGATGGAGATCTCGTGGAGCCTTACCACTACGTGCCTACGATCCCTTTGTTGCTCGTGAACGGGTGTGTGGGAATTGGTACTGGCTGGATGTGCAACATGCCTCAGTTCAATCCTAAAGACGTGGCTGCAGCTTGTCAGCGGTGGATGGCTGATCGCCATGAGTTCTTGGAGTTTGTTAAGACAATGAAACCCTGGTATAACGGCTTCAGTGGCGATATCGAGAAGGTCAGTGATACCAAATTCCAGACTAAAGGAACGTACACCGAACGCAATGGAGTCATCCACGTGACTGAGTTGCCGGTTGGGCTCTGGAATTCCAAATTTCAGAAGATGTTGGACGAGAAGGAGGTGTGCTACAACAACAGGTCTACCCCATCTAAGGCCGACTATGATATCTTCACAGATTCCAAGTTTGACATGAAAGACTTTGAGAAGAAGATGTGCACGTCCCTCAATTTAGACAACATCGTGGTCTTTGACAAGGATGACAAGATTGCAAAGGTGACGCTGGTGGAGCTTTTCGACATGTGGGGCGACGCCAGGCTTACCCTCAACCAAAAGAGGAAGACAGCTTTGATCGCCGACGTTGACAAGCGCACCCGCATCGCCATGTGCAAGAGCAAGTTCATCAAAGCGGTCAGAGAAAAGAAGATCGATGTGACCTCTGAGGAAAAGAAGATCGTGGCTCTCATCAAATCAGAGGAGGTCGCAAAGGACGACGCGGACATCAAGATGCTTATGGACCTGCCCGTAAGGACGTTGACGGAGGAGCGTCGCAAGGAGCTAGAGTTATCAATCGAAAAGATGGCCAGCGAGAGGGCTATTATTGTCAAAAAGAGCAATGTAGACATGTGGGTTGAGGATATGGCTAACCTGAATATCTAACCCATTGTGACGGTGTGAGTAGGTTGAGGTAGGTTACAATTGGCAATTATATCTAAATCTCTATCCCCTCGGGGATACAGAACACAGGAACTCAGACTTCTCTGGGACGCGCGCGTGGATCTTGAGCGCGAGATCACTTCTTTTTACTAGTTTACATAAAAACGTAATGTCTGGCGGTATCTTTGTGAACAGCCCGTTTTCATTCAACCTCAAATGTGTAGTGTTTGGTTTTGCCCTTGTGATGGGTTACTGGGCCGCTGCGGGTCCTCAGGTAAATTTCTGGCTCTTCCCGCTCATCTTTATCCTCGCGTACGTGGCAATGGCCTGGTACGACGAGCTCTACAACTGTAGCGACCGCCTCAGATCCGGTAGGTATGGAGTAGTATCTGTGGCCGATTCAATCTTCAAACCTCAATTGAGAGATGTAAGTTTGTCTGAGTCGGCGAATGATCAGGCGTATCTGTATAAGCGTAACATGCATATGTTTCATGTGTTCATTGCAATGCCGCTATTTATGTACGTGACGTATGGCAGGGGAGGAGTTGCCGCGCTGGCGTTCGGGCTCGCGTTGCTAGGATTCGTATATCATCTCTTTGCACTCTTCGCGCTCTGGAGCGCTTAACCATCATTAACCTCTCATCAAAAGTTGAATATTGGGTTGTGCGGCCTAACATATAAAATAAATAGTGCCAAAAACATGGATAGCCAACATTTAAAGTTGCTTGAACAGGCCTTGAAACTAGTAGCAAAGGAGTATCAGGAGACCAAGCTGAAACACCAGGACTCCGTTGAGTCAGACGACTCGTGCAAACATGACGAGACGAGCGACGACAACGGCAAGAAGACGTGCCTCGAGTGCGGTGAACTGCTGGAAGAGAGCTACATAGCGACGCACCACTCGTCCAACATCATAGGCATGAAGAAGCGCCGCAAGAGCGAGTCCACCATCTACAACGACATACCGTTCTACATCGAACAGCACATCAAAGACGTGACCATCGAAATCTACCAGAAAGTCACAGCAAGCAAGATCTTCAGGAACACATCCAAGAGGTCCATCGTCCTAGCCAGCCTACACAGAGCCTCAGCACTCTCAGGGAACCATATATCCTACTACGATCTGTTGGATATGTTTCTCCTCAAGCAGCACGAGGCGGACAAGGGTTTCACCATCCTCTCCAGAAACATTCCCAAGAAATCTGAGTTCACACTCAGGTTCAACCAGACCAAAGAAGAATTGATTAGTATCAATTCTAAACTGAGAAAGCTCGGTATGGACACCAAACTCATGTTCAATTTGGTTGCCAATGTCTTCAACCTTATGAAGGAGAAGTCCGACATCGTAAACACATCCCAGCCTAACTCCATCATCTGTGGTTGTATTTACTTCTGGATCGTGTACACACGTATCCAAAAATCCGACGATGAGTTCTCAACGACTGTCGGCATCTCAAAGATGACTCTACTTAAGGTATATGTCGCTGTGTGTGATGCTGTCTTTAACAACATCCTCAAGGCCTTCTTCGCCATCCTTCTCAAAAACTGCAAACCGAAGCCAATTGAGGGACCTCCTAAGTACAAAAGTATACTGAAAAAAGCAAAGAATATCCTTTACAATCCAGACCCTGCCTTCAAGATGTTGATCCACGATCCATTTGATCAAGACAAGATTCGGGTGACACCGCAGCCCTCGAAGCGTGACAAAGTCACCGATATTGAGGATCTCCCTCTTGAGGAAGTGAGCAACACACAGGAGTGGAATGTCTTACTTGATAAACAATATTACAGCCCAACCGACGCCTATATGCTCCACATCAAGTTAGTTCGCAAGAACGAAAAGGAGATGTACTTCGACTTCACTGAGTACGACAAAATCAACGACACGGACGGCATAGAACTTCTCAGATCCCTTCTGATCAAACGATTCCAACACGACTATGAGCCTGGGGACGAAGAGGAAGACGATGAGGATGATGAATCGAAGAGTCATCATCTACTTCTAAGGAGGAAGCTCTCATACGATCTTGCGGACTCCATCCGTTTTCGCCACCCGACGCCGCCCAAATCCCCTACCAGAAAGGACGCCGTGGTCGAACTGAGCAAAGCCGAGAGTGAGAAGGATGCACTTAAAGAGATGGTGGAGGAGTTCACTCAACTGTAAAACACTTGAGTGCTCAAAGACGCCTCCAAAACCACACATTAGATCTCCCAGTAAAACTTGAAAAATGACTGATGCGTAATAATAGATTAAAATAAAGGATATAATGGCATTACAATGTGACATTTGCTGTGATAAGTTTACCACTAAACTTCGTCACCCCATAAAATGCGATTACGAGGATTGTAAGGCGATCATCTGCCTTCAATGTTTCCAGCGCTTCCTCATTATGGAGGGTTCAGAACAAGAGTGCATGGCCTGTAAACAACCCATCTCCACAGAGTTCATCTTCATGCACACCCCGAAGGTGTTCAGAGATGAATATGTGAAGAAGGTAGTTGCGTTGGATCTGGTCAAAGAACGCGCGCTCCTGAAGGCGACCCAAGAGCGCATGGATGCGCGCATTCGGAACAAGATCCTAAACAGCCGCATCACCGCGCTCTCGGCCCACCTGAGAAGGTGCAAGGACGATGACGAGATGATGACCTTGTTGACAGCTTCTATCGACGAACAACACCAACTGAACCACGACATTTTGGAGAAGAGTGATGAGGAAATCAACAACACCAGCACATCCTTCTTATGCCCCCTGAGCACATGCTCCGGCCTCGTCAAGAATGGGCGTTGCGGAGATTGCAAAAAGACCGTCTGTGCCAAGTGCAGAGAGGAACGGCTCGAGGGACACGAGTGTAACAAGGAGCAGCTGGAGACAATCAAGCTGCTCAAGCGGGACACCAAGCCGTGCCCCAGGTGCAAAGCTCCCATTCACAAGATCGACGGCTGTGACCAGATGTTCTGCACCAAATGCAAGACAGCCTTTTCATGGCGTACACTCAACATCCACAGGGGTATCATCCACAACCCTCACTACCACGAGTACATGGCCCAACTCAACACAGGGATGAACATTCAGATGGGAGCGAACGATCCATGCGGTGAGGAACTGGACAAATCGCTGAAGGAGATGACATCCAATAATGAGGAGTATATGGCTGCAACTAAGCGTAACGAGACCACGCGAGCCATGAAAAGTAATAACTTCATACCGCGTGTGCTGAATGAGATGAACGCCCTCTTGCCCGTGCTGGCAAACGACGTGCACGACGACGAGACCATCCGTCAAAATAAACAGATCCTCAGGGAGTCTTACCTCACTCAAAGGAAACACGGGTCGCTGGAACGCGCGGAGGCCAACTGGAACAACCAACTACGCCTCATGTATAAGCGTCGCGAACTAAAGAAGGACCTCATCAAGATTATTGAGGTGTTTGAGCGGGGGCTCAAGGACTTCATCATCATGGGACACGCCGAGCAGGACTACGACACTATGTTTGACAACATCGAAAACATCATCTCCTACTTTAGGACGCAATTGATTGAAAATGAAAGGCGATATAACCTCAAGAACAAAACTACTATATCAATCGACCACGGACTCCAATGCAGACTTGTCGCATACTGAGTAGCGTATCATCATCGCCTGGTTCAAAATCTGTCACCCCGCGGGGTAACAGATACATGAATAGTTGAGTATCCGAGTTAAGCGAAATGGTTGAAAATTAAGAGAGTGACGCTATGAGTAACACGGCTCAACGAACTCAAATCAATACCATTCAGTTTGGTATTCAGTCCGACAAGGATATCGTGAACAGATCTGTTTGCGTTATCGACAAACCCACACTGGCCGTCGAGCCCGGAAGCGTCTACGACCCCAGGCTCGGGTGTGTAGAGAACAATACCAGGTGCGAGACATGCAATGAAAACGTGTGGAATTGCACTGGCCATTTTGGTCATATTAACCTCAACGTACCCATCATCCTTTTCTATAAACAGGTAGCAGGCATGCTCAAGATCTTCTGCTTCAAGTGCCACCGCCTACTCTGCACAAAGGAGGAGTTGGAGTTACAGGGTGTGAGAGGGTATGAGAAGATCATCGCCCACCTGTCCGCCAAGATCTCATTCTGCGGACACTGTAACGCCCCTCATCCTGAGATCAAGTACGAACCCAACGACAACATCATCACTGCAGTCTACAAATTCAAGAACACCGTCGAGACCAGCACCCTCAAGCCGGAGGCTGTGAAGATGATCTTCGACAACATACCTCATGAGGACGTAGCCATCCTTGGTGTAGACTCCAAGATGTTCCACCCAAAACACCTCGTCTTGACCAAGTTCCCAGTCATCCCCACTTGCTGCAGGCCTAGGATGGTCACCGCCGACAACATCAGCGACGACGACCTCAGCATCAGCCTAGTTGACATCATCAAAGCCAACAACCTCCTTCATAAGGACACAACCAATGAGAAGGCCAGGGCCATCATCAAGTTCAAGACACTCACGTATTGCGATAACTCGAGGGGTAAAGCGGTCCACAACACCAATCATAAACCCATGACCGGCATCAAGGAAAGAATAACCAAGAAGACAGGGCATGTTCGCCAGAATCTGATGGGAAAGCGATGCGATTTGACAGCGAGGACAGTGGTGGGCCCAGATCCTACTTTGAGACTGAACGAGGTTGCTGTACCCGAGGACATTGCCAACATGCTCACTATTCCTGAGTACGTGACGCATCTGTCTCGCGATCGTCTCACCGAGCTTGTCAACACACCTGGCAAGGCGTCGGTCGTGATCAGGAAAAACGGCACACGCATATCGGTCCCCACCGCCACGGTCAAGCTGGGCACGTACCTCAACCACGGGGATCAGATAGTGAGGGGTAACAAGACGATCACGGTGACGGACTGCAAGATGGAGATCAAGGAAGGCGATGTTATCACACGCCCATCAAAGGATGGAAACGGGCAGACCAAGAAGATACCGACCATCCTGCCTCAAAAGAAGACACTGATGTTGGAGATCGGCGACAAGGTAGAGAGGTTCCTGAAGGATGGGGATTTTGTGTTGCTGAATAGGCAGCCGACCCTACACAGGAACTCGATGCAGGGCATGAAGGTTGTCGTGAAGCCGGGGAAGACGTTGCGTGTGAACCTGGCGATCGTAACTGGATTCAACATGGATTTCGACGGTGATGAAGGGAATATGTTTGTGGAAGAAACGATAGAAGCTAGGGCAGAGCTCGAGTACAACTCCAACGCCATCTACAACATCCTCTCTGCCCAAAGCAACAAACCTGAGATGGTCATCGTCCAGGACTCGCTCCTTGGCGCTTACAAGATGACCGAAAAGATCCAACACATGTCCAGAGCTCACTTCATGAAGTGTATGATGCACATAACTCACGACTACGACTACTCAGATCGTCTCCAACAGATTAGAGTCATCAGGAACGAATCTAACGACGTCTACTCAACCCATGCGTTATTCGGATTCCTCTTCCCTCCTACCTTCCACATCGACTACCCCAATCTCAAGATCCAGCACGGCGTCGTGACGTCAGGCTTCTTTGATAAGTCCACTTTGAAGGGGTCCAAGGGGTCGCTCATCCGCGTCCTCTGTATGGAGTACGGAGTAGACGTGACGGCCCGCTTCATCGACAACATCCAGTTCCTCACCAACGGCTGGCTCGAACTGAACCCCTTCTCAGTAGGTATCCAAGACTGCCTCATTGGCGATCCCCAGAAGAAGAAGGAGATCAAGAACATCACCCAGAAGTACTTCCTCGAAGCCAGCAACGTCTCAAAGTCAACAGACCACCCCCAAATCAGGGAAGCCCGTGTCAACTGCTCCCTCAACAAAGCCAAGGACATCGGTCTCAAGATCGCCAAAGAGACGCTCAAACCAGATAACAACTTCATCAGCACAGTCACCTCAGGAAGCAAGGGTGACTACTTCAATATAGCCCAGATCACAGGCTTGTTGGGCCAACAGAACCTCAACGGCCACAGGCCCACGCCAACCTTGACCAACAAGCGACGCACCCTCATCCACTATCCAGAGACGATCATTGACGACCCCGCCCGCAAATACAGGAGCCGCGGCTTCGTAGCATCCTCATTCATTGAGGGTATGCACCCCGATGAGATGTTCTTCCACGCCATGACAGGCAGGGAGGGTATGACCAAGACGGCCATGGGCACGGCGACGTCCGGCTACATCCAACGCTCAATTGTCAAGATCAATGAAGACCTAAAGATTGAGTACGATGGCACTGTCAGGGACGCTAAGAAGAACATCTACCAGTTCGCCTTCGGTAATCACGGCTTCGATCCCGCCAAGGTCAACATCAATGAAGCCAGGGGTGAGGTGTACCCAGTCAACATCGAGCGCCTGGCCGCCAAGCTGAACAGAGGAAACGGACCCCACGACGACAAGACTAACGAGGCCGAGGTGCTGACAGAAGAGGAGATTGAAGACATCGTGGAGGGGTGTGTGTGGCGATCCAACATCCCCGAGGTCATACACGATCAGATGAGGAAAAAACAAGACGGTGTCCTCAGGAGGGAACTCAACAAAGTCAAGCTGGTGCCCGACAAGTACGATGAGTTCAAGAGATACATCATCGCAAAGTATAACGCCTGTAGGGCCACCCCTGGCGAGTGTGTCGGCATCATCGGGGCTCAGAGCATAGGCGAGCGCCAGACCCAGACCACTCTCAATACATTCCACACAGCGGGTAAGCTGCAACAGTCGGGAGTTGGCAGGCTCGAGGAGATCTTGAACATGAGCAAGAAACTGAAGGTAAAAACGTGCACTGTCTACTTCAAGACCAAGTTCGAGACATCAGACGCCCTCAGGAAGGCAATTGGGTGTTCATTGGTTGAGCTTCACTTTGGTGATCTGTACAAGACCAAACCCTCAATGGAGATGGACGGCACATCGGCTGTACTTGAATTTGAATTAGACAAGAAGATCATGTTTCTCAACCGCCTGAACACATACAAGATCGCGAGCGCAATCCGCGAGCGTGAGGAGGAGATCTTCAGCAAGTGTCTGTGCAGCATTGGCCCCACCTCCATAACGGTCACATTCAGAACAGCCCAGAAAAGCTTCAATGAGTACATCACCGCGCTCAACAAGATTCTAGTATGTGGGATGGAGGGTGTCACCGCGATGCACCTCGATTACAACGACGGCGAGTGGTTGGTGGTAACGGAGGGATCCAATCTGAAGAGGATGCTGGCTCATCCACTCATTGACAATAAGCGATTATATTGTAATGACTTCTGGGAGGTCTACGAATGCCTAGGTATCTCTGCTGTGAGGCAGATGCTCTTTGATGACCTCCGGAAAGTTGTGGGATGCGTCAACACGCTGCACATTCAGCTGCTCGTGGACAAGATGACCTACAGAGGAAAGCCTTGTTCCATCACACGGTATACGATGCGCAACAACGACGTGGGCCCACTCAGCAAGGCTACCTTTGAGGAGAGCACAGACATCCTCCTGGCTGCTGCAATGAGGACTGAGGTCGAAAATAATGCAGGAGTCAGCGCGGCCATCATCTCAGGCAACCAACCCAAAGCAGGCACTGGCTTCATGGGGTTGTTGGTCGACTACCAGAAGCTCATCGACCAGGCTGTAAAGGGAGTAAACGAAGAGGGAGAAGAAGATGAGGATAATGACGTGCCACTGAGCTTGGATACAAGCGAGTGGAGCTCACCGGGGCGCGAAGCGCCCAAGCGCCCTGGCGCGGACGACTCTACTCGTCCTGTCCCGATTGAAGAGGGGTGCGAGGACGACTACATACCCGATGACGATTTCTAATTGGTCTGTTTCAAAATTCTCTTACCCCTCGGGGTAACAGAACCTACGATCAATCCGCCCAGAAATGAAGGTATTAATCTTCATCATCAAGGAGTTCTATGGTAACCATCTCAGCAATCATGTCTTCAAAACTAATACTAGGATTCCAATCAAGGATCCTCCTGGCTTTGCTGCAATCGCCATGAAGGAACTCGACCTCTGTCGGCCTGAAGTAGACTGGATCGACGCGTACCCTTACGTCTCCATTCTGATCTACCCCAACCTCATCAAGACCTTCACCCTTCCATGAGATTTTGAGATCAATATGTTTGAAGGCTTCCTCTACAAGCTCGCGCACTGTCCTGTACTCGCCCGTGCAGATCACAAAGTCGTCGGGCTCGTCCTGCTGCAGCATCTTCCACATACATACAACAAAGTCGCGGGCGTGCCCCCAGTCACGCTTCGCGTTCAGGTTACCCAATTTGATACACTCACTGTAACCGTCCTTAATATCAGCCACCCCTCTGCACACCTTCTTCGTCACAAAGCATCCGCCTCGTCGGGGGCTCTCGTGATTGAAAAGGATGCCGTTCACAGCGAAGAGACCGTAAGCCTCTCTATAATTTCTAATCATCCAATACGAATAGAGTTTAGATATAGCATGGGGCGAGCGCGGGTGGAAGGGAGTGCGCTCATTCTGGGGAGCAGGCGCGTCTCCAAACAGCTCGCTAGTCGATGCTTGGTACAACTTAATCTTAGGATCAACTACCCTGATAGCTTCCAGCAACTCGAGGACGCTGGTCGCGTTTGCCTCAGAAGTGTACCTAGGTATGTCGAACGAGGCCTTGACAAAGGACTGCGCAGCGAGGTTGTAGATCTCATCGGGTCGAATCTGTTTAATCAGATCGATCAGACTCTGCGTCACGTCGCCGTAGTGAAGATGGAAATGGTTGTGCTCCTCCAGGTGGCAGATTCTGTACTTGTTGTTCACGGAGCAGTGCCTGATGAGCCCGTGCACGTCATAGTCCTTTTCGAGGAGCAGCTCTGCGAGGTAGCTACCGTCCTGTCCGCCTACACCAGTAATCAAAGCCGTTTTTCGAGGCATGTTTTGAGTACACTCATATTTCTCTTTAGGCTACTTGTAATTTATTTATTTACCCAATATTCTGTTTTGCACATACCTCGTTTCATTGAACTCCGAACGTCTATTTCGTGAAGATCCAATACCTGTCGTTCTTCTCACACGCATCCCGGTCTGAGAGTAGATGCCCGCGTTGGAGATGGCTTCAAAGTGCCCTCGCTCTCAATTAGGTCTAATTACTAGGATCGTACTCATTTTTATCAGTCATAGATAAAAATGTATGCACAGTTATCTCACTTTGGTGCTTCCCCAGTGAACGCGCTACCCGTGTATAACAATGACCCCCTGACGTACTGCATCGGGGACAACGCGTCCCAGCGCTTCAACCATGGCAGTCATGCTGTCACGTATGGCCAGAACAGCAAGGCGTGCCAGGTGTACATGGCCAACAGATGCGCCCAGAACTGGGACGGCGTCTGCGAATACGCCGCCTCAAAACCAGCAAATGAGGAGTACAGTCAAGTTGCCAATGTCATGTTCTCAGGTAACCAGCAGACCATAGGGCTCTCCCCTGGTGAGGTCCTTCTCAAGAACACTGCAGAAGACCGCTTCAGGATCGGTATGATGAACTGCGAACTGAGGACTGAACCTTTCGATCCGGTCAACCCATCTTCACCTTACATCTCGTATTACGTTGGACAAAACTGCGTTCCTCAGTACGCCGTGGACCCCGCAACCGTCGACCAAGACATTGTCATGAATAAGATCCTTGATCGTCCTCATATCGCTAAACAGCTTCTGATCAACCTTAAGAATACCATGATCAGACAAGGCACCTTCCACCTCTTGAAGGGTACCAGGCTTGGCAATTTTTATCGTTTGTAGGATGTATCTCACAGCTTAGTCATTTCCTTACCCCCTGGGGGTAAGGAACATCCTTGTTTCCAACTAGTCGTAAAGGGTTATTTATGCGGTGTTACTGTGTCTGTATAGGATTTTTGCAAGTTCGGTCAACTCATCCTTGCCTTCTGGGTTCTGCCACTCCTCAGGGATCCACTCGATGCCATATGTGGCTCCGACCAGATCTCCTACCAGCTTGGCGATGGTGTCTGTGTCTCCCCCGAGGTTAGCAGCCATGATGAGAGCGGCCTTGGGGTTCTTGAAGTTGTATAGGAAGCAGACCAGGGCGCAGATGAAGCAGTCGACGGCTTTGATCTGAAATATATCGTAGCCAAAGATGCTCTTGTTGACGTTCCATTGTGTCTCCTCGAACCTCTTCTTGTTGTCAGGATGTATCATGGTGAGGTAAGCGTGGATGGTTGGGTTCTTGACGCGTTGAGCGAGCTCTTTAGCATATAGGTAGATGGATTCTGCAGTCTTTTGTTTCTGGTTGAGAATACTGATCAGAAGTTTGACATGAATGAACGCCGTGTCGATGGCGTCCTTGTTCTCGCCATGAGTGCAGTAGATGACGTACTTGATCTTGTCGTACATATCTTGATCGGACTTGTACTTGATCAAAGCCATGGGTGCAATCCTCATGACGGCCCCGTTCGTCTCAGCCGCGTTGGCCAGCATGCAGTGATTCCAGTTGCTCAGTAGGTCGCGCGTTTTCTTTGAGTAGCAACGCTTACTGTTCTTCACAACCTTCTGATACATGCTGTGCACTACCTGGACCATTGAGTGATCCTTGAATGTTGTCTGATATTTGGCGAGGTAGCGAGTCAAGACCAGTGTGAGCTCCGTGTCGTCTGTGTAGCGGTTGATGTGAAACTTGGTAACGAGGCTGTTCTTCGACCTGATGGAGTCAAACGTCTTCCCTTCGTTGGTAGAGCCAAGGATATCTCCAATGCACCCTCCCAGGAGGGTGCCGATATATTGTTCGCAGTGGGTAGGCATGGTTTGTTTTATTACTTTAGATTCTTATTTCCGAACACCCAGATTTCAATTACGTCCCGTCTTACCATCTTCCACTTCAAATATCTTTTCGAGTGAGTCGTAGTCAGGTTCGTGTTCATATTCGAGCTCGACCACTGCGAGCATGTATCGAAAGAGGCGTTTGTGAGACTGTCCTGGCATCATCTTCTTGAGGACTGTATCCTCCCCAGTTGAGATCATTCGTTTCGTGTTCTGTTTAGCGCTCAGGACGGGGCTCTTGCCCGATAGTTTAGCCCAAGGCAATACACCTCCAAACAGTGATGCTATGAGGAGCCACCCCATGTTCTCGAGATCTGATCGTCTGCTGGGGATGGCGCCTACGTGCGAGTCCTCGCTGATGAAGGGGAGCGTGCCTCTATGGAGGCATAGTTTGCCGGGAATGTAAGGGACGTGGACGCTGTTCCTCGTGAACTTGTGAACGAGGCCAAAGTCTGTGATGTAGAGGGATATGGCACCTCCTTCAGACCTCACCAAGATATTCTTGGCTTTAAGGTCTCCATGTGAGTAGCCAAAGGAGTGGATGAAGCGGATAGCCGATATGAGTTGACGCGCCATGCTGCACCTCTCGTGTTTTGAGAGTTGGATGTTGTCGATGAAGCGTTGGAGATCAAAAGGGAACCGCTCTATCACGATGAAACGGAGATCATTCGCGACCCCAGACGTCACGAGGTCCGGTATGTACTTACAACCAAGACTGCCACTGGAACGGTCCTTCATGAGATCGTTCAGATCCCGATAAAAACGCTCCTCTTTACGCAACTGATCATCTGACCATGGCTGTGTTTTTACTACGACTTTGTCGTTCTCTGTGCAAGAGTAAATGGTGCCAAATCCACCCTTACACAGTCTTTCATCAAGAGACCAGGGCTCACCCTGATGGTCAACCAATATTTTAGAAATGGTGTTTTGCATCCTACTAGCTTTTGTAACCATTTTATAGTAAGATGATTTTTGACGAGGGAGGCCTCAAGACTTTAAACAGTTTTCAAACACAGGACCCAATCATTTGACACCTTTAGACCGGCGACCCCGATCAGGAGAAATCTAATGAATGAACCAAAGCAAATAGATGAGTTTCAACCTAAGGAGAATATGGACTATTGGTAAGCTTAACATGTTTGACCATTCAGTGACTGTTTTAAATGAACTTGTTGCGTTGGAGCCCATGTACTTGGATCGGAAGATCTTAGAGCATCTCAGAAATAAACTGAAGGAATCCAAAGTTGGTAGATGCACTAAGGAACAGGGCTTCATCAAGGACATCGAGATCAAGAATGTGCAGCCGGCTGTGATCTCAATGTCTGACGGAGGCACGCGTTTCTCAGTCACTTACACCGTTCAATCCATGCTTCCAAAGTCTGGTAAGGTCTACACCACGAAGAAGGTAGTGGTGATCAACCATGACAATGTATGTTGTGTCATATCAACCATTGACGAGACATGCGAAGGTAAGCCGTTTCAGATTTTTATCATCAATGGTGTTTCTAAGGGTGATAAATATAAATTCAATGATTGTAAGTGCTCAATCCCAATAGTGACTCAACCCGTAGACTTTGTGCTTCCAAACATCGTGGTGGATACAGTCGAGTATCACGAAAAACAGTTCATAGTGACAGGCAAACACATCCACGACTACCACTCGACCCCTATATCTGACAAGTCCTCAAAACATGATAAAGAGGTCCGCGCAAAGACTGAAGAGAAGTAAGCATGGATCTTGTTCGAAGCTATACTGAGCTTATGCTCACCAGACGAGGCTACACCATTGGAGATTTCATTGATACAGACGAGGAAGGCGTCCCCGGTAAGAAGCCCAGACTGATCGTGACCAAACCTGACGATACAAAGGCGATTGTATTCTTTGTGCACAAGAAGAGTAAGACCGATAAGATCACAATCAACGTGGTAAAGACCATTATATCTATGGCCAAAGAGATCACGCACATCTTGATCGTACACAACACCGTCCTCACCTCAGATGCAAAACAAAACATCAGCAACTCAAACGATGATGTCATAGCCCTTTACCAATTTGAAACCTTCACGTTTGACGAGCTCAGCTACGACCTACTCGATGTTCAGCGTTACCCCCCAGACATCACCTTTGTAAAGCCTCCGTGTAACGCCACTAAACTACCAATTCTACTATCCTCGGACCCGCTGGCCAGATACATGAGGATAAGTCATGGAGACATTATACAGGGACGATTCGGAGACGAAATTATTACACTCAGACGATGCGTTAACGCAGCCAAATAAGTCATGGTATTTCATTCGTTCATCTTCACCATCTCATCATAACCCCTAGGGGTTATGATAATAATGACTAACAAAATATTAATGACAGGGGGAGAGTCGATTTGGTCTCTCAGTAACATATGAGATGGTAGGTTTGATTTTACAGAGTACAATAAGTACAGTAACGAGGTTGGCGAGTACGTGTCTAACCCTCGGATTATGATGACTTATACCTTGTAGAGATACTTGTCGCATTGACAGTTGGCCTCATACCTGGGGTAATACACACGGGCTTGCCAGTGAGTATTGGGGTACCTGCACATGGAGAAGTTGCGTGTGAGACACGACAGATCCTGATAACAAAGAGAATTGGGAGGCTTGTTCACCTTATCGGCACACGTGCGAGGTGACACATATCCAATCTTATAGTAGTCGTTTTTCGGAGTCACTGTAGCTGACATTTTAAGTCGCTGAGATATTCTTCTAATGTGTCTTAGTGGTTCCTACTGTTGCAGGGTGATGGGTCGCGTGTATTCAAAGATGTGGGTACACCCAGCCTCGCAGACAACCCAAATATGACTTTGCGTTTCGAAACATGGCAAAATACATTTTATGGCTTTCTATCTTTATCCTTAGCTCTGAAAAATGACACTTAGCTATTCAGGAATTGTTAATTATGGCAAAGCCACTCTCCCCTCAGTGGAATCGTGGGGCACTAACATGAACATTTTGAAGGATCCACCCAAGTCGGTGCATACGCGCAAGATCGACAGAGTGGGCGAGACTTCGGCCATCACAACTGCTGTCGATGAGAGCGGTGACAGGTTCTGTGAGGCTATCAACTACTACGCAAGGGGTCAGAACCCGATGGTAGCTGTCTCATACGGCCAAGGACAACAAAAGAGCAGCAACTTCAGCAGCGGTGAGGCCTTTCTCCCGTACAGGATCGCAAGGGACGGCGCGTTCAGGCCACCAGTCTGGCGCCAAGAAGACCTACTACCTCTATCGAGAATGCCTAGGATCTGGACCGAGGTCAGCACTCAACCTTACAAACCAATCTTCACGAAAAGGATTAGGAACTGCGGTACAGCAGAGGACACACGTGAGGTCAAAAACCAAACCCTTCAGGTTGCGTGCGCCGTCAACAAAACAGTGGCCGCATATCCCAACGTTAACCAACCTGACATGAAACCAGGTATAGTCAGGGACCCCCTTGCCCCGGGGCAGGTGGGAACCCCGAGGTCATGTGTAGGGGCCAATGCATCTGAAATCATGCAGAGGCTGAACCAAGGACCTGTCCTGTTGGCTCCGTCTCGACCAATAGCGTCAGGGGTCACCAATCCGGCGGCCATCAAGGAGATGCCTATCGTCATGAATAATGTCAAACTTACTCAGAATCACCCCACTGCTAGCGCTGTGACCAACTTTGCGGCACCGTCCCTATCAGGTTACAATCCCCAGAGTCAGCAGATGAACGGCTCGGCCTCAGGCCTCATGGCCCCGTACACGCGTCTGCCGCCCAGGTCGCAACGAGGAGGATTTGATGGATATCAGGGTATACCGAGTGTGAACATGAACCATCCAACCAAAAAATTGATTAAGGTGAGGTAATGTCGGAATTTACATGACTTTTCCGATAACGAATCTGCCAACGTTGAGTCGTATTTTTAAGAATCTACGATTACATGAAAATAAGGTTAAAGAAAAAAATGCTTAGGTAAAGGATGGCTAAAACTAACTGTACATGTTGTAGTCTTCTCATTTGGGACTATACGAGACCATCAACCCGTCATTACATAGTCCCGAAACGAGACGACCGCAAGGCTGGCGGTGTCCTGATTTACAACGGCCGTGTGCTCATTGTTCAGTCAAGAGGAAATAAGTGGGGCTTTCCTAAAGGAGGCTTCGAGAGGGGCGAGAACGCGCTTCAATGCGCGGAGAGGGAGGTTCGTGAGGAGACATCATTCAATGTCAAGTTTGATGAGGATGATCTAAAGGTCAAGTATAAGGATACTACCTTCTACGTCAAACATCTCCGTAACGAACCCCCTGAGATTGTTACGTCGCACCTTATGACACCCGGTAATGACTGCACAGGAATCGGTTGGATCAGACTGACCTGTCTAAAAAGACTCATACAGAAGGAGAGGAGGTCAAAGTGTGATGTAGTGAGGGGTCTAAAGGTTTTGACCTTGAATAGCATCAACGAGGAGTACGCGCAGTGCGCCGCGGGGCCCGTTCCGCACGAACAACCACCTCAAGTTATGCAATTCAACATAGGAGTTCGTAAGTTTGTGGAACAGTACATAGAATACAGTGGCAGGAATAAGCGATGAGCATGTCAATGTGTCCATATCCTTTTGGGGATATGGAAGTTAGATATACGAGTCAGGCATTAACTCAAACAAAGCATTGATCTGCAGGGCGTGGTTGGGCTCAGCAGGCGGCACGTTGTCAGCCAGGGTCGTCTTAAATGTCTCACCTGTGCTATTCAGAGTGATCTTAATTTTGATGTTTGAATCCAACCTGAACCTGACAGTCTGTGTCATGTTATCCCCCTCAAGTGCCACAAACTCTTGTTCGTCAGGATTGTTTACGTCCTTCACTGTGGCCCTAAACATGGCCCTCACGGCGTATGGATTGTTTGAAAAGATGTTGAGTGTGTTGGTGCTAGATGGGTCTATACTGCTGAGCTCTACGTAGAAGTAGTTTTGGAATGCGGTCTTACCTCCGTTACCTATAGCTAAAACCTTATTGGGTAGCACTAGTCTATTGAGGCGTATATTGAATACGGGGATCTCCTGGCTCAGATTGAGACGCCAGGTCAATGGGTTTGCATTCTCATACCCAAACTGCATGAGCTCAAAATCCAAACCTGCCGTGCCTGCCGTGAATGGCGGGAATACGGTCGATGTCTGTGTGGCGCCATCGTACGCGACTATGCGCCTCACTTCCCCCTCGGGGGCGATCACCGTGTTGTTGTAGAGCGTCTGGGGGATCCTGATGAACCAGCTCTGGTATATGTTGTCCGTGTTCACCGCTGACGCACCCGTGAGGACGACTTGGTCTGTGGTCGATGCACCTCCCGATGTAAAGATGTAGTTGGGTATGGTGTTCCTGACGGAGTAATTGTGGAAGCGTTGCCATGCGAACGCCGGATCACCGCCCACGCTCAGGATCCCGGTTTGGCTATCATACGCACCTACGGGGCGCCATTCATCCAGCGTCTCATTATAGATGATCTTGTTGAGGTAGTCCTGTCTGTTATCTGAGCCCGCGGGCACAAACAGGTACAAGGCGGTTGGGTCAGTCGTGTCGCTGGGGTCCACTATGAAGAAGAAATCGCCGAAGTTGAACTGGAAGTTCTCATCGCTCAGCGTCACCTGAGCGCGCCCGTTGCCCAAATAGACGTACTCCAAGATGCGGCCGAACTGGTTAGGTTGCGACGAGTTCCTGAAGACGGCGTGTTTGTAGTAGTTGTAGCGCTGTTGGAGCGTGGAGGGGGCAACCTGCCTAAACTCAATTATGTTCTTTGAGTTCGCGTTGCCCAACCCTGTACTGAGGATCTGCCCCTCCACACTTTCATTACCAAGCGTATTCACATCAAAATAACCCCCAGTCCACTCATTCACCGGGCAAGCCACGCAGATGGGATCTTGGGCCTGCTCACCCTGAGCACGGCCAGACTGAGAAAGGGCTACTTCAAATTCGCCAGGATTAGGCCAACGAGTCCTATTTCTGAAAGTTGAATCTAACTCAAGATAACTAGCCATTTTAAGTCATGAAAGAGAACTTTAGATGGTTTACGAATTGTCTTCGTTATGTAAAATGAAGGACCAAGACTCCCAGGAACGGGCGTCGATTAGCGAACTCGTCGCCAATCTGCTGCGCGCTAGGTTAGCGTCTAAATTACCCGAATCAGAGTTAACAACCCTCATCTCTGAAACCAAAGAGGTCGTGGAAAAAAAGGAACAGATTCCTAAGAAGGAGGCAACTAATGAAACAGTTGGTCTATCGGAATCACAGATTGACTCACATGTAAATAAGCTGAAGAGTAGCATTGACTACATTGAATACAAATGTAGAGAGATCGAGAGATCCCTCAGAACAAGCGACAGACATGTGAGACAGGGGCGTGTTTTTAGAGATAGATCACCTCTAGGTATGTTTTTTGCTGAAGATCTCTCGATACATGGAGATCTTCACCCAATGAGAAGATCCGTCACGCGCTCTCCAACGGCTCCTAGTCGCTGTTCGCATAACTCATGGTTTGACAGCTACTTCAGTTAAACTTTAGTTAATATTTGAAATATCCTACTTAAAAACGATTAGGAACATTGAGCCTAGAAAACATGAAGAAGCTTAGTACACAGTTTGTGCTGGATCATATAGATGAACAATTTATGATAGGAATCAATGCTCTGTATTGGATGGGAACACTCATGTCTTCAATGACTAACGTACTGGAGGAAGAGGAGTACCCCACTTTCTCAGACCCCTTCTACAGACGATACGGATCCTTCTCCCCGATAAATCCCGACATCGCCATCAGGGACATACGTGAAAACAAATGCAGTATAGGCTACCTAGACAACGCCGTACAGTGGGAAGCATTTGTGATAGATGTAATTGGCTTCTTTCATCACAGTAAGTGCCTTCATGGAGTGAGGAAAGTAATCAAGGAGAAGTTCTTTGATCATTTTGAGTATATATCGACCGTCAACGATTCCCAACAAGAGGCAGTGGCAAAGAAGATTCTAGACGACTACAACGACGACCGCATGCTCGTGTTCTTCGAATTCAGGGACTACCTCTGGGGATGGGACAGCAGAGATAACACTGAACAAGACATGAGCGATACAGGCGAAGAACCTATGAGCATTACTGAACCGGTTGCCGGTCCCTCGTGGGCGTAACACGGCTCAGGATTAACATAAAGAGCCAACAAACAGTCTTCATAACTCTCAACCATACAAAAACCGAACCGCAATGAATTTTTTAGCAAGAGCCGGTAAAGCCATGATGGCTATGTTATTGGGACCCTGCTACTCAGGGAAGTTTGTGTACGAGGATGCGTACCAAGACGACGAGTATTGCTGCTTCTACACAAAAGAACCAGAAGACGACATCGACTCCATATTGTCAGAAGAGTTTGTATTCTGATTAGATTTAGATCACTTATAACCCCTAGGGGTTATAAATCGAGTATAGACAGTCATTCCATTGATCAGATTTGGGAACCATGGCGCCCTCAGAAGTCATCGTCAAAGACCAATTTACCTTGCTTACGTTCGTCTTTCATGACACCAGCTTTCTTGTACTCGCTAACCCTCTTCTCAAAGAAGTTAGTCTTCCCCTCAAGACTGATCATATCCATGAAGTCGAAAGGATTTTTGACGTTAAACTGCTTGCTGCAGCCCAGTTGGACCAGAAGTCTGTCGGTCACGTACTCGAGGTACCGGGTCATGAGGGACGCATTCATACCGATCAGACGCACGGGCAACGACTCAATGATGAACTCGCGCTCCACGTCCAGCGCGCTCAACAAGATATCCTTGATCCTATCTTCACTTGGTTTGTATTTGATGTGGTTGTTGTAGAGGTTGACTGCAAAGTCGCAATGAAGCCCCTCGTCTCTCGAGATGAGCTCATTTGAGAAGGTGAGGCCCGGCATTAGACCCTTCTTCTTGAGCCAAAAAATTGAACAAAACGATCCTGAGAAGAAGATGCCCTCCACTGCCACGAACGCGATCAGACGCTCCGCAAACGATGCCCTGTCCCTGTCGGTCCACCTGAGGGTCCACTCGGCCTTCTTCTGGATGGCAGGGAACGTCTCAATCGCTCTGAAGAGAGAGCTCTGTTCCTCGGTGTCGGTGACGTACGTCTCGATGAGGAGCTTATACGTCTCACTGTGAATCGTCTCCATGGCGATCTGAAAGGCGTAGTAGGCCCTAGCCTCTGGGTATTGGACCTCGCTGTAGAAGTTGTCTACCAAATTTTCGTTCACAATACCGTCACTGGCCGCAAAAAACGCGAGGATGTGCTTGATGAAATATTGTTCGTCAGCGTTGAGGGTAGCCCAATGAGACAGATCCTGCTGAAGATCAATCTCCTGTGGAGTCCAAAAAGCCGCCTTGTGCTTCTGATAATATTCATCAATATCTTTATGGTCAATGGTGAGGACAAATCTATTTTTATTCTCTACTAGTATGGGTTCCATTTCACCTTTTATAGTACCAAGGTTCTTCATAACACACTGAGCGCTATAGACATATGACTTTGTAAATAAAGATGGAATCAATGGATGTTGATCTGAGCTTTGAAGACCTCGTTCGCCGCATACGCGTTTTGGAGACTATGCTCCTGAACCTATTGCACGACTACTATGAATTGAAACATGATCGACGACGGCAAATAAGTTAAAATTTTATGCTTAAAACTCATGGATTAAGAAAAATACTATGCAACTGAAATATAATAACGTGCTCAATAGTGAGTGTAAATACATAGGTGAACTCTATGGTCATGCTGACCAATTACTTGACAACTTGGACGACATTAAAGACGTCTTTGACAAGTACCTCGCTGTCAAACTCTACAACTGGCGTTACAGATGGTTCTGTGACCACTACAAATCCGTTGCATGGACCACAGACGATGGAGCATTCGAGGACGTCACGTTCGACAGCATACCCTACAACGTGTGCAGGAACTGGCATATGGTCCTTGACAAGTACTTTGAGGACGATAGACCCATCCACCTCCCGAGCGACAAGCACTACTCAGATCTGTGTCGTGCCAAGCTCGACAACGAAGGGCTCGTTGTGTACTACTTCAGGTGCTGCATCCCCTTTCCTGATGAGTTCATGCACATGCTTCACAACATGAACGCATCAAACGAAGACGGAGAGCGTGTGCTGAGGGACAACCTGACACCGCTGCAACTGGAGGACTTTGAGAAGGAGCAGAATGACTACGCGTGGGTGTAGTGGTCTCAATAGAGAATGTGAAGATTTGCATGAGCATATTTTCATTGGCGAGAGCGATGAGTGAATACGTAGTTGAATAGGTAGTTATAACCACTCGTGGTTCTAACGTCGTCTATAGGATATCCTTACGCGCTGCATGTGAGGCATGTATCATCACACTCGGGCCGTGAACGCCTGGGTTTCGATGACTTGGATGGGGCAACTGTAACCTTCACCGCATTCATAGCGCTCTTGGTCCTCAGGTAATACATACCCGTCTTGAGGCCCTTGCTCCACGCGTACATATGCATCTTCGACACGCGGTCAATCTGCGGCGACTCCAAGAACAGATTCATAGACTGAGACTGATCCACAAATCGACCTCTATCCGAAGCCATGTCGATCACGTCCTTCATGGATACCTCCCACACAGTCTTGTAGATCTCCTTCAGTTCGTCAGGGATGTCGAGGTTCTGGACCGACCCGTTGTCATGCATCAACTGCTCCTTCATGTCGGCGTTCCAGATCCCAAGCTCTGTAAGATCATTAAGGAGGTGTTTGTTGACCACTATAAATTCACCAGATAGGACCCTCCTCGTGTACAGGTTAGATGTGAATGGTTCAAAGGCGTCGTTGTTGCCCATGATCTGCGCGGTAGATGCGGTGGGCATCAGCGCAATGAGGAGCGAATTGCGCACACCGTCTCTCATGATCTCTCTGCGCAGACCCTCCCAGTCCCATCTGTCACTAAATTGGGTGTTACCGTCCCAGAGATCAAACTGAAACAGACCCATGGACAGAGGAGAACCATCAAACGTCTCATACGACCCCTCCCTCAGTGACAACTCATGAGATGCAGACAACGCCGCGAAGTACATCGTCTCGGCAATCTCCATGTTGAGGCGTTTCGCTTGCTCAGACGCAAACGGTAACCGCATGAGCGCGAACACGTCGGCGAGTCCCTGCACTCCCAACCCCACCGGCCTGTGACGCAAATTGGACCGCCTCGCCTCTGGAAGAGGATAGAAATTCCTATCGATCACTTTATTGAGGTTGTACACAGCTTGCTTCACAATAGTAGACAACTTATCATGGTCAAACATCCCACCCGGCATCACAAACTTGGGAAGACATATTGAGGCCAGGTTACACACGGCGATCTCATCCTTATCCGTGTATTCGCATATCTCAGCACACAGGTTTGAGGACTTGATGGTACCTAAGTTCTGCTGGTTGCTCTTTACGTTGCAAGCATCTTTGTAGAGCATGTAGGGGGTGCCTGTTTCAATCTGAGAGTGGATGATCTTGAGCCACAGATCCTGAGCCTTGACAACCTTCCTCACTTTGGAGCTATCCTGTTCGTACTTGAGGTAGAGGTCTTCAAATTGGTTAGCGTAGACTTCGTACAGTCCTTTGCATTCGTTGGGGCACATTAGAGACCACGTACCGTTCTCCTTCACACGCGCCATGAAAAGGTCTGGTATCCAGAGCGCGTAGAACAGATCCCTAGCCCTGTGTTCCTCAGACCCCGTATTCTTTTTGAGGTCTAGGAACTCGAAGATGTCTGCGTGCCAAGGTTCGAGGTACATGGCGAAAGACCCTTTCCTACGCCCGGCTTGATCAACATAGCGCGCAGTGTTATTGTAGACTCGCAACATCGGCACAATTCCATTTGAGGTGCCGTTCGTGCCTGCTATGTAGGATCCCGTGGCCCTGATCTTGTGCGCCGCGAGGCCGATGCCTCCCGCGTATTGGGAGATCTTGGCGCAGTCGGTCAGCGTCTTGTAGATGCCTGTGATGCTGTCCTCATTCATGTCAAGTAGGAAGCAAGACGACATTTGAGGATTGGGCGTGCCCGAATTGAAGAGGGTTGGGGTCGCGTGTGTGAAGTATTTGTCGCTCATGAGCTCGTAGGTCCTCTTGGCAGACTCAAAGTCGGCACCGTGGATACCCAGAGCTACGCGCATTAGCATGTACTGGGGTCGCTCAGCCACACGTCCGTCCAGTTTGAGCAGATATGACTTCTCAAGCGTCTTGAAGCCAAAATAATCGTAATCATAGTCTTTGTTGTGGTCGATCCAACCGTTGAGCTCCTTGTTGGAAGTAACTAGGTTGTAGAGTTCATCACTAATTAAAGGAGCATGGTTGTTTGTCTTTGGGTTGATGTATTCATAGAGATCACATATGGTATCTGAAAAGAGAGGTTTAGTCTCCTTGTGGAGGTTGGACACGGCTATGCGCGCAGCCAGCTTCGCGTAGTCGGGGTGAACGGTGGCCATCGTGGCGGCCGTCTCTGCGGCGAGGATGTCCAGGTCGACGGTTGTGACGCCGTCGTACAGACCTTCCACGACTTTGATGGCCACCTTCACTGGGTCGACTAATTGATTGAGTTGGGGCTCTTTGAGCCAGAGGGAGTTGATTCTGTTGGTGATCTTGTCGAGCTCGATGCGCTCGCGCCTACCGTCTCGTTTTACGACTTCCATGTTCCTTTTATTACACATCCTTTCATTCAAATCGTTTCAAATCCACCCCAAATGACTTGCTATGTGTAAGTCAGGGAAGTTGAAATTAACTTGAAAATATAAAGGGTAAAGGTAAGAATAGACCAATCAACATGGTTTTTATCACCGAGACTTCTGCGTATTTCGTCACCAATCAGTGTCTCTTCGGGGCGTACCCGACTCAACATCAGATCCAACAACTTGAGGAGTGGGGTGTTGACATTGTTGTCAACCTCACCAATAACGACGAGAAGAAGATAAGACCGTACCACACTGGAGCTAAAGTCATTCAATTCTCCATACCTGATCGCAAAGTACCTCAAGACGTACGCGAGTTTTGCGCCTTAGTTATCCACCTCACACGTGAGATCAGAAATGGAAAGAAGATCTACGTCCACTGCAAAGGAGGACATGGGCGAGCTGGCTTGCTTGTGGCGGCCATCCTCTGCTACCTTCACAAGATCACACCGAGGGAGTCGTTCATCAGGACGTCCGAGTACCACGCTACAAGGCCAGTCCACTCAACCAAACCCAGGAAGAACGAGTTCTGGAAGACAAAGGGATCGCCTCAGACCCAGGAGCAGCGCGAGTTCGTGAGGAGTCTGTTCCAGCCGTACAAGATTTCAAAGGACTCGCCGTTCACGGAGAGGGGTAAATGGCTCTCCCGCACGTATGACAACTTCCTAACGAACACGAACTTAGGACCAATTGAAGGAACGAATGGGGAAGAGCTTGAAGAATATAGAGACTCGCTCATTGAGGATATGGTCTTCTTTTAAAACAGTAGATAGTAGGCAGGGAGAAGGTGCGACGTCCCTCACGGGGGCGCTGCCAAGCCGAAAAAAAACGGCTCGCAGCGGGGTCCGGGAGTTGTGTCCGTGTTTGGCCCACCGAGAGACATAGTCCCGCGGAGGGGTCCATCCACCACGAAGAGGTCCGGACGTCGGATGGGTAGGATCTAGTACCCCAAGGGGGTAATAGAACAACAACCATATTTAACAAAACTCAATTTACTCGTTTGTAAAGCCAACTATAAAAATCATCCTTGGCCTTCAACAACTCAATATTGGGCTCGTCTCCGTCTCGCTCCTTCACGTACTCAATATCTGCCAACGCGGGCTGGTCGTCAGTGCATCTCAATTTGAAACACACCGAACATGTTTGGTCGTCCAACACACTACTGTCCGAGCCCAGTATCTGTTGTTCCTTACACCCTCCCTTCTTGACGCGGTACCTATGCGAGCAAGGCAGATGCACCGCGAACACATCCCCTAGCCTGTAACGCCTGTGGAGCTCTCGCTCAATGTACTCCAACTCAGCAGCACTATATGGTCTAGTCATCAAAAACATGGTCGGTAATTTAGTACTAAACAAGATATTAATTTCACTCTAATAAACAAGTCTGTGCCTGAACCATATTGAAGAGAGTAGACAAGCCACATGCGGTCTGAGTTCTACGGAATGGTCAAATTGAGGTCTATAAAGACTAATGGTTTCTTCCTAACCGTTACATCCTCATTACAAGACGCAAAGCGATGTGGTGGACGGGGTGTTGCAGAGCGCGTTGCCCCAGGCTCCGTATTGGAGGTCCTTGCCACACTTTTCGAGATTTTTGCTCAGGGTTGGGATGGGTGCACTGATGTTGATCGATGGTCCTACGTTCACACTCTCACTGAGACCCGAGTAGTCGAAGTGGACTGGTCTGCCATGGAAGCCCTTCCCGCAAGCGACCTGAGCTAGCTCTTCATTGCTGACACCCTGACATAAAGACTGGAGGTAAGGGTTTGAGGTGTACATGTATGGGCCTCCTGCACATCGTTTGGACACGCATGGGGAGAAGAGCTGAGTGTTGTAGCTTCCGCCGAGCTGCGCGTATGGGAAGCCGCCGTTGGCGTATCCCTCAATTAAGGTCTGATATAGCCAAATCCCCCCCACGAGGATGATGACAACTACGATAAAGATCCAGATACCGTTATCCATTTTGATTGACTCAGATTTTTCTAACGACTTCACTAGGCCACCGTCCGTGAGCGTCTGCCACGTGGCGACTCTGATATGAAAAGATGTCAAGATCGTGATGGTGTGCATCTTGTCATCATTTGTCACATCAATAGTGGCGTCTTTTTGAATTTCCAGGCTATGCACATATCTATACAAAATAAAGGCTAAATGGGTATCAAACATTTCTACAGTTGGTTCAGGAAGCACGAGACCCTCAAGAAGAGCATTTCAACGTCGGTCCCCAGCGAGGTAGATCACCTCCTGATCGACATGAACGGTGTCATTCATGAGGCGGCTCAGCGTGTCTTCAAGTACGGCAAATATGCCCCTAAAAAATCTGAAATCATCATCCCAAAACGACATCAAAAGAATCGTGATGTTGGTATTGGAACTACCAACAAACCCAAACCATCAGTCAAGGATCTGTATGCGTGCGTTAAATATGAAGTCAACAAATTGGTCGCTATTGCGCAACCCAAGAAGACGGTCTTTCTGGCTATTGACGGTGTAGCTCCCATGTCCAAACAGAACCAGCAGCGACAGAGGCGCTTCAGGGCCGCGAAGGAGCGAGAAGGAAAGGAGGAAGAAGCGTTCGATTCTGCGTGCATCACAGCCGGGACCGAGTTCATGTGGGAACTGGCCCAAGATCTCCTCAAGGACGAATGGCTCGTCAGTAGTAATCCTGTCAGAGTAATCATCTCAGACGACTCGGAGCCGGGCGAAGGCGAACACAAACTGATGGATTGGATCAGAGACCATGACGCGGAGCGGAGTTCGGACGCACATGGAGATGTGTACTGTGTGGCGGGGATGGACGCAGACCTGATCCTGCTATGTTCTGTACTCCCAAAGACCCACGTCTACATCATGAGGGAGGACGAGCGCAGAGGGTACGACTACATTGACATCAACAGAGTCAGACAAGACCTTCCCGTGAGGCCGGAGGATCTGATCATCTGGAGTTGTTTCATCGGCAACGACTTCCTTCCTCCCATACCGTCACTGGAGATCAAAGAGAGCAAGCCCGAGGCGGGGGCGTTGGACTTCTTTTTCGAGAACTACAAGAAACCTCTCGTGGACAAGGACATGGGGTACCTCAAGATAGACGAGATTGCCAGACTACTCACGCTTGTCAGCAACAGGGAACATGTCATTATGGAGGCTAGGCACAAGGAGGAAAATTTGGAAGAGGGTGCGTTTAACAGGAGGTTTCCTAACCCAATGTGGAAAGGGGATATTGAAAAGTACAGGAAAGATTACATAGACCTCAAACTCAAGAAGTACTGGAAGAATCCTCACAGCTTCTGTGCATACGACGTTGCCCAGGATTTCATGAAGACGGTCCAGTGGGTGTATCTCTATTACACCAGAGGGATAAGAGCCACCAATGCATGGGAGTGGTTCTTCCCTTACAACTACTCTGTTCACGCCAACCTTTTTGTGGAATTCATCAAGTCACAACCCTTCATCTCATATGGATTCAAAAAGACCAAACCGTCTCACCCTCACGAACAACTTCTGAGAGTGATACCTCCATCGAGCAAGTACCTCATCCCATCGCACTTGCATGAACGTGTGGATCGCCTTGCCAAAGAGTACACATTGTTTGAAATCGATAGGGCTGGTAAACGTCAGGAGTGGGAGGCGACTACGATCGTTGACTTTGTCGAGCGCCAATACATTGACAAGAATGACGCCTGGTAGTAGTAAGTAGGTTCATCTTCATTTATCTCTATCCCTTCGGGGATACAGATTTTTTGTTTAGTTCAGATCTCAAGAGGGCCAAGAGTTTGTTCACTAATACCATCAGAAGCCAGAATCTCTAACTTTTTTAGTTTGAAGTTAAAGGACTTTAAAGAAATCTTATGAGTTAAGGTTAACAAAGTCCCTAGAAAAGTTGAAATCTCACTTCACAAAAATATGGAAGTAAAAGTAACTGATACAAATATGTATTGCAACAAAGCTATCGCTATGACCGGTGCCGTTGAGAACATTTTCTCTAACGGAAACAACATGGAGGAGGAGTACGAGACCATGTACGAGGAGGAGGAGGAAGTTCCTCAGTACAACTATGAGGACGAGGGTGCCTTCAGCGACGTTGACTACGATTCCGACTACTGTGAGGCCAAGCTCAGCAAGAAGAGGTGCTTTGAGGATGATGACTCTGAGGACGAGATCTGGGAGGAGGAAGAAGACGATGAGATCGCCACCCGCCTGCAGCTGCTTCGCGAAAAGAGCGAGAAGAACAAGAAGCAGCTCGAAGGTTTGTCTGTCTTGGAGGGTAAGCTGAACTGGCTTGAGAAGGTTCCCATCATCGAGACTGATCTCAATGATGACGACTACCCAGTCCTGGGAGCCATCGTCAAGCCCGCTCCCAAAAAGAAGGAGTCCAAGAAGAGTCCCAAGGCCCGCACCCCTAATACCTCCCCCAAGAGGTACGTGCCTGCCATGATCACGGTACGAGTGGGTAACAGAACCTATATCGAGGTTGAACGCGTCATCTGCAAGGCCATCAAGGAGGGCAAGACCTGCTCTTACGGCGACAAGTGCAAGTTCTCGCACGACTTGCCCAAACCCAAGATCGACTACTCTACCAGGCTCTGCAACTTCATCAGGAACGGCGAGGAGTGCAAGTTCGAGGGGCGCTGCAAGTTCTCTCATGACATCAAGCTCCTGAAGCGCAAGCCGTCTGGAGACAAGAAGACCACCGAACAGAAGGCACCCAAGCCCATGTGCAGGAACGGCCTCAAATGTGAGAATCGCAAGTGCACGTTCACCCACCCCCCTGGTCACAAGAAGGCTCCATCCATGGCCAGCACCGAAGTGCAACCCCAACGAGTGCCCAACAAGTCCCCCACCACCAGGGTCCGCACGCCCAACTCGTCGCCTCGCCAGGCACCTCTTGAGGTTGTGGACAAGAAGTTCCTGCTCTGCAAGAACATGTTCAGGGTTGAGGGAGGAGCCATCAACATCATTGGCGAGTGTAGGTTCGGAGGCGAGTGCAGGTTTGCTCACTCCCGTACTGAGGTGGAGAAGAAGATTAAGGACACCATGAGCGAGTTCGAGTGTAAGCACAAGGGCTGTAAGGGTGTCGAGATCGAGTTCATCACCAAGAAGGACAAGGATGGTAAGGAAAGGAAGACGAGGCGCTACAAGAACAGCGCCGCCCGCAAGTGCTTCAAAATACACGAGAAGGAGCGCGTCACTGACTTCATCATGCGTACTCAGGGCGCTCGCACCTAGGGAAGATGATGACAATTAGCGTTAAGTTTTCGATTAAGTTTCCAACCAAGTCTTCGACTAACCCCTTCTTTCGCAGTAGTGAGTGATGTGCCTCAACCACATATCACTCACTACTGGGCGGCACTAACTAACCACAAAAAACCCAAAAAATCTCATCACATCACGATGTGCCGAGATGATACTAGCTTCACCCAGATAGATGGTTGCTACATAGATACCCAGAATATATGAAGTTTAACGGTAACTACACATGGGAATAAAGTAAAGATGGGTATCAAAGGACTCAGAGATCTACTAAAGAAGCAGCTTCCCTCATATGAGGAGAGGGTGTCAATGAAGGAATTCGAGAATAAAAAGATTGTCGTCGACGCGTCGCTCTTCATCTGTATGTATAAAGCCGCGCATAAAGAGATGTATGAGCAAGCGTTCATGATGCTTTTTACTGCCCTACTCGAACACAACATCTACCCGACATTCGTATTTGACGGTAAGTCCCCGAAAGAGAAGAGTAATGAGAAGAAGAAGCGTGCTGAAAAAAAGGACGCCTCGATAGCTCGCGTTAAGAAACTTGAGAGTGACCTTGAAGAGTACGAAAAGTCGGGTGAGATTAGCCAAGACTTGCAAGATATAAGCGAAAAGGCACGCTCAACTCAAATCATCCGCAAAGGCGCGTCTGTAGAGTTCTCTGTCTCAAAAGTCAAACAATATATTGAGAAACTGCGCGGAAACATCCTACACATCACAGACGCAGACTTCAAGAACGTACAAGAATTGTTAACCATGTTTGGGATTCCGTATATCACGGCGCCGGGTGAGGCCGAGATTTTGTGCGCCGAGCTTGTCAAGAGGGGGGTTGCGGATGCGGTGATGACAAAGGACACAGACGTGCTCGCGTGCTGCGTCCCTATCATGTTGTGTGATGTAGACCTTGGAACAAAGGAGTTTACGCAAATCAGGATAGAGACCATCTTGTCCGGATTGAAGTTGGATGAGCTGAGCTGGTTGGATCTGTGTATCATGTGCGGCACAGACTTCAACGACAACATTCCTCGTGTAGGCCCGGTCACATCACTCAACTACATCAAGAAATACAAGACCATAGAAACAATTGGTGAATCGGTAACCAAAGTGGACAAACACACTAAGCAGAAAGTCAAAATCGACATATCTGCGTTGGCTCATGAGAAGACACGCGAGCTCTTCAGGTGCGATGAAGTACCCGAGAAACTAGAACCTACAATGAAACCAGATCTTGAGAAGATAGAGGAACGCGTCGTGAACAAGCGCCTCAAGATCTCGATCACCACTATCAGGCATAGGCTGGGTATGGACGTCTTAAACTTTACCGAATAACTTCCTAGTTAGTATTCGTAACCCTATGGGGTTATGAATCCAATAGACCCATCCACCTACGCTGTGTTCGTATTGCCTTTTACAATAGTTGATCTGAGTACTTGAAAAACCACTTGTATGTAGAAAGTATTAGGTAAACATGGAAACAAAGAATGGACTTGGAAGGACCGCACACTGCACTGCTAATGGTGTGTTCAAATATGACCACCCATTCAATACAATACCCCTCAATAATTGGGTCAAAACCGTCAACAACCATATGTCTTCTATTTACGGTTGGAAGGCCTCATCTCTCCAACCCGGCGCATTCGGCTACGACAACATGTGCATGTCCATTGGGCGCCTCTTTCAGAACCTCACATTTGACGTAGAAACAGCCTCTGACATTGTTCATGAAGCGTGGGTCGAGAACTACACCTATTGGGTTGCTAATAAACCCTGGAATGGCTCTGCCACGCACGCAAAGGGTGTCTACAGGAAGCCCAAGAACGCGCTCGGAGATGAGCGACGCGAGAGGTGTGCCGCCACCAAGTACGCCGATCTCCCTGATGACGAAAAAGAGAAAGACCGTGTCATTGCTCGATACATCATAAATAACCACCTAGACTACCAACAGTTTGTCAGATCGTTCTCTCCTCGGAACCTTGAGGAGCTCGAAGACAAAACCCTCGTCTTCCCACCATCGTTAGACCCCCTCGCTATTCAACCCACCATAGTCGTCAACGATTTGGATAAACACATACTCAAAAGAACCATAGACTCGTACAAGATCTCAACCAACAACGCTCCCATCTACGACTTTACTACTGACGGACCCAGGCTCTATTTGGGTTCAACCTCACAGGTTGCCCTCACATCCAAGTTCCGCGGTAAACTGGCGGGATCTCGCGGCGTCGTCATCTCCGTAGACGATGTCGATGGAGAGGAACTACCCCTTGTGCGTTTTACAGACGGAGATGAGGTACACGTCGGATACATACACAACGCGATGCCGCTCATGATGGCTAGCTACGTGTCCCTTGCAAGCGACATCAGATTCGAACTTGAGATGTGTCTCGTTGATGGAAACCTGATAAATGTAGACATGATAGGTCAGGCACTTGAGAAGGCTAGAACGTTTGACTGTGTCGAAGTGAGGAACCCGCCTTCATGGACTCCTGAAACCACACTTGATTTCGTATCAGATCCTGTATGGAAACAGGTCTTGAGGGAGGCTTTCGCAACTGAGCGCGGGGCTGAATTCCTTGAGACCTTCAGTTCGTGGGTGTGGTCTCAGTACGACACCACTGTATTCCCACCAACGTACGAGATTTTCGCGGCCCTCAATGCGGCCACATTCGATGCTATCAAGGTGGTCATCATAGGACAGGATCCTTACCACACTCCTAAGAAGGCCCATGGGTTGTCGTTCTCAGTTCTTAACGGAATCCAGCCATCGTTACGTAACATCTACTCTGAGCTGCAGAGGACTGGCTTCACAGTGCCCACGAAGTCTGGCAGCCTGATGAAGTGGGCGGAACAGGGTGTTCTACTCCTCAATTCGTCACTGACTGTGTGTTCAGGGAAAGTGAACTCTCATGCGGGTAAGGGGTGGGAAAAAATCACAGATGAAATCATTCAGCAGATCAGCTCCAGGAAAGACAACGTCGTCTTCATGTTGTGGGGAGCATTTGCTCAAAAGAAGTCTACATCTATTGATGTTAACAGACATTGCGTCCTCAAGGCCGTGCACCCTTCTCCTATGGCCACTGGTTATATAGGATGTAACTGTTTCCGTGATGCAAACAAATACCTCGCCGCGAAAGGCCGTGATGAAATTGACTGGAACTTGAATGAAGAATGAATCTATGTCATGAACTACTTACGATGAACTGAGGCGCGAGGTTCATTGTGCGCGATGTGATCCACATGGTTCGTAGCGCTAAAAACCGAAGACGTTTGAGTGAGGTGAATCAATGGCATCTATTACATCATGATGTAATAGAATAATTTAGACTACGTAGAGTAGGAACAAGATGACGATGATGGCAACCAATAGGTAGATGGGTACGCTACTTGGTTGTGTGAGGTCTAGAAAGTCCTCCCTCAGGTCTTCGTCGTAAGGTATGACACGGAGTGTATAATTACTACTCCGGGTATCGCGATCTTCGTATCCCTCAATAGTACCGTAGGGATTGTAACCGTAATTGCCATAAATCCCCAGTGTAGGATTCTGACCTCTACGGCTATCGTATGCATACCTGTTACTGTACACCATTTTTAACTAGTCAATATTTTATATGATAAACCCATCACCCTGGTTACAAACAAGTTATGTATATTTGGATATTTTTCAAAATAATGAGTATCTTACCCACATCACCACATTCCCCAGAACAACCAAGAGCATTCCTTCCTACCCATTCAAACCAACCTCTAATTAAAGGGTGTAAACGCAAGGCTAGCGGTAATCCTCGGTGCAGTCCCCGCCCCCTCAAAAGGGCTCGCTATGACGATGTTTGTGAAACCATGGAATCAATCATGCAAGACATGGTTCAAGCGTATCCACAATCACCTCAACCCATTTCCATATGATAGTTTTATTTTTAGAAGTGCACGACTCCCACAACAGGTCCACGTCCATCTCAAGAGACGTCCCTTTCATGATTCGATGGTTATGTGTATTTACCATTCCTCTCATATGCTCTTGTGATAGGAAGTCAATCGCCATGGCGTATAGGTCATCCTCGTCTAAGCTATTCTTGACCTGATGATGGTAATGGATGAGGCGCCTGTATACTATCTTATTTTTATCCTCAAACAGGACCAGAAGTTCATCAATGAACTCTAATAGTTTAGTTTTGAATACATGCATTTTGAGGATACTGGGATGTTTATAACCCTTCAGAGCTTTACCTGCTATCGTGCCAGTATTTTCCCGAAAGCCACAGTCTTGTTATCAGACCTCAACACAATCCTTCCAAATCTCTCAAAATCAGCAAACCTCTCCACACATACTGGTCTAGCAAACACCATCCTAACGACTATAACCTCATCCGGTCTGACAAATCTAGGTTTCTTGCGCGCTTGTTCACCAACACAATCAAATGTTTGATACCCATCATCCTGGCTAACGAGGCGTGTTCCTTTGTTTGACCATCCTTTTCAAATCCTGTTTCAAACTCGCCTCTGCGTGCAGACACAACGAGAACGGCAATGTCTGCCTGAGCAGTGCCGCTAATCATGTTAGGTACGAAGCCTCTGTGTCCAGGGGCGTCCATGAGGGTGAAGTGTTTGACCACTTCTCCATCACCGATCGTGAAGTGCGCCGTGCCCACCTCCACGGTCTTACCCCGTTTCCTCATTTGTGTCTAGAGAGTGTCTAAGGTCATCATCTGTTTTGAGGTCGACGGGTCCTATCTGTCGAATGATCTGTCCGCCTATAGTAGACTTGCCGGCGTCCACATGCCCAATGAATACCAAACAGTAATACATTTTAGGTAACCAAAACACTTCATAAAGCTGCTATCTAATGGTCCAATCAAACTACTGAATAGTTGAATTATAGGTTACCTTGGAAACAATAAACGTGAGTATCAAGATGACAACTCCTCAGATTTGCTGCGTTGACGGGAACATCGGTGCCGGAAAGAGTACCATCCTGAATAAACTCAAAGATGAGGGTTACTTGGTGTTTGAGGAAGATTTGAGCAACTGGGGTACCCTGCTGGACTGCTTCTATCAGGACCCCAATCGTTGGATGTGTACGCTCCAGATCAAGATCCTCGCCTCTATGCGTTCCCAATACGACCGCATGTGCGCTCACAGAGGCGACCGCTACGTCTTTGTAGAGCGTTCCCCCATCTCATCGATGATCTTTGTCGAGAACGGGGTCAACAACGGTTTCCTCACTAAGGACGAGAAGACCCTCATCCATGACATCTACGGGCGTCTCGTTTGGAAGCCGGATCTCAGCTTCTACATCAACACAGATGTGAACACATGCTTTGATCGCATGCGCACCAGGAATCGTGCATGTGAGCGAAACATCGACAAGACTTACCTACAGTTCCTCCACGAGGGGTACATCAAAACGTACGAACGCGAAGACATGAGGGACAGTTCGCATATTATTGACGGTCTTCCTCCCACGGATAGGATAGTGAGGCAGATCCTCGATAAATTGCATAAGGATACTGAGGCGCAGCCCGACAGATAACTTGAATTTAACTTTCAAAAATAGCAGCATAGGTAAAACAAAACCATGGATCGCGGAAATCAGAGTGGTACGAGCAATGGTTCAAACAGCGGGTCAACGAAGCCAATTCAGTCGTCTCAAGTGTCATCAACCACAACAAATACTCAGGACAAGCATCCTATCTTGTCGGCTGCTCTGGCAGGAGTACGTAAGTACTGAGGTTAATTCCATTCCTGTCTCTTCATAACCTTACGGGGTTATAAAAACGTATCCGACTACTATTCCTCCTTCATGGTATCGAGTTTGATTAGAGGATCATTCATGTACTTCATGAAACCCTCGGGATCGTGGTCGTCAGGGATGTGGGCTGCCTTACGTCCAGCCATGTATTTCTCCATATACTTTTCCTCGAACTCGGGGTTACGGTTCTTCATATCGACCAACCACTCTACAACTTTCTTCTCGTTCTCAACACATTCAGCATGCTTCTCGATGTGCTTCTCAATCGAATACCTGAGATGGGCCAGTTTTACGCGTTGGGCGATGTAGTTGTCTTCATCGTCCGCGTTGGGGTCCTTCTCGGCATTGCGCAACAGCTCCTCTTCACGCCTCTTGATGTCTTCCATCTCCTTCTGGTCCTTCTGACGTTGCTTGCGCACGTTCTGAGCAATGGTGTGTTCCGTCTGTTGCTGAAGATCGATCTCGTTAACCTCCTCAGACATCCCCTCCGTAACCAGAGGAAAAGGCACGCCCACGATGCATGTGAACACAGAGTTGGTGGAGTCGATGTCCCTCACGATCTCTTCTGCGCGCATCTCTGCCTCCTGCTGCGTTACGTAAGCGCCTCTGATCTTGCCAACTCCTTTCACCAACTGAGGACGAGCTTTCAGTTCAGCAAGCTGTTTCTTGTGTTGAGGCTTCAGGCTACCCTTGATATCATCAAGAAACTTGATCATATCCATATCCTGGTGTTCAATATATGAGAAGAGGGCAAATTTGGGCTCGCCTGCTCTAGGGGGATCCACGAAGCGCCTGTTGATGCGTGGGAACTCGTTCACATCTTTAACCAATTCATCCTTGGCCACCTGGACCTCCTCATTTGAAAGAGGTGGTTCATTGGTGGGATGGGTGGGGCGAAACGTCTTTTGGTTACTCATTTTTGATACACAAAGATAATGCATAACCCTCCTCATGAGGCTGACTCCATGGGAACCAGGATATGAGAAAAGGTCGAATCAACTTGTGAAGACCAGGAGAACCAACTCGTGGATCAAATTTACAGGGCTCTCAGCTTCATTTTTATATGACAAGATTAGCATCATATAAAGGATGTATAGTGCCAAGGCGCAAATATGCTATAAACACAGTTATAATTGTTGATCTTACGATCTCCACTCAATGGTTATTTTACATCTTTTACCTATTCCGACTAGTTCCAGAAACTTAAATTCAACTTATTTACCTCAACACTTATTTAGAATTCATCTTTTGAGGTGTTACGAATGTGGTCTTCAACTTGGACAAATGTTCGTCATTCAAATCGTCAAACACCTGCATCATGTTATCCTCAAAACATTTGAGATAGGGCTCGTATATGATTGTGAAGTCGTAGTGGACGATGTGGTTAAAGAAATCATAATCAGTGGGAATCAAAGGGGATTTCTGTATGAGGACCATCATCAAGAACTTGTGAAACATTGTATGGTTGCTGATGAAGGAGAGATTGTTCATCATATTTATGAATGCGTCGTAGTGATTGTTGTGGGACGCCAGCCAGAACCCCACCTTGAAGGTGTTGGTTCCGTAGTATTCATGGTAAAACGTTCTAAAGATCTTGATCATATACGCGGTCATGGTAGAGATCATGTTATCAGTAAGCATCCAAAGTGTGTTGTCCAGCACCCACAACCTGGCGCCGTCTGGGTTGATGCTCTTCAGGTTGTAGAACGACCAATGGGTATTCTGGTTTCCACCAATATTGAGGTAACCTATTGAGTTGTTGCGGTAGGGACCAACCAGTCCTCTCTCAATCACTTCATCCACGGGAACGCACACGAGTGACGGTATGCAGCAGTGCCTCACTATGTCGTCGAAATTGAAGGGTTTCAATTCAGGAGGTTTCATGTAACACCTCAGTTCAATCTCCCGCGACAGCCTAATAGAATCATCAGGTGTCAGAGGTCCTCTGGTTTGGGTAAGACATCCCTTATACAAAGACAACCTTACATCATTGACAGACATGTGGTCAAGGATGCGGGCGTGGGCCTTACCAGCCTTCCTGAGCATGACGATGTGTTCATTCAAGATCTTCTTATATTCGCAGATATCGACTACACCTAATAGAGCATTCCTTACTATTGATAGAGTTAACCACAATTCGTCATCATCCTCACCATCTTCGCACATTTCCTCGAGAAGAATATCAAGGGTCTCAATACATGTTATCTTAAGGTTTGCGATCGTGTTTGTTTCAAGGTTTACATGTATATGCTTGTTGATTGTTGTCATTTCCTGTTTGATGAGTGACATGGTGATGGCCGATAGGTGGTGACACTGTTGTTGAACGTATTGCTGGTGATAACTGATCTTATCCGCCTCTGTGGCGATGGTGGGCGCATTCCTGAAATTTTGAGGAATCTTGGAACGGTCTATTTTGAACTCGTTTTCACTACCTAGGAACATGTTTAGCAGGGAGCCTGTTGTGTCGGGCTCTTTCCCCTCAAGTATGGATTTCTTTTTAATAAGGCCTAGAAGGGTGCCAACCTTGATGACGTCCATATCAACGATGTCAACGGGGATGCCAGTGGCTTTTGAGGAGGCTTCACGGCGGGTTCGGTTCTTCTCGTCGTGCTCTTTCTTGCGCTTTATCTCCTCGTCGAGCTTGCGCAGTTTCTCTTTCTGCTCATCAGTTAGTTTCAAAGACATCTTTTTTAGGATCTATAAGGATGTTTAGATCAGATGATGCGTAAACGATGACGATTTGAAAAGAGGTTAAAATTAAGTGTCTAATGTTACGAACCACCACTTGTCAATCTTCTCATTATACTAAAATGGATGTTTGTGATCAATGGAAATTAGATAAATCCATCAACCCAAGGACTAATCGTAAGATCAAACCTACTGGGAAGGTATATAAGGATCTTGAGGCCGAATGTGCCAATAAATCCCCTAAACGTAGACGCGCTGGAGGACTCACAGGAAATCTCGACCAATATTCACCTAAGTGCCTCAAGTGGCGTAATAACCCAACAGTCAACCCAACCACAGATAGGAAGATCAAGATTGGTGGGCCAACCTACCAGAAACTTGAAGAAGAATGTGGCCCCCCTGACACCGCCCATTGTGATGAATGGAGAGCTAACCCAACCAAGAACCCCAAGACGGATCGCACTATCAGTCCGCGAGGCAAGATCTATCAGTGGTATCAAAAGAACTGTGGCGACGTCGCCACAGGCACTCCCTCAAAAACTCAGACCTGGTTCACAGAACGCCTGGACAAGGGACTGCGCATCAACAACAGCCTCAGAACCATCAATGCCGACCAGTGGGACATGTGCATGACCGGCACCAGCGCGCCAGCATTCAGGGCCAACTTCTCAACCATGGCTGAGATAGGCATGGGGTCATTCGGTCAGATATACAGAGCCACCATAAACACGGGTCATAACGACGAACTCGTGATCAAAGAAGCGTACCTCACACCCGATGAGAAGAGGATTCTGAAGAAGACAACAGGTCAGAACCAGAAGTGGGAGACGGTCCAAAAGAACTCATACCCTCACGAGAACAGAATCCTAGACCTCGTCAACCAACTCCTCTTGAGTCGTAGGTGCCCTAACTTCGTATACGTCTACAACATGGCCATGTGCGACGGGTGCAAGGTTCAACGCCTCTTCGATAAACGAAAACCAAACACAGAATCTTGCTATGTAACCTTCATGGAATCTGCAACCACTGATCTTGATCATGTTGACTTGCTTAACTTCGAAGAGCAGTTGAGTGTACTCTATCAATTACTCATAGCCGTGTACGCCATTCACCGCTACTACGCCATCTGGCACCGCGACATCAAGACCTCAAACATCTTTGTGGACCTGATCAAACCCGGTGGTTACTTCGAGTACGTTATTGAGGGTAAGACCTACTACGTCAAGAATACCGGTGTGGTCGCATACCTCGCCGACTTTGGCGTCTCGGAGGTTATGTCACCCCTCTACGCGTTCACGAATTACTATGGAAGTAGGAACGCAGAGGTGATGCGGTCATCTCGGGAGGTGGGCGGGAGCAACCTATACTGGAATCCTATCTCACTCTCGAGCAAGCCATCCATAGACTGGTATGACCGAACTACTGGGTCCAAAGTAAGAGGGACTAGGAATCTCATCACCAATCCCAACATCAAAAGCTCCGTGCCTATCAACCTCAACAATAACCATAAATTCCCCGCGTTTGAGTTCTTTGATGACATACAGGACGTGATTCGCATTTTTGTGGGTGGTAAGCAAGCCGCGCAACCAGGTAGACACAAACCTATGATGACACTTAGTCCTGAATTGAATTCTCTAATCGCGGACAAACAGGCGTATTTGCCCTCACTTAGTTCTGTGTATCAGATTCACGGAACTGTCAAGTACGTGTTGGCTCATGAAATGCTCGATCAGTTGTACATTAAACCTCAGTCTGTCGATAACGTGGTGGATCGATTTGTGATGTGAGCTACAGTAAACAAATGAACATGATAGCAGGAGTTGATGAGGCCGGTAGAGGACCACTCGTTGGCAGCGTCATAGCGGCGGCCGTTATCTTAGATCCCCTCAAGACAATCACGGGTCTGGCTGATTCAAAGACCCTATCTGAGAAGAAGAGGGTTATGTTGGCAGAGCAAATACGTGAGTGTGCGGTAGATTGGGCAATAGGCGAGGTTACCCACGCGGAGATTGATGAACTGAATATACTGCAAGCGTCACTACTTGCCATGAAAAGAGCCGTTGAGAACCTGGTAATCAAACCTGACAGTGTGTTGGTCGACGGCAACAGGACACCTGACCTGAGAGATGTGCCATGTAGCGCTATCGTGAAGGGAGACGCCAAGGTGCCTGCCATCAGCGCTGCCTCCATTCTGGCCAAGGTCCACAGAGACGATCAGATGAGGGTTCTCCATAGGATGTACCCTCAGTATGGGTTTGACAGGCACAAGGGCTATCCGACGAAACATCACCTCACGATGCTGTGCGAGCACGGCCCTATTAGCGAACATAGGAAGACTTACAAACCCGTGAAGATATATTTGTAATTTATGACCCCATGGGGTTATAAAGCCTAGACTGACGATGTAAACCTCCTGTATTCGAGCACAACACACAGAACCAAGACTCCTCATTGGTTCCTACTCCTCATTAGGGGTCGTTTATCCAAACTAAATTTCAATTTATCATCATCCTTCAAAAATGGCTTCAAATGAAAAATTTTGGATGTACGATGTGACTCAGCTGTTTAGATCGTTTGACCTTCTACCGAGTCCCGAAGACAGCCTGTCAGCCAAACTCAATACAATCACGCGACTGGCCCTAATAGTATGTATCGTAATTGCTGCATACAAGCCAGCACTCGCCTTCAGTACATTGATCCTCATCATGGTCGTTACTATGAGCGTCTACTCAGGAGCAGTGGCAGACCCAACTATTGAGGGATTTGAACCAGGTCCTAACGATCCATACGGATTGACTGTTTCACATGATGCCCCTAACCCATCGGCTGGGTGTGGAACAAAACAACAACTATATGAATTCATGAGGGAGTACAACTCTACCAAGCTTCGCTCGGCGGGCGGCTATGCCGCTACCCGTTATCCAGACCTTAATAAAGTGGGATTCCCTACCACACAGAAGAGGTTCTGTAACGACGCGGTCTCTCTTGAGTACGGCCCAGACTACGTGTCGCCAAATCAGGAACTGGTCGGTGGACCAAATCCCAAAACCATGGTGCCCCCACTCGTGGCCGCTCCCTCTCATGATCTTGATTCCTGGCGTAACAATGACTTCGCAGTCCACTCTCAGATCAACAAGGAGACCAACTTTGACGCAGAGAAGTCAGGCTACAACTGTGGTATCCTCCCAACCAAGTGCGAAGACTGCATGTACGTACCATGCCAATGCAAGGTACTGCAAGGGCAGATCAATCAACGACCAGCAGGTATGATGAGTCCTGGTCTAGGTGGAAAAGACCACTCCCTCCCAGAAGTTACCATTGAGACTGATAACTCCATGGTGAATGGAGATGTTGTGGAGGGTTTCAATGGGCATATTGGTGCGCGCAGCTTCAACCACGGCCGCAGCGCTATCGACCCTTCAAGTACCTATGAGGGAAGGCGCGTTGGGGGACATACGCGCACAGTCATCAGCAGCAGACGCGGTGAAGGCCGCGGACGACGCGATATCATAACAAACAGACCCCTGGGGGCTGACAGACCAGCTGGAAGACCAGGCGGCCCTGGAAGGATTAATCGTGAACAGCGGAGGCAAATCATTAGGGACCTCATCAACGAACTGGAAGATAACGAACCCAAGAAGCGCAAACCGTACATCAGGCGGTATGTGAGGGATGTGTTCTTGGATAGGCGTCTCGGGGACGTGAACGATGTGGAGATAGACGAGATCATTGAGGAGATCGCGTCCAGGTTCATCATGACTCCCAGACAGGAGGAAGAGAGTGAGAGCCCAGGTATTGCCCCTTGCTTCGAGAGTCCTAGACGCGACAACATCATCACTCAGACCCTCCAACCAGGCGTCTTTCAAAAGTCGCACATCGGCGAACCTATCCAAAGCAATATCGGCATCTCCTACACTCAGGAATGGGGACCCACTGAGGTACAAGAAACCAACAACATGATCAAGTACACCATGCGCGATCCCAAGAACGTCATCATCACTCCTCGGATCAAGGAAGAGGTCATAAATCAAGACCATTCTAATGTCTACGATCCCAGGTTCACAGGGTACGGTACCAGTTATAGATCTTACACAGACAAACTAACAGGCAGACCCAAGTTCTTCTATGACGATGTGGATGCCATCATGATGCCGAACTATGTAACGCGGAGTAAGGTCGACGTGTTTCCGTGGGCCAACACGTATGGTCCTGATAAGATGATGAGTGCGAGTGAGGGTGACGAATACAGGCAGTTGGCCAATAACGCATTCACATATTCAGCGCTCACGTTCAGAACGGAGCTACAGGAGCGACTTATGAGGAAACGTAACGCGGAACTGTGGCAACGCAGAGTTGCGCCTATCTCGACGATGGGGCGACTAGGATCATCTATGAAGTCATGCTTGTAAATGAAACCGATTGGATGATTCAGAACTCTTTCAATTCTATAACCCCTCAAGGTTATAGATTGTTAGTTATCCCAGGATAACGACTAAACAGCTACTGGCTGGGATCGATGACACCCCTGATGTTCTCAACTAGGACATCAGCCTTCTTGTTCGAATACGACAGACCGTGGTCATGGGCAATACTCTTCAAAATTTCCTTACTCGTGTATGAGATTATCTGGCTAGTAGGGATTTCATGAATTCCAATCATCCACAGAGCAGTGTTTTTGTCAATAGAATTGACACGGCTGAAGTCGTAGAGGTAGAATAGAGCACCCTTAACGATGGAGTAGTCTCGTTGAGAGAGCTTATCCTTGTAACTATCAAAGATACTCTTGTATTTCTGACGATTACGGTTTTTGAAGGCTCCTCTCACATCGCTAGCCTCGCCCACACAGATGCTCAAAAGCTCGCGGATGAGGGTCGGGTACTGTCCACATGGTGGCGCGGTAGGAACCGTCCTCTCAACCCTGGAGGGGGTATCAACGGAAACATCATCTAATTGAACAGTCTCAATAGCAGCAGACAGTTGTTCCACGTCATCATAAGCGACCGGGATGAGGGTGCGCGGAGTGTGAGCGCTCTTGGGAGCGCTCTTGCGTACAGCAACCTTAGGATCGACCTTCTTCTTAGGAAGCCTCTCTGGTGATTTTGGTTTCGGCATCTTTTGGGTTACAGAAGCCGGCTTTAGATCGTTTACGTGAGGTAAAAACAACCCTGTAGCCAACTATGACTCGCCTCTTGATAAGAAATTTCAAAGTCATATTAACCTTCAAAACCGTTGAATTTGTTGTGTTTGAACTCTAAAATCTTCTCAGCTTACGAAAAGAGATGGATCAGTATCTAGAAATATACACTCCGGTGGCTGAATTGGCGAACCGGATTGACCTCGGTAATACGATTCGTTTAACCTTAAATCCAACCACTGAGCTCAATTCCTTTAAACAGATGCTCCAGAGCATCGACATCCCGCCTGTCGAACTCAGCAACCTCGTATTAGACGGCACGATAGGCAACTATCGTCTCACACTCGACGGACGGGCTGTGGACATCGTCAGAGGGGTAGAGGACCTCAGATACAACGCTAACCTCCTCAATTTTCTCACGCGTCTGGGACTCACGCAGACCACCACCGCTCAGGCCAAGGAGGCCGAGATCAAGACTCAGTACGCCCAGAACGCCATCGGTTTCCATCAAATTATGAGGATGAAAAACAGGAGTAGGATCGCAAAAGAAATCGCTGGGCGTTATGGGAAGAACCCCAGGAACGAACAGGAATTGGAGGCTATCCTAAACAGGGATGCCAATCTCAAGGGTGTATTTGAAGCCTTCCTACATAAATTGAAAAGTTCTTACGTGGTGGATCCAAACGCGAAGCCGTACGGCGACTGGGTGCGCAAACAATATAGACGCAGCACCTATGACCTCCCCACTCTGTTCAATACCATCAACAGACACAAATTGTCACTAGGAGGCTGTTGGGCTGTGAGGGCAGATGGCTACAAATGTCTGGTAGCGTCACTTTCTTGCAATCCTATCAGGGAGCAAAGGCAATATAGATGTTCCCCAAATAACAGGTGTGGCCCTGATAAACAACAGCCTTGCTACGGATGTCTGAAGTGGAATGCCAACAATACGTGCGCGGAGGCGCCGCCGTGTGAGAACCGCAGAGAGGGTTGCTCTAAGGCCTGCTCCAATCGGAAGATTGAGGTTCCTAGCGACGCGGTCCTCATCTGCATCAAGCGCACGTTCTGGATCGCAGCGCAAGACTATATGAATCAGAATTTCACGATGGTTCCAGGACCAGCTCCTTTAGCACCTTCTGGTGGTGCTGTTGTGACAGACGATACAGACGAACCCGACGACGAGGACGCAAATGAGCTCCCCTACGATGAGGACGAGCCCATCACCGATGAGGAGCTGCCTGCGGAACGTCCACTATCAGCAACAATTGCTGAATTCTTTGGGTCCACGTGGGTTATTTGGGTCATCGGTTTCGTCATTATAGAAATCATATTCTACAGAGGAATGAGGCGATACTGATCACCATCACCAAGATGAAATCAACGTAAGCCGTAAGTATCGTTACCCCATGGGGTAACGATGTTTGTGTAACCAATTCGATCTATAGACACAATACAAAGAGAAAAATGAGTCATTTACAACTAGCTGTTGTTCTTATGGTAAAAAACGAAGAGAAGAGGATTGAAACTACATTGACGAGTGTGAAGAATGTTGTCGACGGTATCATCGTCTTCGACACCGGGACCGAGGACAAGACGGTCGACATCATGAAGCGCTTCGCCAAGACGCATAACCTCCACTTCCATCTGCTTCAAGGGCAGTTTGAGGACTTTGCTACCTCACGAAACAGACTACTCGAGTTTGCAGACAAGCACTTATACGATTACCTATTACTGCTAGACAGCAACGACGAGTACAGATCTGACAAAAACTTAAAGGAGGTTCTGGATGGTAGACCTGAACAAGGGTTTTTACTCCATCAACAATGGTATATTGGTCCTGGAAACGAACTGGACTACTACAACATCAGATTGATCAAACCCAACATCGGTTTCAGGTACAAAGGTTCTGTCCACGAGTATCTAGAGGTACCTCCCAGAGCCACGATAGGCAAGCTGAACGGCGACGTCATCCTCTATCAAGACAGAGTGAAAGACAATGATGGCAAGTCACAAACCCGATGGAAGAAGGATCTTGTACTACTCAAGAAGGACATAGCTAGAAACCCCAACAATGGACGTACACAATACTACTTAGCCCAGACCTACGACTGCCTCAACATGAAGAAAGACGCTATGTTCTTTTACAAACAACGAGCCAACAACAAGGATGGGTTCTTTGAGGAGAGGTTTAACTCGACGATGAAGTGTGGTGAACTGGAGCGGGACGAGGACGAGCGCGTCAAATGGTATCTCAAAGCGTATCAGATTATTGAGAGAGCGGAGCCTTTAATCGAAATTGTGAAAATCTATAGGAAGAAGGACAAGTTCAGGCTTGCGTTTCTGTTTGCTAAACTGGCTTGTGAGCTCCCCTATCCCTCAAATTGTGTGTTGTGGGTGAATCAGAAGTGTTATAACCATGATAGGTGGCAGGAACTGGGGGTCCTGGCATACTATGTGAAGGAGTATGAATTGGGGAAGAAGGCGTGTGAAAAAGCTATAGAGTCGGGTCACGATGCTGACCTCAATAAGAAAAACTTACTTTTCTATGAGAAAAATGTGGTTCAAGAAAGACATCTCAAAGATAGAGACTAAGATGTTTGTGATTTTGTTTTGGCTCGCCGTGATAGTGCTGGTGGTCCTGCTTCTCTGGAACTGGCTGTCCGGCGAGAAGGGAACATACACAGATCACACACCTATGATGTGGGACTTGATGGGAAAGAGTGTGAACAAACCTAAAAAGAAAATGTCATTTGAGAGCAAGGGGGAGACCGAATGCAGGCGAGCGGTTGAGCATCTCACAGGAAAACCATTTCCTAAGGCTAGGCCCAACTTCATGGTGAATGGTGTGAGTGGACACAATCTAGAGTTAGATTGTTACAACGATGAACTCAAAGTTGCGGTTGAGTACAATGGGGAGCAGCATTACAAATACATACCTTACTTCCACACAAGCAAAGATGCCTTCTACAACCTCAAATACAGGGATGATATGAAAAAGAGATTGTGTGATCAGAATGGTATCACTCTAATCACTGTACCTTATAATGTAAAACACGAAGACATTGAAAAGCATATCAAAAATAACTTACCAAAATGAGTCATAGCCTTATTGTTTTCTATATAAAATGTCTTTCAGAGTAAGTATTCTGTAACCTCGAGAGGTTATAGAATGGGACAATCACATATAATTTTATGCTTTACATGCAGTACAATCTTGATAATACCAAAGTAGGAACAAACTGATCACAAGAACAACGACACCGGTGGAGATCATAATCCGTTTCCTCTTTTGGTAATCTTCTTTTGAGGACAAGCCTGCTACACCGGCACCGGCCAATGCGATGGGAACAACCATACACATACCACAAAAATCTTCGCGAACTTCTGTCATTTTGTATACACGATATTTTTCCGTCCATCTACACAGGCACACGTCTAGACTCGACATCCACTTCGTAGTTGGTTTGATTCCTGTTCCAGATCTGCTTACTCATGAGGTCTTCCCTGTGAAACTGGCTGTCTCTAATCCAACTAAGGCAGTTCTTGTTGTCCATACTGGCCCTGCAGTAGTGAGGTTTATGAGAATCCATGGGGTCAATGTAATCTTCCTTCACTACGAGTCCAGGCTTAATGAACAGTTCTGAAATGAAGGGTACTGCAAGATCCTTACCGTAGTAGTATGTGTTTTGGCCTGCATGTATATTTGAGTAAGAATCGTAACTCGCGGCTTTATAGCCTGTTATGTATGGCGTGTCCCATACTTGGACCTTACCATTGAGGGGTATGTTATCAAGTGCTAACCTCTGTCCGCTGTGTGCAGGGCTAACAAGTCGTGGGTCTTGGCTGACGAATGCTACTTTATTACACACATCACGTGCAGACTGAGACACACAGGGAATCTTTTCAAAGTCGGTGTCCCAGGAGGTTAAAACGTTCATCCTCACGTACTCGTTGTTGCAAGCATCGTATCCACCTGTAACTGGGCGAACGTCTATGCGAACGGGAGGACACGGAGGCCGTGCATCAGTCCTACTACCGGTTTCACTCTGGTAAGTTCTAGTCTTAGTAGTCATCTTTTGTTATGTGAGGAGAAAAGCCTGTAAAAAATATCTATGTTAAGCAAAAGATGGACGACATTATGTTATTGATGAATAAAGTCATCATCGACATCCATGGGGGGTTCGACGACACCCAGTTCGGGATTTTTGATGACGACGAGCAGGAACAGCTTCGCCACATCTGGCACAACGTCGCCAAACGCGATGCAATGAAGTTTGTTAACATCCTCTCGCCAGCCCAGAAACAGAGAGTTGCGATATGGGCCGCAAACCGCACAGAATATACAGTAGACGAACTTGTCAAAGCCCTCAAGAAGTTCACCAAATTCCTTGAATCGGCCAGTTACGCCAATCATACCTTCTATCCCAAACCCAAGCACGTGAGGAACACAAGCATGTTCCGCAAGAAAAAAACCATCCAGTAAGACCACCTCGTCTGAAGGTGCTAGGGCAATCAATGGCCTGCTGCTTCTTTCAGAAAAAGTATATTGAAGAGGAAGACGACGATCTAATCCCACTGTGTCAATTCAATGATTGATGTTGATTGGTATCTTGGTTGGGTATTTAATCTGGGGGAAAGGTTAGGTAATTTGAAACTTGTATTCCCAGGGAATACAAGTTGATTTCAGAATAACACCTAGTGAAGCCCTAAAGCTAATCATCTGTATATCAAAATGGAATGCCAAATCTGCTGTAACAAATACACCTCAAAATTGAGGCGAAAGTATACATGCATTGAGTGCTCGCAAAGCGCGTGCACCGGGTGTGTGTTCAAACACATAATGAGCAACCTGGGAGATGTCAAGTGTCTCTTCTGCGACGCCCAGATCCTCATCACGGACCTGAGAGAGTATCTATCAACCTCCAAATACAAACATCTCACCGACAAAGAGGTAGACCATCTTTTCCAACTCGAGATCGGCATGCTAGACGCCACAAAGGCCGCTCTTGACGAGGAACAGCGTCTCGTTGAGATGGAGGTCGTCATCGGATGGATGCGCAGAGATGGCTTGAACGATGCGCAGATCTTCCACTCCCTAACCGAGATGGGATACATGAAAGAGAGGCCTAAGAAGACCTTATCTCTCACCCACATGTGTCCCAAATGTAATGACCTCTTAACCAACAAAACAGAATGGGAATCGTATACCTGTGACTCGTGCAAGATCAAGATCTGTAGTCTCTGTATTGAGGAACGGCGACCTAATCATCAGTGTAATAAAGAGTTGTTAGAGACGCTCAAGCACATAAACGCCACGTGCGAGACTTGCCCCAAGTGTCAGGCTGTAATTGAGAAAGAAAGCGGAGGTTGTGACCAAATGTTTTGCACCAAATGCAACACCACCTTCTCATGGACAACTCGCCGCATTCTGACCAAAGGCGAGATCCGCCACAACCCCCACTTCTACGAGTGGCAACGACAACAAGAAGGCGCTGCCCGCAACCCACTGGACAACCCATGTGAAGGTTACTTCCTCATCAAGTGTCAGGAAGAGCTCAACGATATAACCATCCTCCCTGAGACGCTGGTCACCAGTACTCTCAAAGGTGCCCAGAAAGAAGTCAAAAGAGCCGTTGAGGTAGCGACAGGCGACCCAAACCACAAAGGAGTCCCTCTATCGGTTGATAAAGGGTCTTACCTCAAGTTCATCCAGGGTATGTTGGTCCATTCTATAGAGATCATCGTGGGCATCCAAGAGCGCGACGACTTCATCAGGTATCAATTCAGGGCGCGCTATCTCACCAAACGTTTTAATTACAAACGGTGGAAGATGAGATTCAAGCAACACATCAATACCCTTCGTAGAAATAATGAAACAAAGACAATCTTGTTAGCATGTCTTGATGCTCTGTACTACATAACGATGACGGCGGATGGGGACACACTCATGTTGGAACAACTGTTTGCCTTCATAACGGCCGAGCTCAAAACGGTGCAGGATCATTATGGAAGAACATTCAATTATGTGATCAGCACTGAGAACGTGATACTTCCCTACATGGCTTGAATGAAACTAATTTACTCATAACCTCGAGAGGTTATGAGATGCTTACATTTTATTCAGTACGTACATGGTATTGAAGGTCTGTAAATCGTGATGATGGCTACGATTAGCACAACGAATATAAGATGTTACGGAAACCAAGAGCAGTTAAAGTACTGGGAAGCCAAGCGCTCCACCAGAAATCCTGATAATGTTCGTATTCAAACCAATGATGATGAACTCAAAGGTCTGTGCGTAATCCTGACCGGTTCCAGCGGCACCGGTACCTCCCGCACCCACAATGGAGGAGGCAGAGGCAGCAGGTACAACGCTCACGTTAGTCAGCTTACCGTAATTGGTAGAACCAAGGGGGTCGACGTTGTAGAAGCCCAGAGAGTACGAGTACAGATGGTATCCAGTAGGCTCTGGGATGCTGGGCGCCTTGTAGAAGGGCTCAACAAGGGAGTAGTAGTCAGAACCCATCTGGTTGAGACGGTTGGTGTTCTCGTAAGTAAAGGTGGTGTTAGCAATAGGATCGAATGCACCAGGTGGCTCAAACACAACAACAGCAGGACCTGGGACGGGGGATGCAGATGTGTAGTTGGACCAGATGTTACTGTTGGTGATGTTCCTGACCGCGAAGAACAGAGCCTTGATAGAGTGTGAGAACCTGATGTCGTAGCTCTGGTTGGGGTTGGTAAGTGGAGTGAAGTTCTGTCGCGGGGCCGTCTGCACCTGCTCAATGAGGATGTCTCTGGGAGCGCAGGCCATTCGTTTACGCTCCTCGTTGGACACAATTGAGTAGTTGGCCCAGACCTGGATGTTGGTGAGCTCGGGGGCGGCGGCGATGTCGGTTCCGACGACGGGCACCGCCGAGGGGTTGGTGTTGACGACGGGGGCGCTGTTGTCAAGAACGAGCAGCTCGCTCCAGTTGCGGAAGTTGAAGGAGATACGCATCTCGTTGTAGGGCAGCGCAGCAGTGGGAAGGGCCACACCGCTGTCACGGGTGAAGAAGAAGGGAAGAGGAAGATTGAGGTTCTGGCTGACCAGGGGGCTGCCAGCGGCATGGGGAGCGATAAGGCTGTCCACGTTGCCAATCATGTTGTCGTAGCCCACGCGCTTGCTTGCGCTCACGGTGAAGGCAGACCAGAAGTCGAGGAAGTAGTTGTCGAATCGCTCGGCCACAAGATCGTTGAAGGAGATGCAAGCCTCCCTGATGAGGTTGTGCATGAAGTTGCGAGTCCAGCGAATCCTACCGTCGGCGCCAAACTGGTTGCCGGGCAGGAGGGTGACCTCAGGGATGGTGAGTCGAAGCCATGCCTGGAGGAGGTAGTCGCCCGCTCTGGAGATGGAAACGGACCACTCCTGGTTGAAGCCTGCTGCGCCGGAGGATCGGGACAGGATGACCGGCACCTGGGTGAACCAGGTTGACTTGCGGGTCTCTCGGACAAAATACGCAAAAGCCTGGTTTGAGCCGTATTGGTACTTCTCAATCTCGTCAAAAGTGGCAAGATCAATGAATCCGCTAGTGATATTTGATCCAGTAGTCGTCATTTTTAAGATACCGAAGATAATTTTTGGCGCCTGTGTCGCCCGCCTCATGAACGAATGAATAAATAACCAACCACAGGATGAGATGAGTAACGATTTGGACGATAATTTGACTTGTAGTTGAATCGAAGGCGCTACTGTGACAAACAAATTAAAATAAAGATGCTAAGATCTATGACAAAGGTAAAACGTGATGTATCAAATAGACACAAACAATTCCGTCAATGGCATGACGGCATTGATGAATCTACAAACTAATACAGACTATATCGTATTTGAAGTGGCTGGTAAACGTAGCCAAATTCGTGTTGCGGGGACATACGAAACACCATGGTTCAACGGGCTTGATGTCTGTGCCATTCTTGAATATAAAAACCAACAAAAAGCACTACAGGACCATGTGAAACATAAATATAAAAAAAGTCTCGGTGAACTGAGTTCTGAGATGCCCACTGTTTTGGGGGGGGACTCTTTAGGTTCAGGTAACTTGACAAAAGAGTACCATGCCGGCAAAGCAATCTACATAAACGAATCGGGGTTCTACAGGCTTGTCCTGAAGAGTAAAGCCCGCTTGGCTGAAGCCTTTCAAGAACTCGTTTGTGATTACGTACTCCCGACCCTCAGACGACATGGAACCGTGAGCGTGGAAGGTATGCAGAAACAACTGGAAGACCTCCGCCTAGAAAACGAAACCAAAACAAAAGACCTGGAAGAGGCACAGGCAGTAGCGGAGCAAGAACGTCTCAAGGCGGAGCAAGCGCAAGCAGCAGCTCTGGAGGCCCAGGACAAGGCTGCCAGGGCCGAGCGGTCTGCCAAATGGAACAAGACCATGATGAAGAACGTGCGCATCCGCGAGAAGAAGATGGAGTGGATCTACATCGCCACGACTCGCGACTACGCCAAGCAGCGCGTTTTCAAGATTGGCTCCACAAAGCGCCTGTCCAAACGCCTGAGCGGGTACCAGACTGGACGCCTGAAGAAGGACGAGTACTACTATGCCTGGTACCTCAAAGTCTACCATGCCGAAGAGCTTGACCACACCATTCAGAAAATACTGGATGAATTCAAGCATCAAAAGAGCAAGGAGATGTACCAGTCTATCAAGTTCAAAGATCTGAAGGAGATCGTCAACTACATCTGCGTCAACTATGACAAGTCTATAGAGTTCCTGAACGACTTCGTCAAGAACAGGCTCCCCATCAGTTACGAGGAAGAGGACACCGAAGACGATATCCCTCCTCCCATCTCCCCTGAGGTGATCATACGCCTGAACAACGAGCAGGAGGAGCTGTTCGACGTAACGGCCGTGATCAAAGACCTCATGCACGAGTACCTTGGAGGGATTGAAACCGCTTCCAAGGGTAGTAAGGATGACCCAATCATGGTCCACCGCGAGGATCTTATGAAGATGATAAGAGAAGGTCTTGAAGAGGAAATCGGTATTCGTTCGGCCTGGCACACAGTTAAGAACCTCATAGCATGGAAGAGCAGCAAGACCCCGATCGAGTACGAAGGCAGGGTCTACAACATACATTACCGAGCTATCAAAGAAACGTAATCCTCTTGAAATTAATGCAAAACCATCTATTACCCCTAGGGGTTGGGATCAATACAACTATCTCATTGGAATCAATACAACTATCCATCACCCCTAGGGGTGATGGAATACTATCTCATTACTCGGTAATGGCAAAGTTCGGCAGGCGGCGAAGCCGCTCCAGGCGCCTACCAATCGAAATCTGTGTAACTCTCTTTCTTAGTTGTTTCCAGGTACAGGGTGATGCCGCTGCCGATTGCACCAATGACGATGCCCGCTATGCCCGCGTACAACATCCAAGCAGTTCTTTCATTCTCCTTGAACCCGCTCGCGTTGATGACGGCTGGTGTGTCCGGCACGAGACCGGGTCCCTTGATCTTTTGTTCCTGGACCCATCCGTTGGCGGTGTCGTACCTGAAGAGGTATAGGTATGCTGGGTTGTGTTGGTTGGCATACACAAACACATCGTTTTCCACAGGTGAGTCCAACATGGGGACGTTGTACGGGGTGCCATCAGTTCGGGGCACTGAGGGGTTGATGTAGCCCCACTCAATCCTGTTAAATGAGTGTGTGGTAATCGTGCCTCTTGGTTGCCACTGGATTACCAGCTGTGACCATACACCATTGGTTGTATTGAGGTACACATCTCCCTTCTTTGCCCCCACTAGGGTTGGGTCTGAGTTGGGGTCGAGCTTTCCTTGGAAGAACATTGGATAGCGCAGCAGCTTGACGTTATCCGGTTTGATGGCCACCCTGCACTTGTCGGACACGCCTGAGTAGAATCTGGTAACTGGGTCGTCTAGGACTGTGTAGGTGCCGTTCTGGGCGATCTCGATGCCTTGCCAGTCGAAGGCCTTGCACGTGTCGTCGGCCTTGCAGGCGTTAGAGGCGTCTACCGTGTTGGCGTAGGCCTGGGGAGGGACTAACTCGCCGGTGGCCGCGCAGAGGGGGGTATTCTTGATGAAGGTGGAGAAACCGACCTCCCTCATGACCTGCTTGCCTCTGACATAATACAGGACCAGGAGGATGATCCCCGCTACCAGGATGATGGGGAAGATGAACTTGAGGATGGCTCTACCTGCCACGACGCCTCCAATTACCGGTACACCTATGAAGACGGCCAGCAGTGCGACGAGGACCCAACCTGAGATACCTTCTGATTTGGCGCTGGCGGTCTGGGACAGCTTGGACGAGAGATCTTGGAGGAGTCGGTTGTTGGATGCGGCTTGTTCCGTGCAATTCTGGAGGATGTTGTACATCTGTTGGAAGACGTTGTCCTGGATGTAGACATTCCCGGAGACGCGCTTCACGACGATGGCCTGGTGTTGGCGACTGAAGGCCTTGCACGTCTGCCCAATGGTAGTGAGAAGGTTGATTGTGGCCTCCATGAGTAGATTCATTGTGTTTTGAGCGTCTGAGAATTGGCCTAGGTTGAGGCCCGACGTGACGCTCTTGGCCTCTTGTGCCAGTTCCTGCATGATGGATTGTTGGGCCTCTTCTGTTGAGAGGGCGTCCAGGAGCGCGTGCATGTTGACGTTGGCGCGCTGGGTGAACGTGTTGCCTGAGATGTGCACGTCCCCGTGGACATTGCGAACGCTGACTACCTGGGCCATGTCTTGAGACAACTGGGTGTTTTGAATGATGTTCGAGGACACCTTGGCCACAGCTTTGGTGACTGCGTTTGATACGTTTTTAGATACTGAAGCTCCCATTTTTATCAGGGTTAGATTATGTGTGAATGATACAATCCTGTGAGTGTAGGGGCTCATGGACAGCCTGAGTGAGAAATTTGCTGTAATGTTTTACTGGTTGATTTTAGTTAACCAACTCATTAGCCTTACCGGTTGAGTTAGGGAACAGTTGATATAGATGCATGGCGTCTGATGGATCTCTATCGTTGATCCTTTGGCACCTTCGTTCGCGTCTGTCCTGGTCGATGCGTTGGTCGCACGCGGCGTCGAGGGCGTCTCTATCGGCGACCTTATTCCTATCCAAAGCGTCTGAGATAGTCTGTAGTCGCGCGAGCACCTGCGCAACTATGTCCATAGCCATGAACTTGCATTTGCGAGCCAGCTCGGCAAGCCTATAAGCGCTGTGCATTTTCCTCAGGAATGCGTCGTTTTGGGACAGCTCCTGACCGGGCATGCACATTGTTTGGGGTGTACCGTCAAAAATGGTCAGATTGCCATCGTCCCGCGGTGGTTGGTAGATCTTACGCTCAACTGTTTTGAGGGCGCTCGTGAGGTGCGATGTGGACTGCCTCAGGTAGGCGTCAAGTTGAGAGATCCAGAACGTGTTGTCGTCCTGGCCTTTGTCTATACAATCCCCAAATTCAAAACATGGTGTGTTATTGACGTAAACATAGTGGAATTTTTCTCTGAGTCCGCCATCGGGACAAAACCTACAGATGAATCCCGATGCAAACTGTATCAAGAATAGCATGCAAAACGTGAGTGAGAATAACTTCATTTTTTCCTAAGAGACGTAGTGCTTAGGTCATGATGGATCGGTTGTATTATGAAGTCATCGTATCCGTTACCTCTCGAGAGGTAATGGAGCATACTGTAATAGTGCATCAGAACCTAATAGCGGCGTCTGCCCTGGGATCGAGACCTGGATCGCCTGCGCTTGCTTCCGGTGAGGATCATGCGGGCAATGGCACGCTCGCGATCGCTCATGGAGGTGTAGTTTCTGCAATGCCCAGTTCGTGGGCTTCTGTGCTGGTAGCTCTTGCAGGGAGACCTGGAGCGGGACCTGGAACGGGGCTTGGACCGGGACCCGGAGCGGGGCTTGGACCTACTACGGCTACGTTTTCCTGATTGTTTTCGTGGCATTCTTTTTACCGATGCAAGATAAATTTTTACGATTTACAACTGCTCACCCCGCGCATGAGATCCTGCACTCCTGGGTCACTTAGAATGAATAGCTGCTACTGCTGCTGCTACTCGAGTGCCAGTAGACGATGCTCGCGCCGATAAGACCTCCGACGACTGCACCCACCTGTTTGTATTGCCACTGGTTGCCGATGTACCAACCGGCGACGGCAAGCACGATGACAAGTACTGCATAGAGCAAGTAAGTTAACATTTCTGAACCATCTGCCATTATGAATCTTTTGTTTACCGGAGATAATTTTTTACGATTCATATCTACCGTGCTCGCGCGGCCGGCCGGCATCATCCTCACACACCTCGCTGCTCCGCGTACCTCATGAACGCGTCGTTGACCTCCAACACGCGCGCGGTCCCATCGCGGACCGCCATCGCGGCACCATCCGCGACGAGCTGCAACACCGCGTTACTCACCTTTCCCAGGTTGCCGACAACACCAAACCCTGAGTTGCACGCATCCAGCACGTACTCCCACTGCGTCTTTGGGGGTACGATATATGAGAATGGGAGATCCATCTCTTCCTCATCCAGATTGTTGAAGTCAGGCTGTTCTTCGCGCGGGATACTCTCCGCGTACGCGGCCGCCATCCTCCGCCGCTCCAGCTCAGATATACGCACACTCAAGTCACCTCCGACCGCCTCGTCCTCGTCATCGTCACTCAAGTCACCAATATCCCCAAAGAGGTCATCCTCGTCTAGCCTTAGGCCGCTGGCGAGCGAAGCTCGCTCGTCGCTGCTTTCGTCATCATCTCCGTAGTCGCGCTCATCCCCCTCGTCGTCTGAGTCGTCCCCATATCCGCCGCTACCGGACTCTACGTCACTGTCGTACATCTCGATGAAGTTCTCTACGAACTCTTCCTCGGTCGGGTTACTGAAGAAGATGTCCATGTACTTGGTGCGTCCTGTAATGGGTTGGTTCCACTTTGCGGCCCACTTCACACCTGGTTTATATACCACCTCCTTGAATTCGGATATATTGGGGATAGCTTGTTTAGCGTCCGAAGACAGATTGAGTGTGACATCGGCGGTCGTGATAGCGCGTCTGATACGCCCACGTCGCGCGTCTTTGTCGTTCTCTCCAAAGTAGATGGACATGTCGTCGGCTGCAAACGGAGTGGCTGTAAATAGCTGTCCATCGACTTCCACGAACCCATGTTTGTACTTGGTGTCACCAACACTCACCATTTTACACCTCTTTTTGTACTTGGCGACCACATCACGCCAGTCAATGTTATCAAAGTTAACAAATGGTTGATCCTTATCCATGTATGTCTTAAGGTCGTTCCAGTAATTGTCAATGAATGTCTGGTCGGTTCTGTATTGATCGCGCGCGGGGGAGGCGAGCAGAGCCGCATATAGGAAAGCCGCCTTTTCTCCCTCATGAGAGAGTTTGTAGTGGCGTCGCTGTCCTGTATTATCTATTAATACAGATCCAAGATATGGTTCCTTCTCATATTGAGACAGGTACGGGCCCATATGGCGTATCGTCTTCCATTTGGGTACGTAAGAGGGTTGTGAAAAACCGTCCACACCTGACAGGCGCTCGCTTAGATTCATGAAAATGTCCTTGTCGCGTTTGTCCTTGAGGATGATGCAGCTCTCGTCGGAACTGACCTGATCGATCTCAAAGTCGACGTCTACGCGCTCGTAGAACGTCCTGAGGAAGTCCATTGCGTCCTTCCTGTTAGCATTGAAACAAAACCGTGCCATGTTTTTTAGATAGACCAGAGAATTCACAAAATACCATCAGCGGGCAAGCGATGTGCCTACCAATCCTGTACCACCGGTAACCAAAATTTTAAGTGATTATTTATGACTGTAAACAGACCCACTCAGGCGCATCTCAATAGAGACATAAACTCAAAAGTCTCAGTTTTGTGTCTCTGAAGGAGTCAAAGGTGTTGTCTTAGTTAATTATTTTGTATTGTGGTAATGAGTAAACATTTCCGAGTTCAAAAATCTGTTGAAAAATAGTCTGAGAACCAAATCTATCAAGTCCTTCATATTTTAACCACAATCTGGTTAAAATAGACGAGTTAATTTTAATTTATATTCTGTGTTTGTGTCTAGATATCGTATCTATCGAAGCATTCCTTGCTACAGAACTTGAGGCGTTGTGCTCCTCTGGGTGTCGTGTATGGGGGTGCGAACACCTCCGCGTCACACTGATTGCAGTAGATGGGCGTCATCTGCGTAATCCTCTCTCTCAGTTTCTGGAACAGCCCAGGGGCCAGTTCTTTGCCTGCGCGAGCCTCCCTCACGACAGGTAAGGTAGCAGCAACAGGGAGCACAGCCGGTAATGCGACCCTCTCATCCCCCGAAATCTGAGCGATAGACCTCACAGTGGCCTCCACGCGTCTGGGCCTCATACGTCTCCTCACTGCCGGATCACTCTGCTTGATCAGTTCATAGTACTTGTTCTCAATGGACCTCCTCGCGCGCTTGATCTTATTCTCGATTGGAGTCTTGTCTACGTTGGGGTCCCTGAATACCTCAGGAAGTAAAGTATAGCGATCCAGGTTGATCAAGACGTCTGCTGGGTACTCCTGGGCTCTGATCCTCTCATGATAGACCTGGGGTTCATCTATTAGGGAAGAGAGGAAGACAAGCACGTACGATGTCTTACGAGCCAGGTCATAGTTTGTTTCAATTTGCCCAAAAGATGCAATTATTGCTTTCGCATAGTCCTCAAGCGCACCTCCAGAGTAAACGGATTTCAAAATTTCATTATCCATGAGCATGCGTTTGGCTACTTCAAAACCAGCTGCGTCCAGAGGCGTAAACTCGCGTATCCAATCTTGCCTTGACGCTCTATACATCTCCTCCGTTTCCACAATCAGATCGTTGTCCACCGTCACATACGCCACCTCATCAGGGACGAACCGACGCTTACCTTCGCACGCCATCCTATACCAATTCATATTAACCTTGTACCAACCATCCTTGACCTCCTGAGGGATGGTATATTGAGGATCTACGTCTTTGAGCGCAAATCCTCTGATGACTTGATCTGAAAAGGGGAACATCCACGGGGCTCGTCTGTATTCACGCTCACATTGGGATAAGATCTCATCTGGGCCGAACATGATCCTGGGTCGTTGAGTTGGTGACACGGCACGCTCTCTCAGGCGTCCTTCTTCTCTGTCAACTATCTTTACCTGTCTGTATCGGCGCTCAGCCGACCCCACAACGTCCTGATGAATCTTGAGAGGGATGGCTTGGCGGCGTCTGATGAGCTCCTTCATGTTCTCGATTCGGGTTCGTATGTCTGGGCGTTGCTTGAACTCGTCAAAGTAGCGAACCACGTTGAACGAGTCGCTCTCGTCAAAGTCAACGAAGAACGCCTGGACGAGGGGGAACGGGATGCCGGTCTTGAGAATGTTGAACATCCTTACCATCTCACGATCCAAGTTTGGGTCTGGGACCTGGCGGTCCTGGGTCCACCCAGCGCGAGCGACGAAGCTGTCAATCTCTTCAATCATCTCACTGGGATCCATGTATGCAAAGGGTCTGAAGGGGTTCCTCTTGTCCGGTAGGCGCTTGGGCCTAGCTGTGGCGGCTGCTGCGACCTGGGCTTTCTGGCGTTGAGCCGCCTTACCGCGGAGCTTCTTCTGAGGACCCTTCTTTTTCACTAAGGCCATTACATTGTCTGCCATTTTATCTATCCACAAGAAATTCATAGGACTACAGCTTCATAAACAATCTGACTTCTGATCTAACGACTTGTATTTTCTCTTCTAAATAAAAGCCATGTTACTGGTAGAATATCGTATCAAACTGCCTATCTCAATTGACCAATACCAGATCGCTCACCTCCATACTACCATGGACATGTCCAAGCAATACACAAAGTTGGGTGAAGGCGTTGAGATCTTGGAAAACACCCCCTGTGATCCTGCATGCCTCCCTCATCAAAAACCAGATTCCAGGAAAGCGGTAACCAAGGTCCAGCGCACATCTAAGCGTTACTACATTCCAGACTCCATCACAACTGTAGTGGGTTTCAACAACGTAATTCTGAGGAAGTCTTCATTCAATAAGTTTCCCAACTTTAGGACCACTATAACTGTCGAATCTGCGAGTGGTTCTCTCATCAACGGTGAGTTTACGATAGACACGGTGTGCAGGAAGGGGGATGATGTCGTGAATAAGGACAACGTGTTTAGGCTTCCTCAGGAGATTTTGGACAAGCGGGCTGTTGTGGACATTGATATCGTGAGGGACGCGCTACCTTCAGACCTCGTCAGCGAGTACGAAGACCCAAAGAAGGTATTGGGGTTGACAGACGAATGGCAAGAGTCGCTCATTCCCAGGTTGTCAATAGTTGTGTATAAGTTGGTCTTTGTTAAGAGTTGTGACCCAGTTAACAAAGAGGTAATCAACGCCCTCGTGATTGATAACCTAAACAAAATGTTTAATGTGTTCCATCGCAAGTTGGTCTGTTCTCAGGATCGGTGGACGGGTCTGAATATGGAAGACATCAGAATCATGGAGGAAGAGACCAAAGACCTACTGGCTAAGAAGAGGAAAGGTGAGTGATGATTTGAGACCCACATGTTTCACTTATTTTCCGGGTCAACAAAATGGATGGAAGTAGCTGCTGTGAACAGGATAGGACCCTGAAGGTGTTTAATTTGGTTGATTGGAAAGATATCCCTCAGGACGACATCAAATGTAAGGATAAGGTTGCCAAGCTGAAGCTCGAGAATAAGGACATCATTGATGGGCAATCTCGCATTCACGACGAGATCTCCGAGCTGCGTCGCGTGTGCCAGGATCGCTGCGAGCGCTACTATGAGAACAAGCTCGGTGAACTTAACAAAACCTGCGACAAACTACATAGGCGACTGGAAGCGTTTGAGAAACAAGTCTCGCCTCAACGAACACAACGAAAAGATTGAGGCTGACATCAAAGACACCAAAGGACATATTAGATAAAAAGAAAGTGTGGTTGTTGTATATTGTAACCCCTAGGGGTTACAATACTTACCTATGCTATCTACTCATCACGCCTCATTACCACTTGAGGCTCTTGTTTGTGCTACATTAGGGTGTTCGTTTACTAGGAACGCGTCTGGAACCTCTCCCTTTTCCATCTACTGGGTACCTTGAATCCTTTTGAGTCCATGGGCGCAAACATCACGAATCCTATGACCATAAGGCTGATCACCGCCACGGGGATGACCATCCACCACTCTAACTGGAACGGCTCTGTCGGCGTCTCTTCAACACGGAAGATCTCGCGCACCTTCATAGGACCGGCCTCATAGAACGAATTCTCCTGAGATCGTTTGATAGCCCGGAGCTTCGCTGCACTGATCTCGTTGGGTGTGACCTCGGTGGGAGGTGATGTGCATTTGAGGAGGATGATACCTCCAAGACCTGTGGTTCTCCCAACTGAGAAGAGGGAGTCAATCTGGCCTCCTGCTGTATTGAACGGATGCATTGCCATCTTGAAGTAGCCTCCGTTGCCAGCGTTGCGCCCATACGAGTTGCGGCAGTGCCAGTACGGAACGTCCCCGAACTGACCATGCGCGTACTCGATGTTCTTGGCAACACCCCACCCCATCACAGAGACGGCATGGAAGCCCTTGATCGTGCCAGCCATTGTGTTCCAGGTCATTCTGCTCATACCTGAGGTGTAGTTGCCGTTCTCAAAGTACACACCGCCGTTAATCTCGTTGCCAAAAATGAGGAACTTGTTGAAGTTGGGATATACAGCGAATGAGCCGATGACGGGTCCGTACTGAAGGATGTGTCGCTTAACCATAGTCTTATACACTGGTTTGAAGCGACCCCCGTTGTGGACGAGCTGTCCGGGGGCGTCAAACTTATACTTATATTTTGGCTTGGTCTTGAAATAACAGCCGCACGTGGATGGTACGTTTTCGTTGAGTTTGTCGAGGTAGCCTACGTTGAACTCGTCTTTGCCCTGTCTGTTGGCGCACCACTGTTTGTCCTCAGAACACCAGGAGTAATCAATGCATGTTTGGTCCATGGCTCCTGAAATTGACAACGCTTGTGATAGCTGGGCTGGGTTACCTCCGCTGCAGGGCTTGTCACTCACAAAGCAAGCCATGATGGAAGTGGCCGACACGTTGGGGGCCCAGGAGACAGCACCAGAGACGACGTGACAGTCGGAAAGGATTTGTGCGAGCGTGACGGCGTAGCAGGAGCCGCACAGGTACTGGTCCCTCACGCCGTCTATCATACTCTTCTTCTGGAGGACCTCTGATGAGTCTGCTTCCGTCGGTATGCCCCACGAGAAGTTCTCAGGGATGGTTTGCACGGCATTTCTGTATAGGATTGAGTGTGGGTTGAGTAACTCTCGGGGTATGTCGGCCTCTTCTATGAATCGTAGGTTACGGATGTCTGTATTGTAAGGCGGTATAAATACCGTCTTTTTGGGCGCGGCCTGACTTGTTGTGATGAGGTTTGAACCTACCCCCGAAGGCACAGACCACCAACGAACCGTGTGATCAATGCTACGCTTTGAGCGCCGACCCTTAGGTTCGTCGACCTCTTCATATACATCCACTGTTTGATTACGTCGAATGCGTTCGTATGCGTTCATTTTATGGGTGTGTAGAAAATTCCATGTGCCGAGTTTGACAACCCGTGTCGCGCTCAAGCCGTTCCATCTCTCCCAAATGTAACATCTACAGACAGCTGGTTCAGGAGTGTGGCGCTCCGAGACTTATTAGGAGTCGCCGTTAACCCAGGAAAACTTTTCTTTGCTATCACAAAATGGCTGATTTGAAACATCCTATTGGGTATCTCGAGCGAACCGACTTTTCAGACTCGGGTGATCTGCTCGGGCAGCTAGGAGGCAGGCCCGTCTTTGTGATGATCCAGGGTAGTTACTGTGGCGGATGCACAGCCTCCAAGCCCGACTTCCAAAGACTCGGCAATGACGGCGCCGTGACGTGCATGACCATCCAACTAGACGGAGACAGACAGAGCGAAAAGGACATCCAGGGCTCAGGAGTCCTCAACAACATCTACCCCAACCTAGAGACGGTCCCGAGCTACATCCTCTACGTCAATGGAAACAAGCGCATCCCATACAAGGGCAATGACAGGTCGTTTGCTGCCTTGAAACAGTTTGTACAACAATACATCTAAACCATTAGAAACCTCCTTATCTCTAATTCTAAAAACGACTTAAAGAGAAGGAATCTATAAGGTAGATAGGCCAAGGAGGTTCCTCTTCCTAGAGTGTTCTTTACATACCACCCGCCTGTCTTTCAAAAGGCAAAGATGGTTCCTTTTCACCATTCTTATATAATGACATTATACCATCCGCCTTTTGAAAAGTTGTAGCACGTCATTTATTGTAACCTCGGGTTGGTTACAATATGAATTTCAGGCATCAAGACCTATGTGAATAGAAAACCACAATGAATGACGTCAATTTCATCAAAGCTTCTCTCACTCTGCACAACGCGGTTCCAGTGAGGGAGAAAAGGTTCTACAACAGGAACCTCCTCAAACACGGCTACATCGCCCCGGACAACCTCTCAGAGACGGTAGAGCGAGTCCTCATAGACGAGGCCACCAAACTCAACAACACGTTCTACAAGTGCTGGCAGGACATCACGAACAAGACACGCGAGGAGTTGGCGATCGACCAGGTATGTCACTACATCTCAGTTGCAATAAGCGATGTTTTCCAATGCCCCGATATTGTGTACATCCCCAACCTCAAAACAAGTCATGAGGAACGACCAATTCCGTTCAGATTTATCAAAGGCCTCGCAATCCCCGAGATCAAAGACCTCACCCGGGCCCTCCTTTATAAGAAGGTTGCGCTGAAGGAGAACACCATTAAGGCATCCTTTGCAATTCTCCAGACTCATGAGGTGGACATCACCAAGGTTCAGAATCGTGACAGCAAGACCTACATCCTCGTCAAGCATGGCATCACACCTCGCGATCCTCTAGACATCCTCAGGTGCGCCGTGTACGATGTGACGGGCGAGCTCACCCTCATCAAGAACAAGAATATGTGCAACAAGATCGAAGAGGGGCGGGGAGACCGCGTCGTCAAATGGCTCCAAGGAAACGAAGAACGTTTGGCAACCATCTTCAATCGCTACAAGCCCATCTTGATGAGTATGAAGACCCACGCGGCAGCCAAGCCTCACGTCAACAAGATCAGCAAACTGTCCAAGAAACATCATACCCCCATGAAGGGTGTGACTCATGAGCCCACAACGGGGTATGAGATTGTGAGGCATGTCAAGTACCTCATCGAAAACAAGAAACCAAAGGTATACCAAGTGAGGAATGGTAAGATGTGGTGTACTCGTGAACGCAAGAACGAGATAGACAAGTATGTCTCCAAACTGAAGGAGATGCTTCCAAATACCTTTCTTCAATCTGACAAGACTCGCCTTGCGCTACCCACATCTGAGAAGAACTTCTGTGGCGCGTTTCCGATCGGTACCAGATTCGGTATGAACACGTCATGCTCCACCAACGATGCCCTCATCGTCGGCATCCACTGGCGGAACCAGAACGGGGAACGTGTAGACCTGGACTTGAGCGCGGTCGACATGATGGGGAAGGTGGGTTGGAACGCGGACTATTACACTACCGAGAAAGACATCATCTTCTCATGCGACATGACCGACGCACGCGATGGAGCCAACGAATATATTTACTTCAAGAATATCACCACACCCAAGGTCGTATTAGTAAACAGATACACACGTCACGAGAACGACGTAACAATGGACATCATCGTGGCTTCCTCAAACAAAGCGCCCTCAAAGAATGAGATCCTAGACGACGGAAAGGTCATCGCCACAGCTAGCACTGTGTGCAGTGAGAAACAGAAGACGATCGGTGTCGTCTACCCTACCGACGACGGACCCAGGTTTGTGCTCATCAACAAGTACATCGGCAAGAAGCTGTCAGTGGGCTCCGCGAACGAGGACACCGAGATCATGAGCGACGCCTTCATGAACGGCTACATCTACATGGACGAGTACGCAACAGCCTTCAACGCTACAGCAAACAATCAAGCATCTCAAGGAGCGGTAGATCTGACGAACAAGGTGATATCAAAGAGTGCAATGTTGGACATATTTGGAAAGAGGTAGGTTGTAGAATTGAACAAGTTTCATTACTCCTAGGAGTAACGAATGCGATATTCTTCAAGCGTATCTTTTAGTAGTGGCGATAGCCTTCCTTCTTGTCGCTCATGAGCCAAGCGATGATGATCACAATGATGATGACGCCGATAACGATCGCCCATGGGTTGCTAAAGTAGCCCTTGACGGTATCCATGACGTCACCGTACATCATATCACCGCCGTCGTACCCATGAGGAAGAAGAGGGGCGCGAACATTCTGTGTTGGCAGTGTTTGGTGCTTGGCGCTTTCGTAATAAGCACCTGCCTGTTGGGGGTATGAAGCTTGACCGTATGGACTGTCCTTGTAGTACATTTTGTAGACCCAGGAAAATATTTCAGAGTCTAACAAGCACAGGTAGTACATCAGAACTGAGTCACTACCACTAGAAGCACCACCAGGAGTATGGCGATGGCGAAGATCTCGTATCTATACCTCTTCGCAAAGTCAAGGAACGTCTTCTTAGGCGCCGGGGGGTCAGGAGCGCCGTTGGGCTCACCCGTCGGTGGCTTTGGCGGCACGGGCTTGGACGGTTCAGATGGGTTCCTATCAAACTGACACACAATGTCATTCTGAACGTGGTCAATTGAAACATCGCCGTCTTTAATGATGTCGAATAGGACTTGGCACATCTTGTCGGGGCAGGTTGGGTTGGTGAGCTGCGTTGGGACGAGGTACTTGCCTGATCTGTTGGCGCATGCCGTGTACCAGCACCCATCATTGATCGAGTGAGCTCCCTTCATGGCCTGATACGCACTGTTGTCGGCCCTGTTGATGCACTTGCAGTCCTCCGTGTTGTGCCGGAGGCAGTAGTTCTGCATCGTGGCGTCTTGGACATAGGTTGGTTGGCTCTCGAACCACATCCTGCACTCGTTGCCTCCTTCGCCAATAGACTTGAGACGACTACACTCCCTCATTCCTTTTGGGCACGTGTTGACCTTCTGAGTGCAGTACTTAGCTTCAATATCGTTGTTCTCCCCAAACTTGCCCTTATATGCGAGCACCTGAGCGCGGGTGTCGATATTATCGATGTTGTAGATACATTTGAGGTTGGGTGATTGTTTGTCCCATCCGTAATAGATGAGTGGATCTTGACCTTTGGAGCTGCGGCCTATCTCACACTCGTCTCTGTCTGGGTGTGCGCATCGGGGCTGGGATGTGCAGAAGCCGCCGCAGCAGGAGTCGCTGCCGACCTGCCAGTCCCTGATATTGTTCGTCGTGTGGCAGGGGACGCGCAAGCTGAAGGCGGAGCAGTGAAAGCATCTGCAGTCACCTGGTTGATACTGGTGTTTTTGACTTGTCTGAACTAAGCGTCCTACTACATGTTCTCCCATGTTTTTAGATTGCGGGAAAAGAAATGAGGACAGCTCCCTTTGTTCAATAGGATAAAGAGGAACGTCTGGACATCCACCAGAACGCGCCCATCACGATGATGGCGACTAAGACGATGAGCCACACGTTGCTCAGTCCGCCTCCGCCTTCGCCTTCAAAGTCTTGGCCAGGGTCAAACTCCCCACCTCCGTCTATATCGATATCCAAAAGGTTACGTCTGTTTATCTCACGCACCTTCTGAGGATCGGCCATGTAGTAATCGTCGGAACGTTGTTTGTTGATATTCTGTCTGTACCTCTGCGCTATTTGGTCCATCTCAACCATCTTGGGCCGCTCAGTAGCGCGAATGAGGATCATGGAACCTACGGGGCCGCCGATCTCGGTCATGACCTGTTTGTCAAACTGGGCAATCTTGTTGAATGGATACATGGCGATCTTGAAGTAGCCTCCAGCGTTACCCCACTTGTCTCCCCACGAGTTGCGGCAGTGCCAGTACGGTACGTCTCCTACCTTATCATTGTCGTATTGGATGTTCTTGGCCACGCCCCACCCAACAATACTGATTGCGTGAAGACCGGCTGTTTCACTCGTCATCCTATCGCTGAACCTCAGTTTGCCCCCATTGTACCCATTGTAATCCGCGCGATCGAAATAGACGCCTCCATTGAAATTGGGGTCGGTGAAGTTGCCTGTAAAGAAGTTCTTCAAGACCACGTAACCGCCAATTACAGGCCCAAAGTCGAGGATGTGGCTCTTGACCGTGTTCCTGAAGACGTCGATGGGTGACTTGCTGTTGATGAAGAAGACGTCACTGCCAGAGTCGAGTTTGTATAGATATTTTTTGACTCCTTTGTAGTAGCAGCCGCAGGGCTTGGGGATGTTGTCGTTCAGTTTGCTGGCGAGCGTCGTTGCGTCGAAGTGCCGCGCTGACGATACGCTCTTGCATAGCTCGCTGTCCCCAGAACACCAAGAGTAGTCTACACATGATGTGTCTGCGACACCCTCGCGCTCAAGGTAGGGGGCGATGGCGGCGGGGTTGCCTCCGAAGCACATGTTATGGAAGTTACCAGATGGTATGCAGGACATGATGTAGGTTGCGCTGATGTCGGGCGACCACCCGACTGCGCCAGACACGACGAAGCAGTCGCTCATGGTGTCAGCGAACGAGACGGCCCAGCACGAGCCGCAGGCGTGCTGTGTGCTGACTTTATGAATTAGACTTTTTTTTACCAGGTCCAGTGGACTATCGTGTTGAGTTGGGATAGCCCATGAGAAGTTTTCGTGTACATGTTCATGAGTGTGTAGTTCACGAGGGTGTTTTTTGCCACGATGCTCATGCTGACGGGGATCATAGTCGCCATACATACCTGCTGCAATTTTTTCCTGATAGCGCTTTTGGGATTGAGGATCCAATAGAGGAAGTTCTTTTGAGAACCTGATGTCTGTGTTGAGTGGTGGGATGATCAAGTACTTGCCTTCCTGGTCTACTGCACCTAGCATCTCTCTAAAACTTTCTTTCACAATGGCGTGAGGATGGGTGTGGGAGTGTCCCTCTGCTTCGTCCTGCGTGGGCTTATGCAAAGGTAGATGTGCACTGAACCTGATGTCTGTGTTGAGTGGTGGGATGATGATATCTTCTGAGAAATGCTCTACCGAGCCCTGCTCGGTGGGAGATTCCTCATGAAGGACGATAGGGGCTTGGTTTTTGAGGTACTGTGAGAGATTGTCTCCCCCCTCCTCAAAATCCTCCCGAATGACTAAGGGTTTTCTAGAGCGAAGGTAGTCTTCCATGTTTTTATAAAGAAAATTAAAAGTTTATGGCGGTTAGAGGTGAATGAGGTCTAGCGAGAGGTCAGTTACTGGCTCCCTGACGACATGAAAACCAGGCTATAAAAATAATCACTGCAAATCAAAATGGACTTTGATTCTATGACAGTAACCCAGTTGAAGGATATTGCGCGCGCCAATAACCTCAAAAATTGGTCCAAACTCAAGAAGGTGGATCTCATTCAGTTTCTGATCGACAATGTGCCCGCAAGCCGCCCCCCCTCACGCGGTAGAGGCGCTACCCCGAGACGCAGGACACCTTCACCGAGAAGGCCATCATCGCCTCGACCCAGATCGCCAAGTCCCAGACCTCCGAGCCCAAGACCCAGGAGCAGATCGCCAAGTCCCAGACCTCCGAGCAGAGGTCGCGGCTCGAGACGAAGGTCTCCCACGAGACCGCCAAGTGAACCCTTCGGCGTCGCGCGACTGAAGAAACAACAATGTGAAAAGAACCTCAGGAAAGATGTCGTCGCCGCTGCAGAGGACTACGGGATAGCCATCACCAAGGCTGGAGGAAAAAAGAAGACCATCAAGGAGTTGTGTGCGGAAATAGATGCTGTGATCGCGCAGCAGCCCCCCATGCCCATAGCAGCCACCCCTCCAAGAACGCGCACTCCGTCTCCGGTCAGAGGCGCTGTAGGACCACCTATTGCTCGTATGCCTCGTCCACCTACTCCACCAATTACAAGCTATGTGCCGGCAGGTATGGTCCCAAAGGCCATATACTACGCACTCACTAACATAGAGATTGACGACGACTACATACCCAAGGCTGAACTCTTGAAATCAAAGGTTGTTTCCAAACCCAGTTTGGTTAGGTATGCTGAGGAGCTTGGAATTAGAGGCAAGTCTCTCACGAAGGAAGTTCTTCTGGATAGAATCATAGCGGCTAAGGTCGCTAAGGATATGCCGGTTGTTGCGCAGGCGATTGAGGGCGAATCATCTCTGATTGCTGACGAGATAGCGGATCGCGTGTCTGAGAGGGTGTCTGCTTCGGGGGGACAACCCCCTGATCAAGAAGAGGTGCAAGCCGTCGTGGAGCAGCGCATCTCAACAGGTGAGTCTGTGAGCGCATCAGCTGTGGCGGACGAAATCGTTGCAGAGCAGCAGAGTGAAGACATCATCGCGTCGACAAGGCCTAGCTCACGACGCTCTTCGGTGAGATCGTCTTCGGTGAGATCGTCTTCGGTGAGATCATCGTCAGTGAGACCGTCTTCGGCGAGATCGTCGTCGGTGAGATCGTCTTTACCTTCGAGATCATCTCTGTCGTCCCAGGCTTCAAGCCTCATGTCCAGATCATCCATGTCCAGTTCGACTAGATCCAGCGTGGCGAGCAGTGTCTCTGTAGCAAGCAACATAAGTAACGAATTAGCCAAAGCCATCGTAGACGAGGTAGCCGATAGAACCGACAGATCGTCAGTTAGACGCACCATCAGTGAGGTTGTAGAGGAACAGGGTGTGAACCTAGACGTGGATCCTGACAGACTTGAGGAGGTTGTGGCCGACGAGCAAGCCCGCGAGGCCGTGGAGAGTGTCGTGTCGCGGGCAGCCGATGATGGCCTCATTTCAGAAGACGAGGAGGAAGAGATCCTGCGACCCCTGAGGGACGAAGCGGTAGCCTTTCCGGCTGCGGTGCCTGGTCCTTCTGGACTCGGAGCGCGCCCCAAAGTTCCCAGGGCTCAACCTCAACCCATCAGGAGGCAGATCCGGGGCGAACGTGACATTGAAAAACTACTCAGGGAGATTCAGAAGCCCGAAGAGAGCATCAGCAACATGCCAGTCATCCAACACCGTGTATTCAGATGTCTTGGTATTGTAAACTAGATATGGGTGGTGTAAACAAAAAATTGAATTTTTGATTCAACTGACATCTGTTGATAAAAATGTCCAAGCATACAGGAGAAACATATCAGACGGTGCAACTCGGTAAGGAGATTGATGTGTTGAAGGGGAGGATAGTGAAACTTCAAGACAGAGTTGATGCTCTGACTCAAGAGAACTCTAGACTTCAAGAGATGTTGTCCGTGTATGAGACAAAAAAGAACCGCGACCTCATCAAACGCCTGAACAATGAACTCATCCGGAAATGACGAATAGAGGATGAGATGACCCTGTAAGAAGCTGTAGGAGACGACACATTTATCGTCTTGAATAGTATTTCATTACCCCTAGGGGTAATGAATGTAGTCGTGATCAGAGTACTCGACGGTCACCAATTCACACCCCTTTGAGTAATATAGGAGATATCCACTTGGAGTGTTTCAGGACGAGGTAGATCTTGCGTTTACTTAGATCTTCAATTGAGAGAGGGTTTTCCTCCGGGCTTGATTCCAGTTCTGGGTAAGCGTCGTAGATCTCGCGGTCTAGGAAGCCGACTCTGTGCGTCTTGTTGTTGTAATACAAAGACAATATGCCCTGGAAGCGCGGTATCAGAACCTTAACATTGGAATCCTTTTCTGAGAAGATAGAACTCATTTTGTAGACGTAAAATGATTTTTGGACATATACGAATACTAACAGAATTAAGCTATGGACGCGTATACTACTGTCATAGACGCCCTCATGAACAAGTTGAGTTCCGAAATGGGGGAGGAGAAGGAATGGCTCCTGAGCCAGGTGTACGACGATCTCGCGGACGAAGAAGATCCGCAAGTGATTGAGGCGTACATAGAAGATGTCATCAAGCAAGGGAGGCTTGGGTGGGAACACGTCTCCTTCAGCAACATCAAACAAAGCCAACAGGAGCAAGACGACTACACCCTCAATCCGTTTGAGGCCGAGGAAGGAGTTGTCGAGTGCAAGAAGTGCGGCAGCTTAAAGGTGTACTCGGTGTCCGTGCAGACGCGTGCCGCCGACGAGCCCATGACGACGATGGCCCAGTGCACGGTATGCAAAATTAAATGGTCTTACAATGGTTAATCTATTCATTCACTATTTTCGTAACCCTACGAGGTTATGAATCGTACTCTACTGTTGTTCCAAGCAAACTGAGGATGTCCAATTGTCGCCCAGGAAACTATCATCGGGATAGAAAATGCAAACGCTTACATTGCTCATCCTGTTCTTCGTGTTCATGACCGCCTGGTATCTGTTCAAGACCAGCTACGAGACATATCTCGAGAACGAGCCTACCATCATGAGGCTGAAGAACAAACTGACGCCCGTGTTTCCTGAGCTCAAGTTTGTGAAGATGTTGAAGGGCGATGCGTCGTACACAATCAACAAGCAGAAGATCTACCTGTGCACGGAGGCGAACGGTGAGGTCTATGACGACAATATGCTCACGTACGTGACGCTACACGAACTGGCCCACACGCTCTGTCCTGAGATCGGCCACGGCAGGCAGTTCCAGGGCATCTTTCAAACACTCCTGGGGAGGGCCGAACGTCACAAGTTGTTTGATCCACGTAAACCAAGGATAGAGAACTACTGCAAAGTTAGAAGCTAAATGCTACAAAAATATCTGAGTAATAAAAACAAGTCATAATGGCAGGAAATATAAGTCTTGAAGCCTCGATCCGCACATGTAAGATTGATCCCGCGTACGCGTCCAAGGTCCAGAGCGACCGGTTCCTCAATCCTGGGAACATGGTTTGCCCAATCTGGAACGGGTACGACGGCGCGGGCCGTCCTGTGTGCGCGGATTCATTCAACACCAAGAACGCCGGCTGCAGCAGCGCAGAGGACCGCGTGTTCGTTGAGAACTACCAGCGACCCCAGTACGTTGAGTACGTCAACCTGAGCAGCGGCGGTATCGACGGTGAGTTCTATGGCCCAACCCCCCCTTACTCTATGACCCAGTGGTCCAAGATGAAGGGCGCCTCAGACCTCCACGCGATCAACAACGTCGCTGGCAACTACGGCCTCCAATTCGGGTCCAACGTCTTCCCCAACTGCGGTGTCCACGCCTACGCGAGAGGCATGCAGCAGAATGCCGACGCCATGAGGAAGTTCTCGTCCTACAACCAAGCATACAAGTCCAACTACATGAAGAACGTCTCAGGAGTTGGCTGCGGTTGCTAGAAGTGTGACGATATATCTATCACCTCATGAGGTGATAGATTTCTACCAGAGACGCCATTCCGAGCAGTGTGAAGCCATCACACAGGACCTTGGCGCTATCTGTTGGTTCTAGAACCAACAAACACGACCTATCGGTAGAGGTAGATCTTGCTAAGTCGCTGCAGCGTGGGGTCGTATTGCTTGAACTCGGCTGTGCACTCGGGGTAGCACGGGTACCTGGTCTTGATGCCTGGTCTGAAGCAATGCTGAGGATACGCGTGGCCTGTGGTTCCTTTCCAGTAAGGTCTCTCAAGACGCGGTCTGAACCCGGCCTCACGCTCTGCGATGATTGGCAGGTCGGACATGTACTCACCGCGCCACCAATCTGGGTACGGGAAGTAGGCCCTACCCTCCTGAGTTAAGACGTCCGTCTGAGAGTAGCGATAGGGATTGTCGTTGTTGTTCTTCAGGATCTGCTCCTTAGCTATTAGGACTCGATTCAATGACATTTTACTTACAAAATAAAGTAATCTGAATATTCACTTTGTTGGGTTCGTCACAATCTTCTTGAACCAAACAAAATGGTAGAACAAACGTTGATGCTGTCGAGCCCGAAGGCCCAACCCTTTGGACTTCTAAGTAGCAAGGCCGTGATTGACTTCAACGTCGGCTCGCGCGCCATCCCGAACCCCAAGTATAGTTTCAGGCATGGATCCTGGAAGACAGTGACCCAATACGTGTACGTCAACATGTTCAAGAAGGACAAGCACAGACAGCGCATGAGCGAGATGCTTACTCGCAACCCCTTCAACAACATGGTCAATCTCCGCGAACAGGAGGACATAGAAATCTACAATGAGTCCAGCCTCAAAGGTCTACGCGAACGATTCCTCCAACGAGAGGAACTGAGGGCCAGACTCTATCAAACAAGGGGAAAGCAGCTGATACATGACAACAAAAAGATCCTATGCATGCTCAATCACCTGCGTCTCCAGAATCAGCAGGTAGTCTTTGACCCAAAGACTAACCGAGAGGTCCCCAGAGTAGAGGTTCTTCAGGTGATTAGTGGTGTAGAGGATCAGGTATCCAATAACCCATCGTTTCCTGAAAATCTGGACTTTGAAGATCTGAGGAAGTACGCCAAACGTTACGGATATAGGGACCTCCCTCTGAATGATGAGATCTTCCTTAACATCAATTACATTGTGCCTGTAGTCAAGTATAGGATGCGTGAGCGTCTCTGGAACCGCGAACTTGAGAGATTCAAGGACCATCTGCTCGACGTGTTCTTGGACTACATCCTTGAAGAAGAGTACCCAAACCTTGATCCATCTGAATACGCAGAGGCGAAACGGCAACAAATTGTTAAAGAGAAGAGGTTGCAAGTATACAAGGATCAACTGTACGACCTGTATGTGAAGGGAATGAAGGGAGATATGGATGACCATATTCTGGACAGGCTTCGCTTCACACCTGACAATACTCTCAGAGAGATGGGCCGCAGCGCCCGCGAGATCAACAACAGACTGCTGGCCCCAGAGGCACAGGCGGAGAAGATCTACATCCAACCAGATGACCCATTCCTTCCTCATTACATTGAGGATGTGGTGATTGATGGAAAGAGGTACGCGTCCGCGGTACACTTCGCTTACGCGCGCATGATCGCGAATCTGATAGACATTGGTGAGCTCCCAGGACTTGAGACCGTCGATGTCAATACGGTGGCATTGAGAGACCTTGTAGGTACATACAACAACATCAAGAGAAATTGGATTGATCATAACCTGAAGGCTCATAACGAGGTGGCTATGGGTGTGAAGTTTGAGCAACACTCAACACTCGTTCACTTGCTGCTGGCGACGGGGGGTGTCAAGATTGTATGGAATGATAGATCAGATCCCGTGTTGGGGGTTGGGAACGATGACAGGGGCGCCAACAACACTGGGCATCTCCTCGAGTACGTGAGGGACTCGTATAGAAACGTGGCGGTGCCAAATAAGCTCATTTCGTCGTATGGGTCTATAGCGAACAACGCGTGGACCAATTCGTGGATGATGAGCATGGCCCAGGACTTCAAGAATACGATGCTCCTCCTCAAGAACCCCACGACGGCGGACTTGGAGGCTATCTACAGTGTCCAGGGAGTTCCGGGCAACCCAGGAACAGATGATATACAATCCCTTCACAGGGCTGGTCTCAACAAAGATCAGATCGCAATAGCATTCCCCGTGCTCGTGGCAATGTACATACCTATGCGGGCCAAGACTGAGAGTGTGCTCATGAACGATGAGGCGGCGGGCTACTTCACGGAAAGCGACTACAGAGGGAGAAAAAGAAAGTTGGCGGATGACTTTGAGCACGCTAGAACTAGACTGGGTAGGGTTTCAGAGTTGGTGCAACTGGCTGACGGCGTGGATGGACAGAAATTCGTAATGAGCATCCTGGGGAACAGGCAGACCAGCAACAAGGAGGACGCGCGTTGGAATCGCATATATAAGTGGTCGCATTAGGCTCTCAAGAGTGCCCCGTAGGCTCAAGGGCCCGGAGTTTATTTGACTCGATCTCCCGTTTGGAAGTTGAAATTCAAGGTTGAAGAAATAACTTAACTAAGTAATACTATATTTCAAAATGGCAATGAACGTAAACTCTCTCATTATCAGTTTCGGCACATCTCTCAGAGGCTTCTTTGAGTTTTGTGAAGAGCAGAACGGTGTGAAGGCCGACGATCTCAGCGGCCTTTTCAATCAATACTTTGTGGTTAATGGCGCAACGAAGAAAGCCCAAGCCAAAAAGACTGTTTCCGAGATTGAGCTATCAGACTCTGACGAGTCCAATGATGAAGACATATTTGTCTCGTCTTCAAAGAAGGCTTCAGCGGCCCCCAAGAAATTTGCTTCGGCAAAGAAGACAAAGGATGCTTCCGCTAAGGCTGCAGCCCGTAAGCCTTCGGGTAAGGGTAAAGAAGTCAAGCCTCGTGATGAGCAGATGCCCGTGGCCGACCTCGATTTGAACAAGAAGAAGCTTCCTGAATTGAAAGAGTACGCGAGGGAGCGAGGTCTCCCCGTATCTGGCACGAAGGCGCAGCTCATTGAAAACCTCCTCAATTACGAGAAGGAACAGGAGGACTCGCCCATAGACAAGCAGCTCGACGCTGTTGAGGAGGCAGATCTGGATATCCAGATCAAGAAGCCCAAGACCAAGAATAAGGTGTGCGAGCCCGCGGACAAGCCCAAGTACGAGGTCGAGGAAAAACATGGAGTGAAGATGATCTACCACAGTAAACTGGATGGCTGGTTCGTCTTGAATGACAAGAACGTGGTTGTTGGTTGGGCTCTTTCGGACGACGAAGTGAATGCTGAGGAGGATGAGAGCGTAGACATTCGAGCGCTTGATAAGGATGTGTGCGAGTTTGCTAAGGAGCTGGGGCTTGAGTTTGAGGTTCCTGAGAACTTGGATGCTTAGTAAGTATATGGTAAGTGCCGAACTTCGTGCGGTGAAGCCGTTATCTCTGTTTCTACTACTGTCTGATTTCATTCCCTTCGGGGAATCAAATCGCTGTCATGAACGGCTCTGGTAACCGCAAATTATTTTCCTAGATGACTAAAAATGTCTGGTCTACTCACTAATAACATTGGAAGTGGCTACAACTATGGAGGTGCTGCGGGTCCCAACGTCGGAGCTGGCTGCAACTACGCTCAGTTGGGAGCCTACAACCTAGGATTCAGAGGCATCCGTCCACCGGTTCCTCTCACCTCAGTGTCTGGTTACTATGTTGTGCCCGCGTACTCTGCGCCCGGCTACGATACCCTCACTCATGGGACGGCAGGATGTGGGTGCGGCAGCTCTTCAGGAGGCAACTACTTCAGCATCGGTCAAGCGTACGGGCAAAACGCGGGAAACTGTGATCAACGTTACATGGGATCAATCTGTCAATAGAGTGCCTTGATTGCAACCACTATTTATTACACTTATAAGTGTAATAGCCGTAGAGCATGTGTGCGCCGTCATGCAAGTCTGCGGACGGCTCCTCAGAATGCATGTGGACATGTGTGTGAGTGACGTGTGCGGTATGTTAGACAATCTCATATTAGATAAGTTAGATAGATCTGTATCCCCTGGGGGATACAGAACACCAGAAAAGCCTTACATTGATGGACATACTGAAGACACCCACCTGGTGAACTTGTTGATGTTATCATCTTCTTTGTTTATGAACGGAATTGTATCGATCTCTTCCTCTGTTTTTTCACTCACTCGTTCCATATCAATAGGGGCATCAAACTGATAGAATTCACCTAGTTTGACCTTGAATGATTCCAAGATTTTGAGGTCATCAAACCGCTCACTTTCGTCGATAAATACAGCCATATTTTGACCTTCAAGATTAAAGGTCTGGTTGTAATGTTCTTTGATAGTATCTTGGAGAAGTTTATAGAAGAGCTCAATCTCGAGGAGTCGTAAGTTCCTCTCGTTTACGGCGCTCCTGCCGTCGTGCGTGCGGATATTTTTGATATCCAGGTATGTGCTGCGTCTGTTGGTGACGTTGATGTAGCGTTTCCTGAGACAACCACAATTGCAAATACTGTGTTGGTGTCGTCCGATATCCTTGCTTACGAGGTCCGCTGTGTAAAGAGAAAAACCTGAACTAACCGGCCCATGAGGATATGAGGTTGATGAACTGAAATTGAACCATAGTATAACCACCTTACTCATTTGTATGTAGTATGGTTGTCCTTAAGCCAGTAAAACCTTGAAATGGATATATCTAGCATTGGATAAGTAAAATGGCAAATTTAAAGAACTCAAGGACGGTCAAAGAAGGATCATTGCTAATGATGTAATGACTTTGATTTACAGTAGTTTAAGGGAAGGAAGTGGTCTGGACATCTCCCATGGCAGCAGACGCAGCCCCATATACCTGGTGGCTCATGTTGGTCTGGGCCATATCTACACCGCCGATTGTGGTCTCTGTGCCGCCAGACGAGTTGTAGATGAGGTTAGCAAGGGCGTTGTTGGTTTCATTGTTCACACCACCGAGAACGTTCATTGCGCCTTGTTGGAGTACTTGGTTTACATTATTTCCTGCAGCGGCACTCGGAATAAACCAGTTTCCGCTAATCGGTACAATAGGCAGATCGCCTCTGATAGGATCACCCTGACCTCTCAGTCTGGAGTTCCTATTAGCGTACATGTACCTGTCGTACACAATGGGCTGCTTCATTTCACCATCCTGGCTCACAAAGGACGCTTGGTCAAGTTCAGCAACCGTGCTGGTAGGCCAACCATCGACTGAGCCTGATGCGACTGCCATGTTGAGGACCTGGTTGTAGTCCCCGTTTGCATACGCGGCCGAATAAGGGTTATGGGGGTCAAGAGGGATCTTCGGTACACCCAAGTACTTGCTCTCTTGCCATCCGTATTGAGGGTTGGACCCACCGGTCATAGATCCTTGCTGATATCCCTCAACAACCGGAGGAGGACGGATACCTGCACTATTGTTGTTGCAATCGTTACCAGGGGTAGCCGCACCGAATGCGGCTCTGTAAGCAGATGCTGGCCCGGCCATCTCTCTGAAACCCTGGCCGGGGATACCCTCAGCAATCGCGTAATTGAGTGGGTCTGGGGGATTGGGCTTCTCTTGTAGGGGGTCCTGAGGTACACCCATTCGGTTGTAGTTAGGGAACTTAGTTCTCAGATCGGGACCATAATTGACATTTGAGAAGCGAGGACTGAGGATGCCCTGGAAGTTGGGAACTTGAAAGAAGTCCTGAGTGGCTGGATTCTTGAACATCTTTTCGACCTTAACTTGTCTACTCGGGATCATCCAAAATCCTTCTTTCGTTTCATCACCGCAGGTGGAGGCCATGTAGATCGCGGCTCCGAGAAGTGCGATCAGTACAGTTGTCAACACTACTTGATTCATTTTTTATAGAGGCGATAGAATATTTTGCATGACCGACGACGAAGACATTTCAGCTAGATACACAAGTTACCTTCAACACGTTAGAAAATGAATTTAGCAATACCACGACATACACAAAACAAACCATGAAGCGAAGTGAACAACCTAGCTCACAAGCGATCAGTCACAGCGGCTCCGTCGCACGCAAGACTACAGGCAGCGGTCCCATGCCGACCCCATCTAGGGCACGCAAAGTAACGACCCTGGATACACCCACGAAAGATAAGGTCATGGACACAGAGACTAAAAAGATAGTTCAGTACATCTCTTCAACGGTCAACCTTTTACGTGGTAAGCGTTACAGATGTTGGTGGTGCACCCTCTCAATTGAGGACGAACCTCTTGGGTGTCCTATAAACGTGCTGCATGAACACGACCAAAAGACTTACTCAACGGACGGTGTCTTCTGTTCATTCAATTGTGTGAAGGCGTATATTAATGAGAAGGAGTGTCTGGACGTTATGTACAAAAATAGTCATGTTCTCCTAGGCCACATGGTCTGCGATATGAACGGATCCATATCACCAGTGTCTGTAGAGCCTGCTCCTGACAAGCGCCTTTTGACCGATTACGGAGGCTACATGACCGAGGAGCAATACAGACACTGTTTCGGCCGAATGCTGTACACCGAGAAAGGCGTCATCAAGATGTACCCTACCACGACCATCTTCCAGGAAGAAGAGAAGATCAGCAACAGAGGCACACTATCAAAACTACAGACTCACCCATAATCTATCACAGAACATCTTCATGAAATAAAATGTGGTTAAAAATCCTTTGCGTCCTAATCATCGTCACCCTCCTTGCCCTGGTCTGGTGGAACGCCATTTCGGGCAACATAGCCTACTTTGACGGGAACAACATCTTCCAGATCCCGGGCCCACTCTTCACCAAGGGGCAGAAGGATGAGCTCGCCATCACTCTCAAATTTCCCAAAGACGGCGCCAGGAACGGCATCGTCTTGTTCATGCGCGCAGAGGACAATTTCCAGATAGTTTACGTCCAGGACGGTAAACTCATCATCAACACCAATAACAACCAGGATCTATCTCTCATTATTGGCCCAGACCTGGAGGCCAACGTGAGGAGTCAAGAGTGGAGTAGGTTCGGCTTCACTATCGAAGACCAGTTCAAGAACACACCAATCTACTTTGGGGGAGCACCCACGGAGCAAATCCCTGTCAACGCGCTCATGTTCGAGGGGCAATCGGCCGTCATCCAGTTCCCGAAGAGCGGCCTCAAGGCATGCACCAACTACTGTTACCTCAATAATGTCAACCTCAGCGCCATGTTCCAACAACAAGGTCTCAGGACTTACTGCTAGGTCTTACTGTCTTATTTTTCCATCTCTAACCCCGCAGGGTTACAGATTTATCTATTGTTTCACATAGGCGTTGTCGTACAGTTTACAGACTTTTCTTGAGGCGAGGTTGCCTGGGATTCCGATCGAGTACGCTGGGATGTCGTTGCTGTCGCCTTGTGAGGACCCTCCTGTAGAGCTGCCTCCTCTGATGCGTGTGGATTGGGCCTGTTGCTGGTGTTGGCGCGTGTTGGCCATGATGAAGTTCTGCATCTTGAGGATGTTGTTCTGAGGATTGTCCTCGTCCTGGAAAAATTGGGCAATCTGACGCCCGTTAGCGAAGAGGAGCAGGAGCGGCACGTACTCAATGGGCGTACTGGTCCTGAGAGACATATTCATCAGTTGCCAGTTGTTTTGGGAAACGTCCATGTATGCGAAATTAACACCTCTGATCATCTTGGAGAGGTAATTGAAAGCGGGTTTCACGTCATCGCACCACCGGCAGTCGTTCGTGAAGAGGAATACGAACGAATAGCCTTGGTCATTGGGTTTGACGAGTTCACCGTTCTGGATCGCAAAATCGTTAGGTGTCAAGAACATTTTATATACCTCCGTGTTTCTTTAGGCTATTCACCTCACCCGCTTACCAGTTGGAGCACGACCAGGACAATGAGGAAGATTAGTGTCTTCACGAACACGATGACCATCTCCGAGTCGGGTACCACATTCTTGAGGAGGTTATCTACCATGGGCAGACTGAGAACAACGAACAGGATGGCGGGGATGATGATTTTCTTGAGTTGGAGCGACTTAGCTACGGCCACCCCATCCCCAAACACGTCTCGCATGACGTTGACGTCAATGTCCAAGGGCTGCTCCTGGGATGGTGGCAGGTTTGCAATTCGATCAGCCATTTTCTTATTCCAGGATAATTTGGTTGTAATGGCCCACTCATTGCGGGCCTCACCCCTTCTTGTTCTTGTGGGTAGGCGTTGTGTCGGATATGTACAAGTCGCGGTCCTTGGCCATCTGCTGCGCCAGCGCCGTTATGTCGAGCTTCTCTTTCTTCTGAATTTGGGGTACGTCTTCCTGAGAAGGCGGGGTTATGTCCATGACTCCTCCTGAAGATTGGTTGACGCTATCATTATGATGTTGATGCGGGTGTCCATTGGCCGTAACGGGTTGGTAGGCGGCTGGGAGTTCGGTCCTCCGAAGACCTCTCTGCTCCTGGAGTTCTTGCCCTACAGGCTGTTGATCCGCAGCCCGAGGAGTCTGTGGCCATTCAAAGTGGAGGGCCTTCATGACCTGGTCGATCCACATGTATATGTAGTCACGTTCAAACTTCTGTTTAGTTTGATTGGGGGTAGCCCCTTTGTAATATTCTACCAACAAAGTGGGCACATACTCGATACCGTTCCTCTGGAGAGTGTCCCTGAACTGTTGATGGTCTATGCAGATCAGTGTCATACCAGTTATCTTGGGAAAGTCAAGAGGTAGACCTTTGATGTATGTCAATAGGTCGATTGATGCTTGGGAATAGTTTGAGTACAGGAGTATACAGTGTTTTCTATCCATTTTATAACCGCATGTTTTGCCTTTATGGACTTACAGACCTATCCTACCACTTCCATGAGCGTGTCATTTACATCTCCTCGCCTCTGTCTCTCTAGTACTCTGTCTAGGACGCGTTCGGCAAAGGCATTGCGCTTCTCAGCCGTTACGTCTGCTAGGTCGCCCCCTCTGTACTTCTTGGGCACGTTGCTGATAAACGGGAAGAACCGCGAGTGATGGTTCAGCTCTGCGGTGAGGTTATTCATGCCGTAGGGCTGGCTCGCCAGCACATCCGCCACAGACACAATGACGAGAGCGTAGAAGAAGGTGAAGGGCTCCTGTGAGCCAACGTGGTCAATGTAGGCGTCTACAGTCTTGAGGTCGTCATAGCCTTGCCATCTCTGGATGTAGTTGCCGAGTTCCCAATGTAAATCAATAATTTTGGCCAATATGGGTAGATCCTCCTGCCTGAATCCCAATTCACCCAACAGGTTGTGTATCTTGAAGGATCCAATTTGCTTCATGTTCTTGTCGAGGATGGGGAGGGGACGCGTGCCGCGTATGTAGTCTCCCCCGATCTGAGGATGTTCAGGGATTGAGAAGTAGACGCAGTCATGACTTCTCTTAGTTACGTGGTTGTTGTAGGGTGCCATCTTGCCTATGTCGTGAATGAAGGCGGTGGCTGCTATCTTCTTCTGGATGTCGATGTCTGGGATACCATACTTGGGTGTATTTAGGACGAGTTGCTCTGCAAATAGGAGTGACCAGATCGAGTGTTGAAGAAGGTCACCCGCGTGGAAGTCGACATTTGTGGACTTGTACAAAGCCATCTGATCTAGAAGTAGTGCTATATCGACGGGGGCATCTTTGAGGTTTGAGTGTTGCCAGTCGAGGGGGTTTGCCAGGTTCCTCTTGAGCCACTTGAGGGGGTTGCAGAACATGAATTCAAGATGGAAATATTGTTGTTTCTTCTCAACTGGTGTGTTGGCTGCGTACCCGGCATATTCTTTGGGGATATACGTGCAGAGCCAGTCCGTGAAGGGGAGGTCAACGTTTCTGTAGGATCGACGCTTCTTGCGCTTGATACTGATGTTACCAAACTCGGTGTCTGAGTAATCTCCCTCTAGCGTCTTCAAGTCAAACATGAATTTCAATTGTTCTTTGTTTTTCTCAGGGACATTGGGATCATTGAGGAGTCGCCAGATATTGAAGTTGTTATCGAGGAGGAAGAAGATGCAGTCTTCCTTCAGTTCGTAAACGTTGATACACTTGTTGCCACAGGTCTTTGCGAATTTGGGGTTCTGGAGAGAGTATGTCTGCGCTGTGTTGGGTGTTCCGAACCAACCAGGTGATACCTTGAAGAACTTTGTAGTCTCAAAGGCGACGCTTTGATTAGGTTGATCTACCACGTCTTTCATAAGTTTTGTTTTGTTGACATCAGAGGGGGCCCCCATTCTATGAGGTTTGTAGAAGTCGATGCCGGCCGGGTATTCGACGTTCGCGTTGGCGAGCGCCCCTGAGCCGTGATAAAGTTGCATACCTTTGGGAAACTTGACGACTTGATACTCACCGTCAAAGTAGTAGGTACCACATGAAAAGTAGTTCATGGGAATTTGGGCCCCACCCCCTAGATTAATAGTAGTTTGGCCTCCTTTTTTCCAATCCCAAAATGGAATCTTAGCACATGCCATTTTGTATTGGTGATTAAATTTCGTAACCCTATTATGATGGGTTATGAATCAAGCGCAATGTCTCGTTTTTAGGCTCCACCGCCGAGCTTGGTGCGAAGCACCTCGGCGTCTCTCGCTCAAACGATATTGAAGAGTCTGAAGTGGTTGTTGTGCACCTCAAGTCTGTGAGTCTCAGGGTTGATACCCTCCTTCTCACGCAACTTGAAGTATGCGTTAAGATTGCTCTCGACGGCACCTTCGTAGAGGGTGATTCTGTCCCTGTAGATGGGATACACCTTCTCAAATTTGGGTCGGGCGTTGTCGGTGTCGTCGAAAATGACAAGCTTGGTGACGGCTTTGTCGGCAAGGATCGCCTTGGCGCGATCGCTGTCAAAGCCGATGAGGATGACGCGGCGCTCGACCGATTGGTTGTCAACTTGGTGTTGGTGTTCATTGGAATTGGAAGAATATGAAATGGCTACCATTTTTTGAAAGGATGGTTGCCTTTAACCCACATCCATTCTATAAAGAGCTACCTAATATTTGATCTCAAGTGTATGTGTCCACATGTTGGTGCACGGGGTGTCGCATAAATTGATGTTATATTGGGGTGGATTGATAAGTTGAAATTTGCCTTCAAAAATATGGGTTATAGTAAATACCATGTACTTAACACGTTTGGCTGCTGATGAGACTGACATCGGTGAAGAGAGCTCGTATAGCGAGTACTCAGCGTTCCTGGAAACGTACATCAACTCGGTAGAGCGACTCATTGAAGTCGTCAAGGCGCTCAAGTGCAAACTGAAGACTGATGGCCTCGAGGAATTCTTTGAACCGCTGAGGCCTTACATTGAGACGTACAAGCCGAAGTACACCGCCATCTTGAAGACATCACACGCGTTCTGTGAATGCTGTGAACTGTATGTGCCTTCACATCTCTGTGTTTGGGTCCGGAACAATCCCGAGCTCTTCGACACAGAGATAGCCTTCTACTACCGTCTTCTGAAACACTTTGGGGGCCTTATCAGGTGTGACGTCTCACCCTACCCAGTTGATGAGCTCTACGTCGGGGAAGACACGCCGCTGTCGGGTCAGACTAATCGTGAAAAGTTGAAGTTGCTCAGCTCGGTTGTGAGACATTATGAATATATCTGTAAATACTTAATATAAATGCTTAATGTAAGGAAAGAAAAGGTCTACCAGTAAACTAAGTAAGGCGTTGTCTCACGAGCATGGGTAAGCGGGGTATCACTTACTTCACACACAACGACCTTGAGAGGGTGTTCGTTACCCATCTCAGTTGTGAGGGAGATAGATGCTCTTGGTGTACTTGACAGTCTAAAAATTTGATCGTCCTCCAGAGTTGAATATCCAAGAAACACATTTATGAGCATAAAGTAATAGACAAAAATGACTATGTTCACTATGTCCAATAACATGTCTGTGAATGGCGGCCATGTGGAGCACGGTAACCATAAGAAGATTACCAAACAAATCGTTCAGCAGTTGAGGAAGCAGCCAGATATCGACAAGGAGCACCCATCTGTTGAGTTGTACTGCTCCGAGTACAGGGACCAACGTTGCGTGCCTCATAGTAACAACGCCAAGAGCTACGTTTTTAATGGCGACCAGCTCTTCTTCGAAGGATACCCCTATTCAATCGAGCTCACCCAGACCAACTATGAGGGGCTTGAGTTCGAGAAATGTAGGTTCTTTGAGGCACATGAAGGCACCTTGCTCAGAGTATTCAATATCAATGGGAAATGGTATACCTCCACGAACCGACGCCTGGACGCCTTTAACAGCAAGTGGGCGGCAAAGACTACCACATTTGGTATCCACTTTGCCGATGCAGTCCGAGAGAATATCAGAGCCGTCAACGATGATGAGTTCTTTGAAGACGAGGAGGACAAGAAGCTAGAAGACAGGAAACAAGACTCCAGGGACTACTTGAATAAGATCTATGATGCATCCTTGGATAAGACCAAGAAGTACATGTTCCTGCTAGAGCCGTGTAAGGAAGAGCGCATCGTCTGTCTCACGAATTCTCCCCGTTTCTTCAACATTGGCGTCTTCGACAAAGACAACAATCTGTCTCTTGACGAAGACGTGATGTTGGGTGGGTATGAGGTGCCAAAGCCTCGAGAACTGTTTTTTGAGGACATAACGGAGATGCTCTGCGCGCTCGACAATGTTGACTTCAACCGCATCCAGGGCTTCGTTGCCATCCAGAGCGAGGAGGGGCTCGACGACAAGCACTTCAAAATCCTAAACAACCGATACAAGTACTACTTTGGACTGAGGGACAACACCTCGAGTATCAGATTCAGGTACCTCCAACTTGAGCATCAGAACACAATGGTCAACTTGAGTCTTGGCATCAACCAGCAGACGACCGCCCAGACCAAGCAGATGCTTGACGACTTTTGCGAAATGTATGATTTCAATCCCCAACCCCTCATCGAGTATATTTGGCTCAAGGTTGTGGGAGACCTTTTTCAGAAGTACCAACAACGCTACATCAGAAAGATGCCCGATACCTCCCTCACAGAGAAGCAGGACAAGATGCTCAAGGAGATTCATCATCATTTTATCGAGTCTTTGAAAGCCGGCAACCGTCGCCCAACTGACAAGACCAGAATAATGGATATACTCGCGATGCAAAAACCCTCCTCCCTCAATCAGCTCATCGCCGAGTATGAAAAGAAAGATAAGGACGCAGAGAGAGAACGTCGCATGAGAGAGATGTAAAAACCGATATGATCCTCGGACTTTCTAATTCGACCAAAAACGGTTCGCCGTTATCGCCCAGATCACCGGGCCTTGAAAATTTTACCCTTCGGGGTAACATTTTCTTACAAGTGACCCAAGAGGATAGATATGATAGTACAACTATCACGCTCGCCATATGAAATCTAAAGACAAGCATTCCATATAGTGAAATGCATCACACTGTAAGTCAATTGTTAAACAATCCCCGCGGGCTTGTGTACCTCAATGACCAGTACATGAAGGATATCTTCAAGTTCAAAGACCACGACATTCAATTTCTGAAGCTGTTCTGGCAACCAGACTTTGACGAATCATGGGTCTTCCTTGACGAACCCTTCATTGAGACATGGCTCATTCAGGACACTAACCTCAATCTTAATCAACTATATCAACAAATCCTGTTCACCATGTTTCACAAGGACGCCGACTACAAACTGTCGTTCGAGGCCAACCCTGAGAGTATGTACATGGTCAAGGGGTACTGCCTCAAAGACCTGTGCATCATCTGCAACAAGCTCTTCAGAGACTTCTTTGTCAGACTAGCCCGCGTAGCCCACATGCTCGTCCTCACCAAATCTATTGAGGACAACACGACTCAGATCAAACTCAACAAGGCCACCAAACAACTTGACACCTTGTCCAGCAAGATCGACAACCTCACGTTCCTTGTCGAAGAGATCGTAAGTGAACGACTAGCCGAAGTGACCAACAAGGTGATCCCGGACTCAAGATGTGAGGAGGTAGTTAACCTCATTAAGTTGCCTCAATCGTTCAGCGCATCACCCCGAATGCCCTCCCACCTCCACAATGCGGGATACATAGTCATCAGGTGCCTCCGAAAGAACTACAACAAACATCTCAATAGGGTCAAGGCGTATGGAGTAAACGGGGGCGACATCATGATGGAGCAGGTATTTGATTCACCAGTCGCCAACAGAGGCATAGATATCGTGAAGGCGCTTAGGGATGTCGGCGTCAAGACACACAAGAGCAACGGCGTGTCGGCCGATGATCAGCTCAACCTCATAGAGAAAATCAAGAGCATTCTAGATGTCGAGGACATAATCTTGTAATTAAATAGTTTATCCTTCATTACCTACCATAGGTAATGAAATGTTAAAAAATCAACCATATCATGGAAAAAATTGAATAGATTTATTGACGAACAATCTAAGATATTAAAAGGATGAGTAATACTAAGAATCGCCCCGCATCAACCACCACAGGCCTCAATGAGTTCCTGAAGGAGATGAAGGCCCCCAACGACCCCGCCCACACACATGTGTCAATGGGCACCCCCAGGGGCATATATGCCTTTGGGTCCAAGATGAAGGACTTTTGGCAAATCTACAGTAACGCCCTATCTCAGAAGAAGCCCATCTACTTGGCCGAAAACCCCGGTAAAGAGACGCCCATCCTTGTTGACATAGACCTCAGAGTCAAGAAATCCATTCTATCGAAAGAGGACGAGAAACGCCCTCACCTCTACACAGACAATCATGTTGAGGAAGTTGTTGGTGCGTACCAACAGGCCATTCATGAGGTTGTAGACTTCTCAAATATAGACGCCGACAAGCGGGACGCCGCATATACCTGCGTGCTGCTCGAGAAGAAACCATATGAGACCGAGATAGGCGGTGAGAAGTACATCAAGAACGGCTTCCACCTCCACTTCCCCAAACTGTTCTTGGATAAGAAAGCCCAGGAGGTGTACATCATCCCAAAAGTGAAAGAACGCATCGACGGGCTATTCGATAACATCGGGGCCAAGGACTTTCTTGACACTAACTCAATCAACGTCCACTGGCTCCTCTACGGTTCCAGGAAACATAACAACACCCCTTACAAAGCAACCAAGTGCTTCCTCAAAGGCGTGAAGGAGGTTTCCCTTGAAGAAGGCTTGTCAGATTATGTCTGCAGCAGGTACCCAGGCGAATCACCAGACGACGTAGACTGTGACGGTCGCGTGAAGGAGCTGCTGCCGCGCATCCTGTCCATCTTTCTCTACGATAGGGCCAGCCATTACTTCTACAACCCCAAACCTAGCGTCACCACTCCCCTAATGAAGACGTTTGAGATGGTCAAGACCAAGAGGAAGCAGTATGACAACGACTCCATCGAGAAGCAGCTCCAGGAGGCGCAGCAGCTCATCGGTATGATGAACTCCTCGCGCGCAGACGACCGTTCCACCTGGCTCCGCGTCGGCTTCTGTCTGTGGCAGATTAGCGAAGGCGATGACGACGGTTTCTCGCAGTGGCTCGAATTCTCTGAACAGAGTGACAAGTTTGATGAAAGTGAATGTCTGTCGTTGTGGCAAAAGATGCGTCCCAACAACTTCACCATAGGGACGCTCAAGTACTACGCCAAGCAGGACAGCCCCGAGGAGTATGAGAAAATGATAGACGAAAAGACTCATCATCTCGTTATTGAGGCTGTCAACGGATGCCACAACGACGTCGCCAAGATCCTAAACAACGAGTATGGTAATGAGTTCGTGTGCACCTCAATCTGTAATAAAGAGTGGTATCAGTTCAAAGACCACATCTGGAAGCCACTCGACAAAGGCACTCGCCTCCGGGAGCGCATCTCAGACGACAACGGTATCATCATCAAGCAACTCAAGTCCAAACGCTGCGGCATCTACAGCACGCTTGAGGACCTGGAAGGCGACGACCCTGAGAAGAAGGACTGTGAAAAGAGGCTAAAGAAGATCAACGACCTCATCAGACAATGTAAGGCTACACCATTCAAAAACCACGTGATGGTGGAGGCGCAAGAGGTGTTCTATAACCCAGAGTTCCACAACCTTCTCAATAAAAACCCATACTTGGTCGCCTTCAAGAATGGCGTCTACGACTTTGAGAACGACATCTTTAGAGACGGTAACCCAGAGGACTACATCTCAGTCGCGCTGCCCATCGAGTATATGGACTACGGATCTGTTGACCACCCTGATGTGATGGAGGTGGACGACTTCTTTCAGAAGGTCTTCCCAGACCGTGAAATCCGCGACTACTTCCTAGACCAGGCGTGCCATGTCTTTGTGGGAGGTAACCATCAGAAGGTCATGTTGTTCTGGACTGGTGAGGGCGACAACGGCAAGACGGTCACGCAGACCTTGTTTGAGAAGATGCTAGGTAAGCTGGCAGTCAAGTTCAGTACATCCCTCCTCACGGGAAAGAAGGCCAACCTTGGCGCTGCCAATCCTGAGATGGCTCGCGCCGGTGACGGTGTGAGGTGGGCCGTGATGGATGAGCCCAACGCTGACGAGATGATTAGTGCTGGAACGCTCAAAGGTCTGACCGGAAATGACTCGTACTGGGCTCGCGACCTGTTCCAGAAGGGTAAGGAGACAAGGGAGATCCAACCTATGTTCAAATTACACATGATTTGTAACAAACTTCCCGCCATCAAAGACGCCGACAAGGCTACATGGAATAGGAATCGCGTCATCCCCTTCGAGAGCACTTTCAAACCTGAACATGAATGCCCTCATGACTTTGAAGACCAGATCAACCAGAAGATTTTTCCTATGGACAAAAACTTCACGAACAAGATCCCAAAGATGACACAACCGTTAGCCTGGTACCTTATCCAAAGGTGGCGTGCCATCAGGCATCTTGAGCTCGTGGAACCTGAAAAGGTCAAGGTGGCTACCGACATGTACAGGCAGGAGAACGACATCTACAAGCAGTTCGAACAACAATGCGTCTTCACAAAGAAGGATACAAAACTCACTATTGCTACCTTGTACTCTCACTTCAAGGAGTGGTTCAGGGAAGAATACCCCAATCACATTACACCAACCAGAAGTGCTGTCAGACGACACTTCATCACACAGTGGGGCGAACTCGAGAAGGGCAAGTACTGGCCTGACAAGACATGCAGGCAATCGGCCTTCAATCACGATGACGAGGACGAAGACGAAGACGAACGTGAAACTGAGGATGGAAGCGGTACCAAAGTCAATCCATTCATGTAAATGTGATAACACTGCCTTATCAATGTTTTAATTAAGTTGAGCATGGTTAGTATGCCAGTAATCAACGATCACCAAGTGTGTAAGTTGGTCATAACCCCGAGGAGTTATGACGTATTCACTACTCATCATCACGCTGACGCGTCTCTGCGAACTGGAGGTACTCATCGCAACCAAACCTAAAGTCTGGGACTTGGTCAGCCTTGAAGTAGAAGACCGCGTCAGTCCACTCGTTGCTCTGAATCTGGTTGTTAATGTAGATACACGTGTAGTCAGTAGTAAGCTCGTTCATGAGTTGACAAAAGATGGCGTACGAGGGGATGATGCTGGCAAAGTTCTTGTAGATCTTCTCACGGTTGGCCTGGTTGGGCTCCCTGAAGATGAAAACACCATCGATGTTGGTTCTGATGTTGGGTTTAAAGTCAAACACGTACTGGTTCGCGAAGATAGCTAGCATGTTCCAGTGCCGTCCGTTTTTGAAGAGTCCTTGAAGCAGCGGGTCATTAAAGATCTTGACGTCGTCCATGCAGTCGTCCATTACAAGGACTGTCCATCCGTTGGGTAAGTATTCCTTGGCCAATTTCTGACGTTTGATAAAGTTCTCGACTACATCCTTCTTATATTTTTCGAAGATGAAGAGGTTTGGGAAGAGACGCGAGTAGAACTTATTACTGTCCTCAGAGCCGGAGATAACAAGACCTGTGGGGATGACGTGTTTCTTGGCATACAGGAGATGTTTGATCAGGACAGACTTGCCCGAGCCGGGTTTGCCAATGATGGTGATCTTTGACCCGCCAAGATTGGACTTGAGGCTCTCGGTGTTGGGCCTGATGGAATCTATATTCAGTTCCTTGATCGAAATCGTTTTAACCATTTTTGCACACAAAGTTAAACCATAAATCGTGTTGGTCCAATAGGCGCCACCCTTATCTGCGACTAGAACTAAGATAGCATAACACTGTACAACGGATTTCTCGAATCCATGCCTGATATAGCCCGTTGAGCAGATCTTCCCGAAAAATTGAATTATGGATAGTAAGGATGATTAGAAAAGAATAAAGCAATCATGTCTAACCAAACCGTCAACGTTATCTCCGCTGAGCAAGACGCCGCGTTTCACAAACTCAATGTCGACAACATCGTCGTCGAGTTGCCCAAGAATGCCGCTGCCCCAGGGCAAAAGGGTGTCTGGGTCAACATCAAGTACAAGTATGGCAATGAAAAGAAGGACAAACTGGACAAACTCAAGATTCAGACATCTGAGCTCTTCTCGTACGGCATCTCACGGTATGAGGAATCGTCTCCCGCCAAGATGTGCCTTGTCATGGTTAATAGAAAGCTTCGTGAGGCGCAGGCCAATGATGAGGATATCAGTAATGAGGATGCAGAGGACATCAAAGTCGAGGACGCCACCATCAAAATGTTGGACGACATCACAGAGAAGGTCAAGGAGGCTATGAAGGAACCTGAGATGGTCAAGGCTCTCGGTAAGCAGCGCGACAAGAAGTGGGCTTCCAGCGTCGATAGCATGGAGATCGTCAAGAGGAAGGAGCAGGATAACGGCATCGACGCGGTCTACGTCTACGCCAAGGTTGTCACAGCCAACAACTTCATGAAAACCAAATTTCTCATGCTTGATGAGGAAGAGGATGAGGGGATCAAGGACCTCAACCAGGACGAGACTGTTAAGAAGCTATCCCATAAGGATGTAAACTGCAAAGCCACCGCCATGCTCGTAATCGACAGTGTGTTTGTGGGTAAGGAACCTTACCTTCAGGTAAAGCTGTCTGAGGTTGTGGTGAGTGAATTCATCGAGTACAAAGCCAAGCGCAACATCATCCTGCCTGCTCGTTTTAAGAACAGGTCGGCTGAAAAGAAGCCAAATGCTAAGTTGTATGATTCTGATGAGTCAGATGAGGATGACGTAAAACCCACCAAGAAGGTCATCAAAGACGATTCCTCTGATTCAGATTCAGACTAAGTGCATACCTAAACGTAAGACGCGGTACCTTTTTTATTGAGCATCGGCTCTTCTGAGCCATCGAAATTTAACCCTTCGGGGTTACATTTCACACATACTTGGAGCCTCATCGCCTCGAATGGGTTATGTAGTATCTTATGTATACAAAATGAGGAGAATTGTTAAAGACAGGGGTAAAGACAGGATCAATGAACAATCGCTTTGGAATGACACTGCGATTGAAGAGACCATAAAGCGTATGGACCCTGACCAACTGTACAGGTATCAGAAGATGGCCCAAACCCTGTACGAGAAGGCCAATGATCCTAATCCTCACACCGTCAATATGGAGGTTGCCGCGCAAGTGAGGTTGATGCTACGTGACGGTCTGCATCCAGACATGCTTGAAGAAAATGAAAGACAGATCTACATCGACGTATACGGTTTAAAGTCGTTGGAAGAGTACACAAAAGATGATGACGATAGAAGCGACGATCAATGCCCTGATTCAGACAAAGGCCAAGATCAAGGAGTACCAAGTGATAGTAAATGGACTACGAAAGCAGGAAAGAGAATTGGTAAAAGAGATCCAAAGCTACCTCAACGAACGAAACGAGCAGGGCATTCGCGTAGACGACACCACGTACATCACACTGGCGAGCCACGAGAAGAAGATCAACCTCAACAAGAAGGACCACCAGCAGAGAGTACGTGATCTGCTCTACTCACGAGGCATTGACGACGAGGAATTCATGATCCAACTCCTCAATAGGACCAGCGATGTGGTCCAGGAACAGAAGATCAAGATAAACAAAGAGAAGTGAGGCCTTTAGCGACACAGCACGTAGTGTAATTGAATTTATAACCACAGGTGGTTATAAAACGTATATTACCTACCAGCCTAAGCTGTCGTAATTTATGTCCTCATAGCAATGCAGATCTATGTCCATCACGCTTTCTAGCCAATCTCTGAACGCAGCCATCTTGGGTACGTTGTGAGCAAGAATGTCTATAGCTTTGTACTTGATGTACAGTTCATGAGATTGGGCATACTCTGAGAAGAGGGTTGAATCGTTCTTGTTTGCCCCTGAGAGACTGTAAAAGTCCTGCTTGTAGAGGTCTTGCAATGAGTATACTACCAAATACTGAGCAACTGTCCTCATGTAGGCAACGTTCAATTTGAAACATGTTAGAAGATCGCTCACCTTGACCACGAGACCATCTCTTGTCTTCTTACCTCTGAACTCGATCATCCCGTAACGGTTGTTGGCCCCAAATGTGATCAGCTCAAGATCGCAGGGGAAATGAGGTGCGGGACACTCATCATCAGGGGTTGTGGGAGGTGTTAATAAATTCAAGGATGACATGATTAATACCGTTGCCTTTTTACATGATTATCTTTAACCCTAAAAATAAGAATGACGTCGTTACAACAAACTCAAGCCAACGTTCAACAACCATTTTATGTTTGCGCCTCCAGCAGGCATTCGCTTTGAACCAGACATTGAAGAGGACCTCGTTGTTTCTGTACGCGACGAAGCCAGGATGCGGTGCAGTCCCACACAACGAATAGAAGTTTATTTATCGAAGCAGCACTCGAGTGCCAATTTGATAGCCTTATGGGACATGCCTATCTTCATGCTTTGGTCTATTAACCCCATGTTGTCCAAGTGTTGTTTTCCTTTGGTTACTATCTTGAGTTGGTGACACTTCTTGAGGAGTTCTAGCAGCGATTCCCAGTACCTATCTGTTGAGTCTTGGATCAGTTTTACCACATTTTTATGTACTCGTTCTAACTCGGGTATGATGTTCTTGAAGAGTAACGTCTCAAGGTCCAAGACCACGAGGAGCTTAGTCTCCTTAGGTCCACTCGCATAGAAGACGTCTACCTCACCATCTTCGTCAAGTACCATCAAGTACTCCTCCGATATGATGCCTATCTTGTACGGGATAGACTTCAGTGACGGTTCGAGGCGCTTGAGAAGATCAATAAGACCTTGTGGTGATGACGTGGCCTGCACCTCCTTCACGATAGACACATCTGGGTCAGCAGCCAAAACAGCCTCAAAATTGACATCGTTATCCACCCACCTTGACAAGGACAGAAACTTCTTAGTGTCCATCTTGATCTCGTGCTTTGATGGTATGTACAGCAAGCATGGGATGCCGTTCTCTGTGTTGAAGTGTACGTAGCGCAGTTTGTCGTTACGGCCGTATAGCTCCTTCACGGTGCATCTGAGGGCTGGTCTACCACCGCTCGTGCTTCGACCTGTGAGCAGGTCATAGAGTTTAGAATACAATAACATGTTTTTACTCAATAGAAATGATCTTTAGAGCCCTTTAAACTCCTAATTATATAACTTGGTTATTATGAGTAATCTAATCTGATCTATATCCTGAAGTAATGTGGTTGTTCTACTTCAAGTTTCACTTAGTCGCTCTTCTTTGTCGCTGGGTGTTTACCGGTCTTCCTCCTTGGGGATGCCTTGTTTTCCTCAATTACTTTGTTCAGTTCGGCATTGACGATATGGTCCAGCTCTTCTTCATTTGTTTCGATATGCAGAGGTTCTAGGTCACACATGGCAGACTCGCAGGGGGGCGACCTGGGTTGTAGTCTATCATATGGTTGTTGTCTGTGTTGTTCATACATGGGGTATTGGCGTTCGGTTTGGGGTTGATTGGAGTTGCCCGAAGAAGAAGCTGGGTGTTCGGGCGCGTATTTGGGTCTGTACATGGCCTGCAGGTCATCTGGGGGAGGCGGTCTTGCAAACAACATCTCAATGGCTTCGCATCGTTTGGAAAGCTTGAGCATCTCCTGGTTCTGGGTCGTAACCTTGGTATACATGAAGTAGCCCACGATAGCAATGGCCATGATGCATATGGCGCACACAATGATATTTTCCAAGTTCATTTTCTCTAGTTCGCACAAATCGTTAACTCAGATATTCCCCATTACTATAAAAATGGTATGCTATGCTAAGAGTGACTACAAATTGGTAGGGTTTGAGAAATCAAGGGCGAAGGACAAGATGTACGCAGCCATTCTCGAAGACAAATCGACTGGGCGGGAGAGGCTGGTCAATTTTGGAAGTAAATCTTATGAGAATTACAGAGATAAAACAGGATTACATCTTTATCCTCAGTTAATACATGGTGATAATAAACGTCGTGCTTCGTATCGAGCGCGCCACAAGAATAACGTGCATAGTGGTTGTTACAGCCCCGCCTACTTCAGTTATCACTACTTATGGTGAATGTGAGTGTCTAAATTTATAACTTAGGTTATAAAAATGAAGTTCCAACCAACCTGTTCTATCTGTTTGAGCAAAATCAAGATCATAGATCTGAGGATAGGCTCGCGGCGTATGGGCCCGGGGCGTAAGCTCCTATGCAAACACGTCTTTCACGCCTCATGTATCGATGGGATCTACAAACCCCAATGCCCACTTTGCGAACATCCTATTTTCAACAGCGACGAAGAAGCTCTATTGACATGTACATCTGAGGAGACAGCCATCGATATCCTCAAGAATTTTCAGGAACGTGACATCAACGTCAAAAGTGTCTATACATTCCTAACATCTGGGGGTGACTCTTCACTAAAGTATCAATGGATTGTAGACTTGATGTATAAGTATTGTGACTTCACAGAGCTACTCGCCGACAACCTAAATGATAAGGAGCTCGTGAAAGAGATCGTAAAGAGGGGTAAGGTTAATTGGTTCAAGACCTTTTGTGGCGGCCTTACCTTCTTTGACCTGGTATCTGAGCGAACAGACGATCCTGAGATCATAGCCCTGATTCATACCATGTTGCCCATGGCTTCATATAATGTACCAGGCATCATCAGACCAACCCCTGTAATACCGAACAATCGGAACTCGGTTACACCGCCAGCGACGCCAATACCTCCACAAACGTATCAAAGGCATAGACGCATGGACAGCATGTCAGGGGCTGCTCTGGAGCAACGTCTGTGGGGGGCTACAGGACCATTGGAGCGAACAGCTGGCATTAGAAGATCTCCGAGAGGATATAGTGTGTTATATCCTTCCCTATTGACACATGCTGAAAATCCCGTGCACGAGCAACTACATCAACATGAATCACCAACGTATCCAATATATGAGAGGTTGTACCCCGCCATACCGTCAGCACCTCCTATTGAGTTAATGTAACCACTCGACCTCACAAATATGTTGTAGAAATGATTTAACACCATCCAGGTTAACAGAAAATGTTCGTGACTGTGTTATTCTACATATTTACGTTGATCAACCTCCTCGCTGTAAAGGACGTTTACTGGCCATTAATGAAAGACCATGTGCACGCTTTTGTGGCTCTTCATGCCATCACCAAGAGTTGGCAGACTGCTATCCTATGTGCCCTATTTTTTCTCAAAACACTGGTCAGGGCTGTATACAAAGAGAAGACCACCAAACTGAAACAGTGGTGGCACGAGACCACAATCCCTCTGGGTAATGACCGATTCCTCTTGGTTCATTACATCAAGGGTGACAAGGTCAAACTAATTGTTAAGAAGAGAGAGGACAATATTACAGCTGTTGTGGACGAGAGCTACGATACGTGCTATCTGGAAGAGGCTAAACCTTTCTTCCTGTATGAGCAAGAGGAGTTGGGTCCGGAAATGTTGGGGCTCGATAAGGCTCTCATCATTCATACCGAGGGAGGCGAGCAACTGAAGCGAGACGTGAAGGCAAAACAAGCCTGAAGGCAAGGGGGTTATGTATTAGACCAATAAACACAAAATGAGTATGTTGATTGTTCCTTACGACGGCGAGAGCGCTGAGCTCACCAAAGCCTTGAAAAAGTACAACGTGGCGATGCCCAAGAAGGAGTGCAAGGGTGGTTCATGTCACATCCCTAAACCTCTCAAGATGATGTCTGCCTCAGAAGTCAAGAATAGCATTACCAACACTCTCAAGAGCGTCGGTAACGTGAAGCAGATCGTTGTGTTGGCCTTGAATGAAAAGGATCAATTCAGCCTCGTCGAGATGAGCAGTGCCGGTGATTGGGGCAACATGAAGGAGGGTGTCACTGTGAAGGTCGTCGGTGCCTAATTTTCAAGCAGGTTGTGCATTGTGTTTTTGGTAACCTTACGGGGTTACCAATAACCACCATCCCCTACAAACGTTACCCAAACTGGGATGGCTGTCCCCAAAGGTATGAAATTGAGATTGTGGCATACGTTTCCAAACAGTCAAGACCGTCTTTAACTTTTTAAGTCATTATTCTAATGGTTATGGGTGTAAGGCTTTGAAGGTGTTGCCCTATATACTTCTTGCCTTACTCAAAATACGATGGAGATTGAGAATTTCTTTCCCAAGTACCCTAACATCTTCAAGTTTGAAGATCCACGCCTCAACCCTTATCAAGGCCAGTCCTTCAGCGATGCCATCGTGACCAAGAAAGAGTTCGCATCGTTGAAACTTCCCAGATTTGAGAAGTTGGCTACTAGGGGGGCGGGCGAACAGTATAACCACCAAAAGATCATTTCCAGGTTCATGTCCTCTGTGACGCCTTACAATGAGCTCCTTCTCTTTCACGAGATGGGCACGGGCAAGACCTGCACAGCTATAGCGGCCATTGAACAGTTGCGATATGAGAAGAACAAACATATCAACGGCGCCATCGTCTGCGCAAAAGGAACAGGACTCCTTAACAACTTCTCACAGGAACTTCTTTTCTCATGCACAGACGGCCGATACATCCCTGACAACTACGACAAACTCTCGGACCTGGAGCGCATCCATAGGACACGCAAGATCACGTCCGCATTCTATCGGTTCAACACCTTCGAGACGTTTGCAAAGGAGATCGCAAAGATGCCGGACGAGACGCTGACCCAACGCTACAGCAACACCATCTTTGTGATTGATGAGGTACATAACCTTAGAGAGAAAGATGAGGTTGTGCGCAAGGATGATGATGTCAGAAACTTCCTCGTGAATAAGCGAGCGGCTGGCCTGTCCGAGCCTTTGGATATCTACAAACAGTTTCACCGACTTTTCCATGTAGTAAAAGAATCCAAGATCCTCCTGATGTCCGGCACAGTCATGAAGGATGACCCGGTAGAGTTCGCCAGCGTTATGAATCTAATCCTACCTCTGGACAACCAATTCCCCGTGGATAAAGACTTCACAAAGGCCTACTTTAACCCAAACGGAACAATCAAAGCCGATATGATTGAGAACATGGCCAACAAGACTAAAGGGCGTATATCGTACCTCAAGGCCATGACGTCGGACGTGAGGAAGGTCTTTGAAGGAAGGAGGATAGGAGACCTTAATCATTTCATAGTGTATCCGAACACGATGAGTGACTTCCAAAGCAGGGCGTATGCTGAGGCATATGAGAAGGACAGAAGTGACAAGAGTATCTTTATCAACTCACGGCAGGCCTCTTTGTTTGTGTTTCCGAATGGCTCCTACGGGACAGATGGCTTCAATAAATATATTGTGAAAAGAAGGGGGAATGCCCGCACGGTGCCAGGACGTCCGATAGCTGCGCAGCGCAAGAAACAAGAGGCCTCCACTACATACACGCTCTCAGGTGATCTAGTCAAAGCTATTGACAAGAACATATCCAACCTAGAAAAATATAGTAGTAAGTTTGCTGAAACCATCAGGATCATCCTAGCTGAACCCAAAACTAAGGCGTTGGTGTATTGTGAGTACGTGAACGGGAGTGGTTGCATCCTATTTGCCAAAATATTGGAGCAGTTCGGGTTCACGCAAGCCAGAGGGGATGAGCGAAGCAAGGGCCGCCGATACGCTCTATTGACGCACCAGACAACCAGCCAGAAGAGCATTCAGCAGCTCATCAACAGGTTCAACAAGGATGATAACCTAGACGGAGACTACATATCGGTGATCATAGGCAGTAAGATCATCAGCGAGGGCTTCACATTCAAGAACATCAGGAAGGAGTTTATCTTCACTCCTCATTGGAACTACTCGGAAACGGCGCAGGTCATCGCAAGAGGTTGGCGTCTGGGGTCGCACAACGCACTCATAGCGAGAGGGGATCGGAACCTCAAAGTAGACATATATCAACTGGTATCCATCCCAAACAGGACGGTGACCAACGCACTCTCAATAGACCTCGACATGTACGAAACATCTGAAAAGAAGGACGTTGCCATGAAGCAGATAGAACATGTGGTCAAGGTGAACGCTTTCGACTGCCCGCTTACGGTAGACAGGAACAGGATCGTGGGCTACGACGGGATGCGCGAGTGCGACTACACTGGGTGTGATTACAAATGCAAAGGAAAGATAGGAGACGTCCCCGACCCGTCGACCTACAACCTGTACCATACACTCACTAACATCGTGGAAGACGGGGTCAGAAAGTACTTTAGAAACAACTTTTACCTTGGGGTAGACGATCTCTTCGTCATGTTCCCTCAATTGGATAGGTTTGAGGTAGTGCAAGCTATCAAGACGTTCATAGACAAAAATGTTCAGTTCCTCAACAGATACGGGTACCCATCATACATAAGGATTCAGGACGACATCTTGTATATATCCTCTGACGCGCGCGTCCCCAATAACGACAAACTAGCAGACTACTACATAAAGAACCTCATCATCCAGAATGGGGATCCGTTCAAGTATATCCTCAAACAACTTTACAGTGACGAGATCCCCAACTTCGTAGAGAACATATTCAAGTACCCAGATTACCTAAGGACCACCATTTCTAATCTTCCCGAGGTGGTGCAACGAGAGATCCTTCAAGCGAGCATACAGGCCGATGTGATGGGTGTCGGCAAGAACAAGGATACGCGGCAAAAGATACTTACCTTCTTCAAGGGTTTCTACGATAAGATAGACGAAACATGGGTTGTGTGGCTCTATAGGGAGACGCTGGGTATCGCGTGTATGGAGCGCGATAGGAACAGTCCCGGAGGATGGAGGTGGGTCCAATGTCACAAACAAGAGCCCGAGATAGTAGACAGACACATAGCCAAGAAGAGGGCGGAACTAACCAAGTCTCCAATCGGATTCTATGGTCTCTACAATCCGCAGCTGAACGAGTTTTGCCTCCGCGACATCAGAACAGCGCGGGCGGAAGGCGACTTGAGGAAAATCACGATAGGAAGGCGCTGCACGGACTGGGATCAGAAGACCCTGGTGGACATAGTGGTGCGCAAGATGAAGATAGAACCTCCTCAGGACTTCATGAGGAACATCACACTAGAGGATGATTATGAGGACATGAAGCGTAAGGTGGAAAAAACTAAACACAACAAGTTACCGGATGATGTACAAAACCTACATGTGATGCGCAGATTCCTGTATTGGATCAAACAGTCCAGGATAAACATGTGTGAGAAGATCCATGAGTGGTTACGCGTCAACGATCTGATCGAGGAGAACTTTGACTGCGGTACGCAGAAGAAGCAACGAGCCAAATTCGTCCAGTAACGTGAGACCTATCACTAGACAAGAGCTTTGTTTCTACCATATATTAGATGTTTGTAACGGTTTAACAGGATGTGTGTAAAAACAAAAGATGGAATTCGATGCCCTCGTAGAGTTTTTTGCGTCCCTGAAGTACGCCAAACGCCGTTACCCGATGATCGTCACTTACAACAGCAGGCACCTGAGCAAAATCTCATTAGACGTCGACAAGGCCAAAGAAGTTGAGTACTTCAAGCGCTTCCTGGTAGCCAACCAGTCCCTTTCTGACAAGAAGCTGGACTCTCCAGATTTCAAGACCGGTAAACAGTCCCTGACTTTGGCTATGGACAACTTCCCCAACTTCCCCGGTCCTGAGGCGGATGCGTTTTGGGAGAATATTTTGAAGGTTGAGAGGGTCTTATTTCCTGACGGTAAGCCCGCACAGATGGAGGTGCCCGCTAGCGGTGCTGCTGGCCTCACCGGTGCTATGGCCGCATTCCAGAACAACCCAATCATGTCTGACGTGATCGAGCAGGTCAAGACCATGGGCGATCTGGATGACGTCAGCGACGTGAACACCCTCATGGCCAAACCAGGATTCCAGCAGATGGTCAACAACATCAAGAAGAACCTACAAACTGGGAAGTACAGTATTAAGGATCTCGCGGGAACGGTCGCCGACGTCATCCAGGGTGTCCAACATGAGCTCGATGACGACACCAAGAACACTCTCAAAGTTGTCACGGACACAATGGGAGCCGTCGAGCGCAATGAGCCTGTGGACATGAACAACCTCATGAATATGGTCAGCAGCCTAAAGATTGACAGTCTAGGCGGCAACTCTCAGTAATCTTTACACCACTCTGATATTTCGTTACCTCGCGAGGTAACGAATACGAGATACTACAAGGAATTATGATACCATTACACGCGCTGCAGTTCAGGAATATGTGATGCGGACCATCGAACCCACGCCGGGTTTGTCAAATCCGTACATCTTCTTCGCGTCCGACAGTGACATCTCCGGCTTCCTGAATCGTCTGTTTACATAGTTGTGGGCATCGATAAAGAATTTGAATAGGTTCTCCCTGGACGCCGTGGCGTTATCCAGGTTGGCCGTCTTCAGGAACGAAAAAAAATGTTCCTTACAAGCAACGCACGGAATGAGGAGAGGCATGTTGGCTATAAGTTTCTTCATACCGTCTTGTACGAAGATGGTGGGTCTGTTGGGGTAAGTGGTCGTGGAGTTGTGGATTGTGAACCAGAAAGCTGGCCCAAACGCGTCGGGGTCGTATGATGATCCCTGGGTAGTCGTCGTTACTTTGACCTCAATGGGTTGTTGATAGAGTTCATTGGCTCTGACGTACATTTTTAGTATACTCGGGTTTTTTATAGCCCATGGACCCCTACAAAGGGTTATAAATCCTCAACAGTCCTCCATTACAACTCCAATACATGATCAAACACCCCAGTGGTTGTCTGGTGAGCGATGCAGATCACAGTTCCTCTAAAGTTGGCCTTGATCGTGTCGATGACCTGACCTGTAGACTCCTGATCCAGTGATGCCACACACTCATCCAACAACAACATCCTGACGTTGTTGATCTCGGCCAACGCGATCGTGAATGCCAGGATCACGCGCGCCAGCTCACCACCCGACAGGTTCTGAAGATCGCTGTCGTGGCCGTTCTGCAGAACATCCACGGTTAACTTCACGCCATCAAAGACTAACATGACATTCATATCGTCAAGGAAGCTGTCCAGATACATCTGAGCATGCAGGTTGATCTCCTCGATCACCTCCCTCACGGCCATCTTCTCAGCCGTCTTGATGATCTCCTGGAGTTTGATGGCCCTGGGGTAACTCTTGTTCAGGTCCGCCTCCGTCTTGAGAAGGGCCTCCACTGTGTTCCAGTATCTCATGGATTGCGCAGACCTCTTCCCCTCGTTCAGTCTCTTGATGAGCTCTGTGGCCGTCCCTATACGATCTGCGAGTTCGTCGGGCTCGTGCTTTATGACAATTCCAGCCAATAGAGTCTCCTTCTCCTTTCTCTCGTACACAGCTTTCTTCTTCTTACGGAGTGATACCTCGGTCGTGTCGTCATAGTCCGGGTGCTCCATCTTCAGAGACGAACACAAGGTCTTCTGCTTCGCGTAAGTGTCGTCATCGCTCTTCATTTTGAACAACCCCTCAAGCTGTTCTTGGGCATCCTCGAGATCAGGATACTCGGACTTCAGCTTTTCAAGCACAACTAACTTCTTCTCAAGGTCCTCCACACGCAGCTTGGCCTTCATACGACTCTCCTCCAGACGCTTGGCTTCTTGAGTCGTCAATGCTTCCTTGTTTTGTTTATGCGCCGACGAGTGTTCGGGGATGATGAGCTTGTTGCACCACATAGCCACCCCTGTCTCACATGAGGGACAGATCATATGAACCATAGAATCCTCAATCTGTTTGGTTAGCTTGTCTATCTTGGATCTGCAGCTCTTGAGTCCGCTGACCTCGGACTCGAGTTCTATCATTACCTTCATATCCTGGATCATGGTCTTCATCTCATCTTTGGACATACCGCTTGGTTCGTTGAGTTTCTTGAGTTTAGTCTTCTCCCTTTGGTAGCGCTCCCACCCCTGCCTGTGGGTGCTGATTCGACGTAGCTCATCTTCCAGATAGTCAATATCCTCCTCAATCTTTGGCATCTTGGCGAGCTGTTGGCTCACGTCTTCCTTCATCTTAATGAGTTGCTCAGTTTTATTCAGTTTATTTCTGAGGGAGTCTATATCGTGTTCGTGTTGGTTTATCTGAGCGTCGTACTCCTCTTCGTCCATCAGGTCAACAGCGCGGCAGTCCGTTTTGTTTATCTTTAGATCCTTGAGCATCTTCTCAGTGGTCTCGCGCTGCCTGGTCGTGAGCATCATCTCGTTCTTGCGCCCTTTCACGAGCTCCTTGCAGTTGTTGATGAGCTGGTCCACGTTCTCACCCCCGAACGCCATCTTCTCTATGTAGCGCATTTTGTCCATGGGGGTCATGAGGATGAAGGACTTACTGCTGTCTGTGCGCTGAGACATATAGCCCATGTGGTAATGAGGAAACAGATCGTCAATGACCGCTTGCGCCTCCTTGTCTTCGAGCATCTTACCAGACCCCATGGTCACACGGAGACGATTGGGACGCCTGGTCCTGACAATGACGACCTCTTCTTGATTGGGGTTGTCGATGACGAGTGTGACGCTGCACGAGGTCTTTCCGTACGTGGGCAGCTTCTTGCCCTCACCGTTGAGAGCGAATATGATTGCCATGAAGATGGTGGTCTTGCCCTGACCGGACTTGCCGGATATGAGGGACAACTGCTGATCAAATGTGAACTCAGCAGCTGTGAATTTCCTAAAATTCTTGAGTGTCAGTTTCAACATACTTTTTACTTCTAAACCCATCTCCGTTAAGTGTGATAAAACAACTTATTTACAGGGGTCGCATCGTAAAATGTTTAAAGCCGTGACAAAGTACACTGGGCGCTTCAAGTCCCTCTTTGAGGTCATCTTCCAAAACATGACAACTGCCGACTTTACGATCGGCAAGAAGGGTATGTTCCTGGAGCACCTCACCACTCAGAACTTGCTCATCTCAGTCTTTCTCCCTGCTGAGAACTTTGAGGAGTACGTTTTCGATGAAGAGGAGCCCATTCATGTGGGGTTAGGACAGCACATCAACAAGGAGTTCTTCAAGTCGGTCAAGAACAAGGACGTCATCACTCTGTCCATCACGAAGCCGTATACTTTCGACTTTGAGAAGAGGGCTGAGGCCAACGACTCTGTTCAGTCGCTCTCTGTGAGCATCGAGGACACCCAGAATATCACTCCTATCGAACATGATACATTTTACTCCAAACCCGTCCTCATCGCTCATAACATCTACACCGACTGGTGCAAGTCTATCTCCAATACAAATACAATTGAGGCAACCAAGAATATGGGGCAGATCCAGTTCCTCTTCGATACAGGCAGGTCTGTCAAGACGCTCAAGTCAGGCAAAGAGGACAAGAACGATATTGAGTTAGTTCATCAGCAGTATTACTCCGAGCAGTTTACCAGGATCAGCAAGATGAGCTCCTTCGTGTCTGAGCCTATCGAAGTCAGACTTGAGGGAGATAAACCTCTCTACTTCCTGTGCAAGAGCCCTATCGGCACAATGAAGATCTTTATGTATATGAAGCCAAAGGATGAGTAACAACAATGAGTAACACCTTTACCTCCTAGTGACCACTAATTAGCCTACTCATCGATTGACTTTTGAAAAAGTTGATTTTTGAAGCTAATTAAACATAAGTAAAGGAAAACGTGCAATGAAAACAGTAGTCCACAACACAGAGAACAAAAGTGAGATACTAGTCCTATTCTTTTCAGGTAACTCCTATCTTAGTAATTTCTTTGGATGTAGTTTTGAGGTAGATGGGGTTCAGTTTACGTCTACTGAGCAGTTCTTCCACTACCAGAAAGCACATTTATTCAAGGATCAAAGCTCAATGGCCAAAATATTGGCAACTAAAGACCCCAAAAAACAGAAACAATTAGGCCGCAAAGTCAAGAACTATGAAGAGAAAGTGTGGTCAGACAAGTGTTATATGATCATGAAGCGGGGCCTGTACGCCAAATTCAAACAGAACCCGGTTCTGAAAGAACGCCTGCTTTCAATCTCAAACGCTCGCTTTGTGGAGGCCAGCCCCTATGACAAGAAGTGGGGTATAGGCATCCAGGCAGACCACCCAAACGCAGCGACGCCTTCAAAATGGCCAGGGACCAACCTATTGGGCCAAGCCCTCACGGAGGTTCGTGATATGCTGAAAGAGACACAGAGTGACAACGAAACACAAGCGAGTAAAGTAGATAGGCGACAGAAGCCGCACTGCACAACTAATTAGATATAGTTAAACGTGAGCACATTTGCCCGCTAACATATCGTAGAACCATATATGTTAACCGTCTAATTGTATTCATTACCCATGGGTAATGAATTAGAACGTGGAACGACTACTTCCTCTGAACCGTGCCTTTCTCTACATCCATCTTCTCGACTTCCTTCTTTAGTTTGCCTATAGCTGCGGTAATCTTCTGGTGGCTGAGTCTTGGGCGTCTGTAGCGACCATCAATGCTATTATGTTCCTCGTCGGAAGCGTCTGATGCATTAAAAGAGTTGGCCCTGTGCAGCCTGTCTCGTTGGCGACGTTTTATGGCTAAGACCTCCTTCACAGCGTCTGAGATTTGAACTCCCTCAATGTCTTCATCCTCGCTGTCACTCCTGGTGAACTTGTCCTCAAGACCCTCCTCGCTCTCGCTTGAAGAACAGTACAGGAATCGGGTAACTTCCTCTTCCTGATTCTTTTCAAACCGCCATTCCTTGCGGTTCTTGATGTATTTGCCATTAAAGATATCCTCAAGATCATGGTGATCAGGATCTGCCTTGATATAAAAGTACTCAATAGGGTGTGATTGTGTGTCCTCCTTTCCACTCATTTTTGTTCCACAGTTAAACAGCATAAGTCTCTACATGAACCCAGTACAGAGGAAGCTTTCATATATCTGTTACCTACTGAGAACGGAACTACTAAAGACTTGAAATCTGATATTTATGGTATACTGCATGGAAATAAAATGGAGAACTTACACAAGACAGCGCAACGTATCGCAGACGAGGCATACGAAGCGGGTAACCCCATCATGAGCGACGCGGTGTATGACGCCACATTTGGCGACGCATCCACGCATCATAAACTGGACATTAAGACAGAAAAGACGACCCCGCTACCCCTCTGGATGGGGTCGCTTGACAAGAAACGTGACGAAAAGGCCCTGAATACGTGGTTGGACAAGACATGCACTGACAAATTCGTCATCAGCGCTAAGCTTGACGGCATCAGCGCCCTCTACGATCCCAAGCACAACAAACTCTACACACGAGGCAATGGACAGACGGGGTGCGACATCAGCAGATTCATCAAGCACCTCGATCTCAAGGGGGGCAAAACCAGTGTTAAGAAGACACTTGATCTCATGATGGACGCATTCCCCGAACAATTCTGGAAAGATGCGGCGTTAACTGCGTATGTAAGAGGCGAACTGATCATGCCAAATGAGGTCTTCGATAGTAAGTACAAAAAGTCATTCAAGAACCCACGCAACCTGGTTTCTGGTCAGTTTGGCAAGAAGACCATCAACAAGGACATTATGTCAGACATCTTCTTTGTTCCATATGAGGTGATCATTTCGAGGATGTCATCGCAGTGCCCAGCCTCAGAGCAGCTCCAGTCCTCATACATGTTACCATGGATTGAGATGAAGCGGTCTGAGATAAGTGTACAGTCGCTCACGAAGCTGTTGGACGAGTGGACTAAGGAATGTGTGTTCGCAGTGGACGGGTTAGTAGTGACTGAAGATAGGATGTACACACGCAACACGAGCGGCAACCCAAAGTACTCTATCGCGTTCAAAAAGGAGATCGGCGCAGAGACCGCTATGACAACTGTAACTGAGGTAACTTGGGACGTCAGTCGCTGGGGTCTTCTCAAGCCGGTCGTGCACATTGAACCCGTGCAGCTCTCGGGCGTCGCGATCCAGAAGTGCAGCGGTCACAACGCCAAGTACATATCAGACAACAGAATAGGTCCCGGGGCCCAGATCGTGTGCGTGCGGTCAGGAGACGTGATCCCGTACATCGTCTCAGTTGTCAAATCCTGTGATAGCGTCACGTTGCCCAGCTCAATATGGAGCGGGGTGGACCTGCAGGCGGAGGGTGACGGAGCCGACGACACTATTGAGATCAAGACCCTCACCAACATCTTCTCAAAACTGGAGGTTAAGCACGTCAACACAAAGACGATTGAGAAGATGTATACCGAGTGTGGGTTGAACACGTTTCCAAAGATGCTTAACTGTACAAAAGAGGAGCTGCAACCAGTATTCAAAGACAAATCTGCGAATCGTATCGTTGTGGGTATGACCGATCTGAAGAGTAGGTCTGTAAAGGTGTCTGTGGTGGTGGGTGCGGCCGGTGTGTTGGGCTTTGGGCTTGGGGCCAAACGGGTAGAGAACTTGTTTGCGTGCCTGCCAACCCTGAGATCGGGTGACTGGGAGACGGTGCCGACCGTAGAGGATGTGTGTCGGGTTGACGGGTTCGCGAAGAAGATGGCTGAGAGGGTAGTCAAATGTTTTCCTATGATGACCACATTCCTCGGACTATGTGTGAACAACGGTATCCAATTAGAATCTATTGAGGACCCAACCGTTGTTGTTGTTGAGGAACACGATAAGAGAGAGTTACCTCAACCGGAGGAAAGACGTAAGCCAGAACATAAGAAAATATGTCTGTCTGGGTTCAGGAACAAGGAGCTTGAAAAGAAGTACACCGTCTTGTCGTCCGTGACCAAGGAGTGTGAGGTCCTTGTGTGCAAATCGTTTGAGAAGGAGACTGAGAAGATGACGAAAGCTAAGAAGCTCGGTGTTAAGATGATCCTGTTGGCCAAGTTTGAGTAGGTTGTGGTAGACGTAGGTTAGTGATCTTAGGATCCATAACCCCACGAGGGGTTATGGAACTTGTGGATAATTTAGGTTTTCAGATTGCACAGAATTGCCAGAACAAGGCTCCTGCAATGAAACCAATGAGGAGGGCCCAAGCCCAGTAGACCTCTATTACGAACAGTAACCCAAAGACAATGCTCATTACCAGAAACGCGAGCAGGAGGGTGTGTGAGTTATGCTCTATGGTAGCAAAGAAGTCCTTTTCGTCAAAGTTTTCTCTGCCTCTATACCTGCGTTCGCCGTACTGAAGCTTCTTACCGATGCCGAACCCCTTCCTGAAGCACTCGAGAGGGTCACCCTTGTGCTTGCCTGATGGGGCGCGTCTCTTCTCACCGCAATACAGATCCTCACGTGGGTCTATACGCTCTGGGACGTAATCGCGAGGGAGATTCACGTTTCTGCCTACGCCTATACCTTTCCTCATACACTTGTAGTTGCGTGAGGGGGACGATGGGACTGATTTTCCACAGTATGCCATTTCACTTTTATTCCTGGAAAATAATATACGTTTCACTTATCAATACTAGTAATGTGCAAGATTTAAATGACAAAGTATGAAACCTAGTTGTGGTTGAGTCTTTTAACAGGAAAATGAATTAAAGGGTTATTAATGACTTAAGAGATATCAACCATTAGGTAAAGACAAAATGGTGAAGGAAGAGAATGCCCACTATCACACTGTGAACAAGTTTGTTGTAGCTTTTTTGAACGCGAGCGAGTTCGCTACCCCCGAGCTGATTGAGGAGTGGAAGAATAAGACCAACCTCCACAAGCTCAAGAGTGTCCTCAAGAAAACCGACAAGCCCAGTCACCCCCCTCGTCCCAAGAGCGAGTACATCTTCTTCTGCGAGGAGATGCGCCCCGTTGTCCAGGAGGAGATGCGCCTGGAGTTGGCGGAGGAGGAAGGAGAAGACGTGACCGATCAAAGATCGGCGGACGCCTTTGACGCCAAGGTCGATATTCAAAAAGTCACCTGCGAGCTTGGGCGTAGGTGGGCGCAGTTCAAGCTAGTCCCAGACCCTGAAATGAAGAAGCGTATCTCAGAGTTAGCAGAGACTGACAAGAAGCGCTACCACGACCAGAAGCAGGCGATGCAGAAGAAGGAGAATAAGAACGACAACCATCTCAGGTCCAAATACCTTTATTTCTGCAAAGAAGAGCGCGATAAGAATCCCAAGATCACGATGCGCAACATCGGGCTCCTCTGGGCCGACAACAAAGACGACGAAAAACTGGATGAGCGTTACAAAGCAGCCAAGCTCACTATCGCCTCAAAAACCACTGTTACTGCGGTCGCATAGTTCGATTCATTACTTCTAGAAGTAATGAAAGTAAAATGAAGAACTATAATGGTAACTAAGATTACATTGGCACTAAGGTGGTATGGCACTAGGTGCTATTTGAACCCTTTGGTTGCGATGTCTTGCGACGTTTAGGTAACTTGATAGATGTTTTCTTTGGTATGAGATCGTCAGGTTCTTTCTCTTTTCTATGTGGTTCAATGGGCGCGACCTCATTTGTTTTGAGAGCGAGCATGTTGACTTCCCCACCACATTCCCTGTATTTTTGGATACGACTCTTGAGATGCTTGATGAGTGGGTTGAACTTGTCTTCGAAATCTATCACGATGGGTTCTACGTCCTGCCGTCTCATGCAGCGACCGAGGAACTGCTCAAAGTACTCGAGCACGTCTGCGGCCATGCACAGTGCGTCAATTGGGGCGTGATCGAATCCGACGCCTATCTTTGGCGTGGTGCCGATGAGGATCTTGGCAGATTTGTCAAACTCGCGCGAAGCCCCCACAATGGTCTCGCTGTCAACACCGGCTTTACTGAAAAGGGCCTGCAGCGTCCTGGCGTGCTCGACGCGCTTCACCAAGATGAGCCAGGTCCTCTCCGGAAAGCGACACACCACATCGACAATGATCTGATTCCTCTTTGCATCATCCGCCTGAGACGTGAGCACAGAAGACCAGTCCAGCTTGCCGGTGTGCGGCTGGATGCGCGTCTCGGGCATGAACCCGGTCTTGACGCAATACACAGTGTGTTTCCTAAAGAGCTTGCTACCTACCACTCTTGAACCAAAGAACCAGGCAATCGCGGGTTCAAAGGGATCCATCTTGGGACGGTACGGGGTAGCGGAGAGGCCAATGAGGTAGTCAGGTTGAAATTTGAAGAACGCCCTGTGAAGCACCTTTGTAACGATTTGGTGGAGCTCATCCACAACGACCAGTTTGATGTGTTCAAAGTCGCCGCGAATGAAGCGCGTCTCGTTGATGGGCTTCTTCAAGATGATGGGGTTCATGAGATAGACGTCGGCGTCGGGGTCCACGGCCTTGTTGGATGTGATCTTGGCTACTTTCTTGTTTGGTGCGTACTTGGCGATAGCGTCCCGCCATTGATCCATGATCATGGCCTGCTTCACGAAGATGACTGTGGGGACGCCGATTGCGCAGAGCATCTCAATTGAGATGACTGTCTTACCGAAGCCGGGCTCAGCCGAGATCACTATGGAGCCAGTCTCGTTAAGGCTCCTGATAGCATCATCGCGCACTTTTTGTTGATGAGGTCGAAGGGAACCCGTAAAGTTGACACTGGAAGAGCTAGGTAGTTCTTTAGGTAAGGCATCAATGGTGGAGTTATTATTAGGATCGCCACAGGGAAAGGAGGACGTGCTGGGTGACATTGACGTATGTGCAAAAAACGAGCGTGCGAAACGGAAAGGGAGAAGCACAGATCGACCCGAAGACTCTTTCACAACATCGAATACATCAACATCTTCGTTATCACATGTGATTGTTAATGTTTTATTGATGTGTTTCTTGTCATGGTCAGATAGACCACCAAGGTGTAATTTAACAGACATTTTTACTAAGTTCAATATCCTTAGGGGGTTAAATTCAAATTGCCTACATATAAACGATGAATATGTTCCCCTTCTTTATCGAGTGTAGTAAACACTACCAGAATGAACCACACAAAAAGAAATTCCTTCAGAAGCTCGCCTTCGGCCATGGCATCCTCATCATCAAACGTAAGGATAAGAGCATCCTCGTCACGCCCAACGGCGAATTCGTGATACCGTCGGTCTATTCAGACAAGGCCCGCAGTGATCTGGCCAATAAGCTGTGGGAGGTGAACGACTTTACACGCCTGGGTGACTGCATAGAGGAAACGAGGCAGACCTGGCACACGGCCAGGAAGAAGGACAAGATTTACCTCCTCTACAAGTACGTTGCCTCATTAACCAACATCACCCGATCTCAGAAGATGGTCGTGTGTAACCTCCTCATATTGGCCCTACTCCTCAAGATGATCAAACCCACAGACCTCGACTACAATGGCAGTAAGATAGCGGGCGTGAGCGAAGACCTCATGAAGAGGGAGACGTATACGGAGATGAACTTTACGTTCGATTACTCGGTCCCGCAGCGCACCAGGACGCGTGATGCGTTTACGACCACGTACACAGTTGATGAGGAAGATGAGTGAGGATACCTGAATTCACCGCAAACAGGGTTAGGGGAATGAAGACTGAGGATAAAAATGGAACAGAAGGAAACCAAGACAAGTGCAGGCGACGACCGCGCTTACGACACGCTCATCCTCTCAGGCAACTCAACGAACGCCATCGTGACGCTCGGAGCGCTCCAATACCTCACGGACCACGGGCACATCAAGGATATCAAGAACTACATAGGTACGTCATCAGGAGCCATCCTGTCCTTGCTGCTTCTGATCGGATACCAACCCATTGAGATCCTTACATACCTCTGTATTGAGAAGGTGTACAAAAAAATGGTTCAGTTTAACATCTCCAACATGCTCCTCATGGGCAAACCGCTCATGAGTTTTGAACCAATCAAGAGTGGTCTTGAACAGCTGATCGTAGAGAAGATTGGTTACATGCCTACCATGCGATCAGTTGAGAAACTAGGGGGTGATAAGAAACTTGTATTCACGACCTACAACCTGACGGATGACCGACGCGAGTACTTATCCTCGGAGACGTACCCCGATCTGCCCGTCATCCATGGCATCCGCATGAGCAGCAACTTCCCTCTTGTGTTTGAACCGTACATGTATGATGAGAAAGCGTACCTTGACGGAGGACTCGTCGACAACTTCGCAGTCGAGTACGGCGAACGAGTGGGCGACAGGTGCCTCGGCGTCATTACCAACAACCCCCAACGCAAGTACAGCCCTCATGACTTTGGAAACATCGAATTCGTCTGGAAAGTCTTCCAGATCTTCATTACCACGGTCACAAAGGACAAGATCGATAGGACAAACTGTGACATCATAGGCCTCGACTTCAAGTCCAATTTCTTCAATTTCGAGAGCAGCAACAACGAACTCATTGAGATGTTCGACAAAGGATACGAACTATGCAAGGAGAACAAACTGTGGACAACGCTCAAACAAAGAGCCGAGACAAACTCTGGTGCGTATGGAACATCACTTGTCGATTCAGAATAGGAGTTGGCCTTGTGCACGACTTGAGGGATTTAAAATGAAAGACTGCACAACGACTACAATAGCGTTCACCCTCACCAACATTATCCAATTCGGGATCGTTATGAAGGTGTTGACCCCGCCGGCTGTGTGCTTTGGCTCCTGTATGGCGTCTGCCCTGGTCGGCTCAACGTTCCTACCATGCTTTATAACGATGGAACACACACTACACTCACGTATGAACTGGATCTACAAGGCCGCTATTGTATTGGCGATGGCGTGCATCCCGTTCGCGTCTTCGGTGAACGCGCGTGTGGCGCTCCATTACTGTTTTGATGAGAACTGGTACGTGTGGCTCGTTCAGGGGTCTACAGTGCCTGCCATGTTCTGGACCACATATATGATGCTTTTTGGTAGACCTCTCATTCATGATATGTACCAGAGGCGGATTGATTAGGTTAGGCGATACATAGTTGTGTCATGGTTTCATTACTCTTCAGTAATGAATTTTATTTACTAAGTTCTGTATATGCTAACCATCCGCGGATAGCAATCCACAACATAATATAAACCATATCATTTTACTTATAAATTTTCATTACTCTTCAGTAATGAAATACCTCTCACAACTGGAGAGTAATGGGTCCGTCTACGTCACGGACCACCGTGCAAAGCACGATCTACTGACTCGCTTGGTAGCGCTTGGGCGTCTTGAGGCGACGTCCGCTACGGCTCCTGTCTACACCTGGATGGTTGTGTCCCTTGGTGTAGAGGTAGTCAATGATCTCATCCTCAAAACCGGGCGACAACATCTGCATCACGACTTCGTCATAAGGAGCGCCGTTCTCGTACCCGTACTTGAAACATTCGACCTCATTGTTCTTGATAGCCATGATAAGGGAGTCCTCAGTCCAGTTGCACCCGTTTTGGTTCGCGTACCGGACGCACGGGAGATGGCCGCCCTCCATGGCGGCATCGATGCATTGGGACGTCATGGGACATCCATTGCGGTGAGCGTGAGCCAAGGTAGAGAGATGTCCCTCCTTGGCAGCCAGCTCAGTGGTGATCGAATCCCACGTGTAGCCGTGCTCGCGCGCATAGTCAAGACAACCAATATGACCAGCCTCAGCAGCCGCGTGCGTACCCTCACTCCTCCAATCAAGACCAGATGTAGGTTTTTTGTAAGGAGGCATGAGGCAGCATGGACTTTCGAAACTGTCTTGCACGGTCCGGGGTATGTCGGAAACTGGCAACTTGGCCGACTTGACGACTGCGCCAGAGATGCGGAACAGGGAAGCAGGGTTGTTGACTTGGTTAGACATGATTATGTCGTTACTTTTTAACCATGTTTTTGGAAATCAAAACTTCATGTTTTCTGTCCTGATGGACTCAAAATATTGGATACGTTAAAATGAGTAGACGACAAATCTATTGCGGTAACAACTTGTACGAGGTTGGCAATAGGCGGATAGGTACGCCTTACGAATGCCTCAGGAGGGGGATTGGACAAGGCCTCAAGTCGGACTTGACCGATTTCAACCCCAACTACCAGGCCATCATCGCCGACAACACGTACTGTGGGACAGGCGCACCTCCAGCCGGCAAGCAGATGGGCACACCGACGTCATGCCTGAGAAAGGGGGTCGGGATAGGCAAGAAGCTCCAATACGACAGAGGAGGTCAAGGTGTAGACGGTGATGCAGGAGACGGGGGAGGGCGTCAACCGGGTGGGCAGCTTCCTCCGCCACATGCACGGACGCCACTACTGCCGCAGCCCAGGATCGTTGTGCCCGCACCAGGAGGGTGGCGCTCATTCCTCATGAGGTGGTGGCCCGTTATAGTGGCGCTGTTGGTGGGTGTCGTGGCGGCCATCTTCAAAGCAACTTACACTGCAGTCCTTCTAACGATGATCGCGGTTCTGGTGGGGGGTTGGTTCGTGCAGTCGGTGATGGACCGGAGATAGGAAGTATCTTGAGGTAGCCATCAAAGATCAGCTCATGACCATCACGGGCGTTGACAACACAGGACTTGGAGCACTCATGGAGAAATTCGGGTTGGATTGAACCCACACTCTACACTTCATTACCCTTCGGGGTAACGAAGGTCATCATGATTTGAATCTTATGCATTGCCAAGTATACAAAGAAATAAAAGGCAACATGCTATTCACTAACGGTCAACAAAGCGCGATCAGCGCCATCAAAAAGGGAAGGAACGTCATGATCACGGGCCCTGGAGGCACCGGCAAGACGACCATCATCAATCACCTCTTCACAATTAAAGACGTGCTGATGGACCCCGTTCGCTACCTCGGCGTCACGGCGATGACCGGCGCAGCAGCGGTCCTGATAGGCGGCACGACACTACACTCATATCTGGGTATAGGGCTCGGCAAGGACTCAGAAGACGACCTCGTAAAAAAGATCAACGGGCGTGAGAAGCTCAAAAGCAGGTGGTGCGACACCAACATACTTGTCGTAGACGAGGTCAGCATGCTCCCCGCAGACCTCTTTGACAAACTCAATAGGATCGCCAAACGCGTCCGCAAACGCAGCGAGCCGTTCGGAGGCATGCAGCTCGTCTTCGGAGGTGACTTCCTACAACTACCCTGCATCAAAGGCGACTTCTGCTTCGAGAGCAAGGCCTGGAAGGAATGCGGGTTCAAGATCTTCCACCTCACAAAGATCATGAGACAGGCGGACAAACAGTTCCAGGAGTGTCTCAACAGAGCCAGGTTCGGAGAGATGACCGAAGAGGACTTCGAGTATGTCACTCAGGGCGGACCAACTAGCGACCTTAGGTCGCCAGCCGGCAAAGCCCGCAAAGAAAAGATTGCGACTATGGAGATCAAACCGACCCGGATCCTGTGCGAGAACGTAGACGTGGACGAGATAAACCAGACCAAGCTGGAGCAACTGCCGGCTGAAGAGATCCACAAATACAAATATAAGATTGAGTACAACCTCGACAACTACGAGTCGCGTGTTCACCAGTTTATGTTCAAAGACATCACGAAGCTCTGCAATGCACAACCTAAGCTCTGTCTCTCAGTGGGGGCTCAAGTGATGTTGCTCGTCAACAAGGACGTGAAGCAGGGGCTTGTGAATGGGAGCAGGGGCGTCGTGACGCGGTTCATTGAATACAAGACCCTCAATAGTAAAGGGGGGGAGAAGATTCAGTACAGACCAGTAGTTAAGTTCAGCAACGACGAGATAGTTATTGAACGTCACGGATATGAGGTCAAAGATGGCAAGCACCTCATTGCGACCATCGTTCAGATTCCTCTCAAGCTTGCGTACGCGATTACGGTGCACAAGAGTCAAGGTATGACGCTGGATTCGGCGATCATCGACCTGAAGGGGGTGTTCGAGTATGGACAGGCGTACGTGGCGTTGTCCCGGGTGAAGGACATCAACAACCTCTTCATCAAGAACGTCACAAAGTCCACATTCAAAGCTCACCCCAAGGCTCTCGACTTTTATCGACAATTGGAAGAACAACAAAACACCCTGGCATCAAAAAAAGATGAGACAATTGAGGTTGCGTTATAGGTTACAAAAGATGATTTTGTACTAACAAAATGGCTAGACTTACTAAAACACTTGAATTTAACTTAAAGAAGTAAGACTAAGAGAGTAAAGTGAGAATGAGTTCTAATTCGTGTTCGACGTTCACATTCTATGAAGGTCAGATTGGTAAGGGTATCAAGGACAATGGACTCAAGTGGGGCAGTTACGTGACTAGAAACCCCGATGGTTCTTTCCCCTTTGATGAAAAGATGAAGAAGGAGCGACCCGGTGACTGGGAGAAGATGATTGAGGAGCGCGTCTCACCCCTGTACGAGACGATGCGCAACCCTCCCCGCAAGATCCCAAAGAAATGGGCTCAGGGCAAGACAAGGCCAAACTGAGGTAAAACTATTGTATCTAATCTGAGGAGTTTGTGTTTGAATACGCACTCAAGAGGTTGTAGTAGGTAAGATAATTTAGTAGATCAATTACCCCTAGGGGTAATTGATGAACAAGGGGTCGGTGCTAAACTACCAGGCGGAGCTCGGAGGGTGCCTGTGGCGTTGCTATAAAGGGTTAACAAAAACCACCACATGTTTCAAAATGGGAGAATTACTGATAGAACGTATTCCTCTTGAAGATTATGAACGGGTGCTACCTCACAAGAGCTTTCCGAGGATGCCAACCCTCTACCTTGAACTTCTCGAAAACAAGACCAAGGTGCGCAGGGAACTTCTCAATAAACTTTATACACCCCCTCCCGCGCCACCCAAACCAGAGGAACCTCCTCATGACTCATCGTTTGAACATCAGGTTCAGTCATCACCCTCTCCTGAACATGAGGAAAGCGGTGGTGCGGAAGGTGTAGAAGGACGCGAGGACTCATCTGAGAAGGTGATCGAGGACCAGCTCAATACACTGCTCGGGGAGGACAAACAACAGGCCGCGCCGGCAACTGCGCCTCCATCTCTCCACGAACTCCAGCAAAAGAAGAAAGTGATGATCAACAGCACCTACAACAACGCAGAGGAGGACGAAGAAACGCAGAAGGAGAGGAACGCGGTCTACTTCAAATACGAGGTCCTGAGAAGGATGCACCCCAACGCCAGCATCCCCGAGTTTACGCTATACTCGGATCCCAAGCTCATGTCTCAGAAGTACGAGATGCTCACCAAGAAGCTGTCTCTAGACTCTTCTGTCGAAAACTGGAAACGATACATGATCGTCTTCGTCATGGGATGCGAGGTAGTGCTGGGTAAGATCAACTTCGACATGGAGGGCTTCGCACAGCAGCAGATCATGTCCATGAACACATACGATCAGCTGCTGGTGGAGATGGCCGAGAAGAGCTACGTGCCTTCAGGCAGCAAGTGGTCTCCGGAGATCAGGCTCTTTATGATGTTGACTATGAATGTGGTTCTTTTTGTCGTGAGTAAGATGATCTTCAAGAAGACGGGCACCAACCTACTCGGCACCATCAACAGCATGACTAACACGGCGGAGCGCAGCATGAAGGAGCCCACCATGAGCGGCGGCGCTACCTCGTCTGAGATGTAGTTAGTTATTATATGAAGATTCAAAGCCAAACACATGGGTTATGGGTAAATTCACCTCTATTAGATATGAAAAGTGGTTATGTATATGTGATTAGTACAAATCTGTACAAGGAAAAGGATATCTACAAGATAGGGTTCACAGACAACCTCGAACGGCGTATGAAGCAATTCAATAACACTCGCACTCACGATGACCAATACTACATCGTCAACTGCTGGAAGACCGTGTGCTACATGACACTCGAGATGCAGATACATCGAGCACTGGTCGATCATCACCTCAAGAACGAGCTCTTCCAGTGCCCGCTAGATAAGATCAACGACACTGTCAGGGAGATTTTCAGCAAGAACTCGTTCTTCAATCACTATGACCTCGTCATCGAGGGCGCAGACAAGACCAATATTAGGTGGCACGCCAGGCACAACTACTTCTCAATTGAGTCCAGAGGCATAGAGATCATGATGAATGAGAAGAACATGGTCGATGAAGTGAGGAAGTGGATATCTGTCAACGACAAGTACAACCTCTATCAATTCATTTGCCCATCTTACTTTGATGATCTTATCATGTTCCTGAAGACCCGATATACCGCCTCTGACGTTGACAACCTGGCGTCAGAGATGACAGATATGATGTTAGGTGTTGATTAATCGGTAGAAGTTTATTACCCCTAAGGGTAATGAAAAAGGTCGTTACAACCACTGTTTGTTATTTCCAAAGAACATTTCTCCATGTACCGAGTTAGTTCGTATCGTCGCCTCTGTTCTGCCGCTCTTGACACTCAAACAGCCATTTTCATAGTGATCTTCCCCTGATGTTTGTAATTCCTTATCTCAAAGTCATCGTATGTGAAATCGTCGATGTCCTTCACGTCCCTCTTGAAGTGAAGCGTAGGGAATGGATCCACGGGCGTCCTTTTTAGTTGTTCTTCCAGCGCGCGTACGTGATTTAGGTACACATGCGCGTCCCCTAACGTGTGTATCAGTTCACCGGCCTGCATCCCCGTCACGTGCGCGATCATATGTGTCAGGACCGCGTAACTCGCTATGTTGAACGGGACGCCCAATCCAAGATCTCCGCTACGCTGATACAACTGACATGACAGCTTGGGTCTAACGGATGATGCGATCTCAGATTGGGCTCCTTTGTGAACGTAGAACTGCGCGAGACAGTGGCAGGGTGGTAGCGCCATTGAGGGGAGATCGGCGGCGTTCCATGCACACAAGATGAGACGCCGACTACTCGGGTTGGTTTTAATTTGCTCAATCAAATTACCTAACTGGTCAATACCCTGTCCAGTGTAGTCGCTTTTCCACGTCTCATACGTAGCGCCAAAATGTCGCCACTGGAACCCGTACACCGGTCCAAGATCACCCTCCTCTCTGTCTTTGAAACCGCATCGGTCCAGGAACGCACGCGACCCGTTAGCATCCCATATCTTCACATTCTTGCTTGATAGTTCTTTTGAGTTAGTGGAACCTTTGATGAACCAGAGAAGTTCTTCGATTATGCTCCTCATGAATACCTGTTTGGTAGTGAGGAGAGGGACTGTTCCGTTGCTGAGGTTGTATCGGCTCTGTGTCCCAAACAGCGATAGTGTCCCCGTGCCGGTCCTGTCGTGGCGGAGTTCGCCCAGGTCTATAACATCACGCACGAGCCTCAGGTACTCACTCTCTGGATGATCACTCTCTGGATGATCACTATACTTTTGATTCATTTTCATTAGGTAGCCGTATCCATAGGTACATAAAAGCTTTCCTGGGTGAGTAAAATATGCAGATAAATGGTAAGAACTTCAAGGTATACCTCTCTGATACTGTGGATACAATCAAGGCCAGAATCGCCGTAACCATGAATACGCTCCCTCAATACCTCGTGTTCACACCAGAGCTCAAGAACCTGTCCCAGACCGGCGACCTGGTAGTGGTGAACGCGTTAGATCCTGTCCTAAACTCAAAGGAGTATAAGTTTCCCGAGGACAAACTAGACTTCACCAAAGTCTGTAGGGAGGATGCTGAGCGGTTCTTTATTGCAACGCACGACATCACCAGCGCAAAGATGAACGAAAGCGAGATGCTCCTCTTCCTCACGTACAACATCTCAGGCCTCACGGCGCTTAACCTGAGGGAGATCTGGAATAATAGAGCAGACGTCAGGAAGAAGATGAGGGACAAGATAACCAAACTACGGCAGGAGGTGGAGGAGACAACCGCGTCCTTTGAGGTGTTTGAGAATATACCATCCATCAAGACGGTGGAGTATGAGGTATCTATGATCCAGTTCAGCATCCGTTTTGGTAAACAAACTACAGACATCATGGTGGCAGAGCTCTTCAACTCACTTGTTGTCACCAAGATGGCTCCGTATGGGGCAACAGGCAGTTCTACATCAGGTTACGGCCCCTTCTACAAGATCTTCCATGACTTTGCCCCCAACCCCGACTGGCTCGAGCTGGAAACGCCTAACGTGATATTGGTGAAAGTGAATGGAGAGGTTACAACCGACCTGAGGCAACTCAAGAATCAATACAAGAAGTACACCGATGCAGCCTTCACTGTCATCGACAATGAGATCGTAGCCACACTCAGTATGAATGTAGGCCACCGTAACGTCTCACGAGACGTCTTTATCGACAGGGCTCTGGCCGTCTTCCCGAACCTGGACAGAAGCATGATTACGCACATAGACGAGCTCTCCACGGGAGGCTTCATCACATACCCTAATCAGACCATCCTGATACCGGTGTGGGCTGAGCTCTGCATGAACAACCCCTTCTTTAATAAAATCGTGGCTCTGAACGAGTCCATCAGGGCGTCCAAAATCAAACTGAATGCGTACACATACGTCCTCAACACTAATAACATTCTGAGCATCACGATGAAGGAGACAGACAAGGCCAATATGTACGGGATGGAGGACGAAGGCAGCAACTACATACGTGTGAGGGTTAAAGCCGCGACGATTGCGGACTCGCTCAAGTATCAGAAGATCCTAGGACGTCTTTTTACCCTCTACAACAACCAGAAGGACCTCATCCTGACCGAGTACAGGAAGTATCTGGGGCCCAGGTTCCTCAAGAATGAAGAGACTAAACTGATAGTGAGACCCAGGAAGCTTGAGCAGCTCGAGCTAAGGGCCATCGCGCCGGAGATCTTTCTTCCCACATACTCGAGGAAATGTCTCAAGAGACCCATTATCATCACCGAGGAACAGGCAAATGTATACAAACAGAATAGAGAGAAGCAGGTCATGGAGTTTCCTGCTCATGGAGAAAGCACTAAACGCTACTATGTCTGCGACCACACCAGCCATCCCTACCCTGGTCTGAGGGACAACACGCTCGAGAACAAAAAGAAGTTTCCGTACATACCGTGTTGTTACACAAAGGACCAGAATAGGGAAGGGACTAAATTCAAATACTACTACGCGCAGACACAAATGAAAGATAAGAACAATGCGATGCAGGATATCTTCATCTCGGGTAAGACGATGGCCCCGGGCATCCCAGGAACGCTCCCACCCAACATCAAAGAGTTGTTCTCGCTCATCGAACCTAATCCTGAGTACCAGTTCGTCAGGGTTGGCTCCAACGTTACAAAGAGCTCGTTCCTGGAGTGTGTCATGTTGGCCGTGAACGACAAGGATCTGCAGTACCTCAATGTGGAGGACCGTATACCGATCGTGGAGCGGAGGCGTCGTGAGATAGTGACTGAGACGAACGCGATGGCGGCCATGCAGGAGTTCTATGACGAGCCCATGGCCAACATCATGGACAAGTTCGCCAATTCAAGCCTCAACGCCCTCGAGTTCGGGCACGTCCTCGAGCTGGTCTTCAACTGCGACATCTTCGTGCTGTCGGCCAGCGACAAGGATCCCAGCGGCACCATGCACATACCTCGACACGCTCAAGCCTACTACAAGATGAAACCTACACGAGCAACCATCTTCATCTACCAGCACGACATCAACACAAACGACTCCGATGTGGCCGAGATCCAGTGTGAGCTCATCGCCAGGACCAAGACGTCAGACACCAAGGTGCCGAATAACATGACCAACGCCTTTTCATATCACGACCACGTGGTAGATAAGATGTGGCAGGTCTTTAGGAGTCTTAACAGGTCATTCAGCCACAACATGATGCTCCCGTCCATCGCCATACCGAGGATGCTTGCGAGGGGTCAAGACCAGATCATTAGGTCTCAGGTCATTGACATCTACGGTAAGTGCAGGGTGCTCAACATCGATTACAAAGGAACCATGATTACGATGGTGTCTGAGCCGCTACCCCCTTACAACGTACCCAAGGCCACTCAGATCTTCAGGACGTCGCTAGCTGCCCTGAGAGGATTTGGAAAGGCTAATAAAGTAACGTTTGGGAAGCAGAGGGTGAAGAGTGGGCGCGTACGTGAAGTGCTGGCGACGATGAGTAAGGGAAACCTGAACGTCATATTTTTGTGCGATGACCCGAGTAGACTTGAGGGGGTATTGACTATGGATGATCCTGAGGAGTACGATGATCTTCTAAAGCCAACAAAGACAATAGTCTCTCAGTTCAGCCACAACAAGAAGATAGGTAAGATCATCTACCAGTACGGTCTCTTCTTCATGTCGCGATTCATGCACGCGAAGGGATACACAACAGAGCCATTGAATGAACGACAACTCGTACAGTTCATCAATGAGCATACAGTCATCAAACCCAACCACGTGTTTACGAGTAGGAACATTTCCTCCAAATACTCGCTTGATTCACAGTTTGTGGACGGACGGAACAAGGTAATCATTACATCCAGGGAGATGCTTGTTAGGTTGATGTACATGCTCAGGTTGTACCAGAACACGCATTTTGACGAACTGATTGTGTTTAAGGACAAGGTGAACATTGATGGGTTCTACGATGAGATTTCTGACTTTGATGAGATATCTTCTCGGTTCGTGCTCGACAGCCCTGAGGCCGTGAAGGGGTTGATAGAGAGCTACAAGACCAACAACACGGTTACGAAGAACGTGAGGGTAGATCATCCCCAACCATACTTTATGTATAACTCTGTGATTAGGGATCAGATATACCTTGCTCAAAACGTGTTGCCCGTGTACGAGGAGCAGACTAGTGAAGATGAAGAAACAGAGAGGGTTGTAGTTAAGTCTGGTCTTGAGGTGGCTACGGAGTTGGTTAAATTCTGGGATCGATATGGGTATAATGCGTACGTGGACGGGTCTTTGAATGGTATGGAGTTGGGCGATTTGAATGTGGACGTGTATTCGTATGTGAACACGGAGGAAGTCGTCAATCTAACTATGTATGAAAACGCTGTGCCTGGGATGGTGTTGGGTTACCTAATCAACGGGGAGGCTCTTTATACAGCACTGATGCCATTGTGAATGTGGACTATGTGAATTCATAACCCCTGGGGGTTATGAATCAGCCAATTGCCAATTGAGCCAATTGAACCTAATAACCTAACCTAAGAAGTTGGATGTTATTCATACATCCAACCCATCGACTGTTCAGTTGATCTTGAGGTTCATACCCATCCCCAGAAGTTCCTGATAGAGGAGTTTGGTCGCGTAAGGCATATCCTTCATCTCGGTCTTCCCCTCTTGACATCCATCACAGAAGTCCCTCTTGTCGGGCACGTTCCCACATCCCATACACACAGGGATTGCGTACTTGTCACTTTTGTCAAACAGACACTCCTTCAGCACGCGCGTTGATCCATGACTGAGCATGCAGTCCTTCTCCATCTCACCGAACCTGAGGCCGCCGTCACGGGATCGGCCGGCCACAGGCTGGTGAGTCAGCGTGTCCAGAGGGCCGGCCACACGGGCATGGATCTTGTCAGCGACCATGTGCTTCAGCCGCTGGTAGAAGCAGGGAGCCATGAAGATCCTGCTCGGTATGATTTCACCAGTCGTTCCGTCCATCATCTTTGTCGCGTACGTCTCAATACCGGCGCGTTTGGCCCAATCCATCAGTTCGTCCTCAATGTTCCTGTGCTTGAACGGAGTCGCATCCATCTCGACGCCCAGCTTGCACCCAACCAGATTGAAGCACATCTCAATGAGCATGTTGATGGTCATCCTAGACGGGATTGCGTGAGGGTTGATGATGAGGTCCGGCTTCACGCCGTCCTTGTCGAAGGGCATGTCGTTCTCGGGGAAGATCATGCCGCACGTGCCCTTCTGAGCCGTGGAGGACGCGAACTTGTCTCCAATTTCTGGGATGCGCGGGATGCGGATCCTCACCTTGACGACCTTCACACCCTCGTTGTTGAGTGTGTTGAGGACCCCATCGAGGTAGCCTTCCTCGCCGTGCTTTATCACGACGCTGCTGTCTGTTATCTCGGCTACTCGTGTACCGTCGTCCTTTTTTATCATCTTCTTTGTTGTGCGACCGATGATGACGGTCCCCTTTTTGAGATAGGTGTTCTTCTCCCACACGAGCCCCTCCTCATTAAGGTGGCTATAGTTGTAGTTCCTATTTCTGTATTGAAATTTTGGGAGGCAGATGCTCTCAAAGTCTGAGCTGCCTCGCTTCTTCTCTTCTTCAGAAATAGTCTTGTATGTAGTCGTCCTAAAAAGACCCCGATCCAAGGAGCCCTTATTGAGAATGACACTATCTTCTTGATTGTAGCCGCGATAAGTCATGATAGCAACGATGGGGACGGCTCCGTGGGACATCTCGTCAAAGTGGAGCACATTCATCATCTCATTCTTGGTGAGGGGTTTCTGGGGGGTGTCAAGGACGTGTAATGTTGTGTCGTAGCGCTGCTGGTATGCGGTGCTGGGCATGCCGATCGCCTGCTTACCCATGGAGGCCTGGTACGCGTTTCTGGGAGACTGGGAGTGGTTTGAGAGCGGGATCACAGATGCCATCACCGCCATCATGGTTGACGCGGGACATATTTCGAGGTAGTCACATTTGTTCTTCTTCAGATCCTCTTCGGTCATCGCAACTACCGCTTGTTCCAACTCCCACACCTCTCTGAATACTATCTTACCTTTCCTAATGCACTCGTTCCACGTGTCAATGTGATCTCCCTCTCTGTACAGAATCTTGTTGCGAGGTCCCAGTGCAAACAGGGGTCTGAGTAGGCGTCCCTCGTCGGTCCAGATATGGACTTCGTTCTCGTCGATCAGTCTCACAATTGAGACGTTGTTATCTATCATGTCTGAGAGCCTATATTCATTGAACTCCTTCACGAACGCCAAGGACCTGTCGCATGAGCCCACGATGCGTCCGTTCACCAATACCTGGATGCGCCCGTTCATGTCGTTTCTGAATGTGCCCATGCCTTTAATTACATCAGTGGTCAATTTGGGACACACATGAACCGAGATCTGAGCAGACAGAGCCAGATTGGAGACGAGGCCAACCGTGTCGCCCTCGGGCGTCTCATATGGACAGATGAATGAGAAGTGAGACGCGTGGAGCTGGCGGGCGCTCGAGATCTTTCCCTTCTTACCGACCGGGAGCATGATGCGTCTGAGGTGGGATATTTTGGCTCCGTAATTCTGCATCGACAGGACTTGCGAAACGCCGACACGCGTGAACAGGGAACTCTTTTGGGTATTCCAGCTCCCCGTCATGAAAGCTTGGTTCATGACATGCGTGATGGTCTTGATGTCTTTGATGATCGCCACCGGGTCTGGATTTTTCTTGCTCTCCATCTGATTAGACACGGTCTTGATGAATTGCTTGAATAGGATTTGGAAGAGGAAGGCCATAAGAGAGGACGTGCCGTCTATGCGCTTGTTGGCCAGGTTGTCCTTATCGTCGAGGGCCCTTCCGCTGTACACGGTCTCGATCAACTTCTTGATAATGTAGCCCAAGTGCTGAGCTGATTTCTCAGGAGTGAGGGTCCCTACGTGATAGAAAAGCTCCTTGGTTAGGATGTCCCTCACATACAGACAGTCTTTTGTATCGTCCGCTATATCGTTGGCTATGGATTCTATAGCTTCCTCCATCGTGACCTCCATTCTGTGCTGGTGTACTAACGTGTCCAAAACATCAGGGTCGTCGATTCGGGTCATCTTCTTCATGTCATCTTCACTGACCCCCAGAGCCTTGAAGACGAGACCAGCTGGTAGGAGCGACTTGGCCTTGATATAGGGGAGAGAGAAGAAGAGCTCTTTGGTGTTTGTGTTGATCTTGAGTTGGATGAGGATAGAGCTGCCCTGTTCATTCATGCTTCTGATTTCAGCCACATACTCATACTTGTCCTCGGGGGTACGCTCCACATACACCTTGTTGTAGGCTCTTCTAAGTTGGCCTACGAGGACGCGTTCTTTACCCTTGATAATGAAATAGCCCCCAAAGTCGTTGGCGCACTCTTCCTTATCGACCTTGTTGTTCTCGGAAAGCCTGCACACGTTGGACCTGAGCATAACGGGGAGCTTGCCGATCGAGACTTGATGGTGTTCGGTCTTCTTGTCTGTCTCAGTGTTGGTCACTGTGATCGAGGCGTAAATGGTTCCGTCGTAGTTGATGTTCCTCTTCCTGGCCTCGTTGGGGTGTAGAGGCGTCTCGGTGTAGTTCACGATAACCTTCTGCCCCTCCTTGATCGGCTCGGCGTCCTCAGTTGTCTTGATGCAGTTGCCCACGGCGTCTGTCCTCGAAGTCCTGTCCCTGGTCTTCCTGATGAACTTGGGTTTGTCTACGTAAACGTGATTGAACTCGACGCGTAGATTGCCGACCTCGATGGGCGGCTCTCTCTTGACGATGGCCTGCATGCCGTGTGTGATGAAGTTGTTGTAGGTGTCGATTTGGTGGCTGACGAAGTGGGTCTGGTCGTAGAGTTGTTTGATAAGCTTGAACCCTTCACTCTTCTTTGCGAAGGGGAGGTCCTGATAACGAGGATCAGGAACGATTGAGGAAAAGGCCTCATTCTTAGACACAGATGTGTGCTCGTTAATCACAGTATTGGACATAGTGATTGCTTACCTTCTTTCTGTATTCGGCATATCCACAAACTCAAATATTTTATTCCATATGACTAAAAATGAATGGTAGTAACATCATCGTATTGATACTGGTGATCATTGCAGCTCTAGCCATCTTCTCAGTTGCAACCGGCGAGGGCTTCTGCAACTGCGCTGGCCTGGGTTGGAAGACGCCCAAACCGACCTATTACGTATACAGACCAACAGGAGACGTAAGCAACTACGGAAGCGACTACATCAGTCAGGAGGCACAGGGTCAGTTCATGACTGTTGGGTCTCAGCCTGTCATCTACCCTGAACAGAACCTGGGTTGGCGCACTGGCATGCCCTATGACTACTTCGAGGAACATATGAAGAGCAACAACTGGGCCGCGGGCGCCGACCCTAACCCCGCCGTCAACTCCTCGGTTCCCTTGCTCGCCACCCAGAACCTGAACGCTGCGGCCAGTAACGTGAGTCCTAGTAACAACGGTGGCTACATGAAAAACTATGGAAGCCCATGTGGTGCTAATGCCAACAACATGGTAGTTATGGCTCCGTTTGCGGAGGGACTCAAATTCGTGAACGGCCCGTCCGGTTACCCCAACATGCTCTCAGACGGTTCACCCCAATATGAAGGCCCTGCAGGCAGTTTCGCAGCAAAGGCCTGTCCATCTGCCAACGCGTACAACCTCGGCGTGGGTGTCTTGTGAGATGTGTGGACTGTAATGAATGGCTAGACCGGCACAAGGCAGTATAGGCGATGCAGTGCAGGAATAGATTACTTGTTCACTTCATAACCCCTGAGGGTTACGAACTATCTTCCAATCATCGTCCGTGTCATCGTCCGTGTCATCGTTCATGTCCTGGGTTCGTCATCAGAGGCGTCGTCGGCCATGTTTTCACCAATCCTGTAGACCATGTACACCACGTCGATGATCATCTTCTTTGAGAGACCACTCATCCTGATATCGTCGTCTGTAAATCCACCCAAGATATCTTTTGCATTTGTGTCGACGTACTCGTCTATCAGTTTCTTAAAGTCGTCGCGTTCCATCACCGGGTCCACCTCTCTCTCCATGGCAAGCGCGTTGATGTTCTGAGTCAGCTTGGCCTGCAGTTCGTCTACCAATGACATCTTGATCTTGAGGGATGGTTGCTTGTCTTCGTCAAAGAAGCCCTGGATCACGGAGACGAGGTGGGCGCAGACGCCAGACGTGCACACACCCATCCCTTCCAAGATCTCCTCCCCCAGTCTCTTCTTCATTTCGGTGAACGTCTCGCCATGTTTGGTGTGGATGAACTTCCAAACCGCATTCAAGAGTTCGAGGAGCTTGATGTCCCTCACGGAGCTCGTCTTAATGCGTCTGATAAACGAGTCCATCTCCATGTCCGGAAAGATGTCGTCGAAGATCTCATCCAGGAACTCGTTAATGTCCTTGTCCCTCTGGCGCTCGTTCCCAATCACAACATACAAATCCTTCAATATCTCCTCGCGCTCAAACCAGATCATCTCGGCGTCAGGGATACCGCACATGTCAAGATAGAAGAGCAACTCCTCTTCTACCTTATCCTCAAACACACTGGCAAGGTGGCGGTTTGTGACAATAAAGATCTCCTCGAGGCGTCTACCCAGATCACCATCCCTGACCACGTTATTTGGGAAGATGTAGTCCTCCATTCCTATCACATCCATGTATCGGTCCACTTCGTCGGGCTTAAAGCGCGATACCTCAATCGTACTCTTCGCGTCCTTTGAAATCCTGTACGTCATCCTGGGCTGCAACTCCTGCTTGTCTCCGTCTCCCAGGATGGTGACGTCTTCGGGGAACCTCTTGAGGACGTCAGCCAGTCGGTTCGTGATGGACTTGACCGTGTCGTCCCTGAAGACGTTGAATTTGTAGCGTCCGTCAAATGTGACGGTGGCTACCATTTCTTCGATCAGGGCTCTGGCGGCCGCGATGACGCTCTCGTTGATGGTGGTATTGTGGACGTTCTGTGAATCGTCATATATCACCTTTTTATCAAGGCGTCTACCGTCGGCGAGTCGTCTTAGATCTTGAAGGTGCGCGTTGGCCTGAGCCTGCTGCTGCTCTGGTGTTAGTGCTGGGTGCTGTCTTCGTATCATTCTGATTACCTCTTCATTATCGTGAGGTATTTGCGGTTGTCCGATATTCAAAACGTGGCGCAACTCGTCCAACATCCTTTTACCGCGCGCTGGGTAGAACCGGTGCATGATGTCGGCTGCTTCGGCTCTGATCTGCTCTTCTTGCGCCGTATTGAACACGCGATCCACCTCATCAAACATCTTCATCATGTCTGGGTGAGGTATACCAGGAGATGATAAGAGGAATGAGATGGATGTAAGGTATGTACGATTGGTGTTCACATGGTCTTCGGCAATTGGGAGTGGAGGCTCAGCACCGCTGTCCTTGGCGGCCCAGAAGAGCTTGAGGAGCTCTGTCCTCATATCCTGTTGACGAATAGAGTTGATGAACTGGACCGCGCGCTCGTCCATGATAACCGGTCTCATGATGGCCATGGCGCGCGAGATGGCGGCGCCTGACGAGCTCATCAGGGCCGGGTTGGGTAGTAGCAAGTCTACCTGGTTGATTCGTGTGGTCACGTTATCCATTTTATGTACTGTTTTCTCTTAATTTTCATATCTTTGGGTCATTTCGTTCTGTAACTCCGAAGGGTTAGAGACCACGCGGACAAACCAGTCAATCGTCATCGCTCACTAGGTCCTGCGTCCTGGTCATCTCCCATCTCTCGTAGTGGTGATCGACCCAGTCCATGTTGACCTTTCTGAAGAACTGGCGCACATTCGGCATATCGTGTTGATACAGGATGACAAAGTGAATGCCTTTGATTGTGACGTGGTGGTTGTATTGCTTGAAGTATCTGTTCATGTCGTCTGAGGCCTCTTTCCTGGTCCCTGTATACTTGGCTATGTGAGGAGTCAGTCGTGTGGATGGAGGTACGTGTAAGAGTTGGCACAATGCGACAATCAGTTCTATGTTCTTGGCCTCAAATGCGAAATTGAGGGAGTAGAAGCAGATGTAGCCGCTGCGCCAAGGCTTCAGTTCGGGATGCTTGTTTCTGTAGTCCTTGACCTTTCCTATAATGATGAATTGGCATTTTGTACTGAAGATCTCCATTAGGTGAAGGTATGATTGAAACGATGTAGGAGGTTGCTGGTTTACCGAACTGTGTGCGTCAGGGCCCGCCCACAGACCCTCGGTCTCGTTAACATGAGGTTCAGTGTCTATCGTGCTCTGGTGGGTCAAATATGACCAGATGTCGTCTTTCTCGCTCATTGACTTAGTGTTTATTTAAGACCCTTTGATTTGACTTCATTTTTCAATTTATATGTGATCTTTGTCAATACGACAAAATCGTTGTCGGAAAAGTCATGACTTTTCCGACAAATCGTCGATCTCTTACGTATCCCCACGGGGATACGTAATTTAGGATGGTATGTTGCCAATTAGAATCGAGTAACCTCATGTCTATTGAAAGAAGCCTAGGATGTTGGCACGGACCCAAACGACCGATATGAGAATCCGTGCCTTACGCTCTTTCGCATCTGTGCATGGCATCCACCGATTCTTATGTCTGGTGACGATGTAGTGAGGGAAGATGTTTTTCTTCACAACAGCCTTCTTGGGATCAAGGCATCCTTGGAATTGATCTTTGTAGCGATTGATCACGTCTTTGAGGAAACACACCTCTTCGTCGTTGTAATGGAATGTGTCGATCACAGTGCTGTCTGGTTCGCTTGCTGTGTCTATGATGTCAGACCCGGCATCGTCAGCGCCACGGCTACTTGCCTCATTGACGGCATCTATCACCTCATTGTTGGGATTGCCCTCTCGGTCAATGTATCCAAGACCCCAGGCCATCAGGCGCCCATTGCGAGGACATGCCCCGCAGGTCTGAGAACATGGGTTGCAGGGACCTCCGCAATAACAGCATGTGCCGACCTCGGGTTCTTCAAGGATCAGGTCATCGTGGTCCAGTTGATCTTGGTACTTGCTGATGAGTTCCCACTTCTGATCTGAGTTGATAATCTCGTATTCCTCAAGCTTATCGAGGCGCTCGTAGACGTCGTCGGTGATCTCGGAGACCAAACGAGGTGAGTAGGTACCATTATTTTCAAGGATGTTGCGCTGATTTTGTGAAGTGAGGTCAATAGGTATGAGTCTATTGAACTTATCCCTGACACAGTCCTTCCCGATGCCGAATAGGAAGGCTAGGCTGCAGATCTTCAGATATTGTGTCTTGATGGCCTTCTTGGTTGAGTCGCTGATGGATTCATCTGAATCGAGGGTTGCTAGACTGTATTCGTTGAACTGTGACCTGACGTGTGATACGCAGTAGTGGTGCCTCGCGCTGTCGCCACGGCCATATATTACCTGGTCTTCATCAGGAGTGAAGATTCCAAACACCTTCATCTTGATCAGGATGGAGGCGTCGTCGAGTTCGTTGACTGGAACGAGGGTGCAGTTGATAGCATTCATGTTTGAATTGGTAGTTACTTTCTTTCTATCATTTTAACAACTATATTTCAAATTTTCTGACTTCATCGTGTGATAGATTCCATAACCTCCTGAGGTTATAGATTTAGTGGAGACGTATGGTGCCTCCATTTAAAATAAAGATTATGGGTGATGTGGAGTTGATGTTGATGACTCTGTTATGTTTGAGGTGATACTTGGGGAATGGCGTGTTGGGTCTGCGACCTCTTCTCTCATGTTGCCTGCGCCTCTTTGGTCTGATGACACTTGGCGTAGTGATCGTTCTTTGAGGTTGTATACGAGGCATATCCTTAGGAAGATACTTGAAGATAGGCTTTTTTGTAATCCTCTGTTTTGGAGTTGTACTTGGCGTAGTTGTACTTGACGTAGTTGTACTTGACGTAGTTGTACTTGACGTAGTTGTACTTGACGTAGTTGTACTTGACGTAGTTGTACTTGACGTAGTTGT